ATGGCTGGCTGGTTTGTCTACGTGATTGAGTCGCCCCGCGATACGGATTTGCTTGACGGCAGGAGTGAGGGGCAGGCGCTCTGCTCAGCGCTGAAGCTCGCCGAGATTCCGCACTTCTACAGCTTGGTTACTACCCCGAACTCCTTTGAGGTAAGTCTTGGGGAGAGGCTGGCGGAAGCATCCGCCAAATCGGAAGGGAGACTGCCGATCCTCCATTTCAGCATGCATGGAAACAAGGAGGGCGTTGCGCTCACCAACGGCAAGTTTCTTACCTGGGGCGATCTCCGAACCGCTCTTCAGCCCTTGATTGAACGATTGGAGGGGGAGTTGGTTGTCTGCATGTCGTCCTGTCATGGTCATTGGGCGATGAACATGGCACTCAACGAAGACCCCGCTCGCCCCTACGGAGCCCTGATCGGTAATGCCGCCGATGCGAATTGGTCAGACTCCGCTGTGGCATTCATCGCCTTCTACCATCGGCTTTTCAGCGGGGCTTCGCTGGAAGAATCAGTGAGTGCCATGCGTGCGGCTTCGGGAGACAACAACTTCTTTCTGACAGACGGATCGAGAGTCAAGAGCGCCTGGACGACGATGATGGATCGAGCCCGATCCGCAAATCTTGTCGCGGCGCTCCGTGGAATTCCGCCGCAACAAGGTGCCCTGGCCCGGCTGTTCACTGATGAGCCAGTGCTCCCTGAACCTCGTGGTGCTTTGTCAAGGGTCTTTGACTCGACTGAGCCGAAGACCTAGACCTAACGTTCAACTGCTTCGACGGCCGATTGCAGAGGGCAGCGGTGTCGATGTCGGAATCTTGCGCCGATAGACCTTCTTCGTGACCTTCACGTCGTCGTGGTGCAACAGTTCCTGGGCGGCAGCATCGGAGGCTGAATCCGAGGCCGCTTTCGCTCGCATGTCGTGGAACGTGACCTCGCGGGCTTTCAGCTTCAGCTTCGTCCGAACCGTGCGCCAGAGGCTCTTGAACGATTCCTTGTCGTAGGGGGTGCCGTTCCTCGTGATAAACAGGTAGTCGCTCGGGAGGCTGGCGGCTCCTCCGCGATTCTTTTTACGAAGCACCAAGGCACGGTCGATGGCAGCCTTCAAGTCCGCCGTCATGACGTAGGTCTTGGTGTCGTAGCCGCGGTCGTTCTTCTTCTTGGTGACGCGCAAATCGATGTGCTGGTCACTGAAGTCGCCCAGGCGGATGTCGAAAATCATGCCCTCGCGCGCACCGGTTTGGGTGGCGATTTCCATCATGCACTGCAGAACTGGGCCGGCTGCGCCGTAGATCGTGCTGTACCGGGTATCGCTGACGTACTCGTCGCGCGGGGACTCGGGCAGGTACTCAATCTGCTCGCAGGGGTTGTAGGTCGTCAAGCCCCAGCGTATCCGGGCCAGCCTGAACATGCGCGACAGGGCCTGGATGTCCTTGTTGGCAGATGCTGGCCTGTTCCGGTTCGCATGCAGGTGCTGGGTGATGGTGATGTCGCGGAGATAGCCGGGCATCATCGCCTCGGCCTCTGTTTTCGCGTATCGCATCTTGCTGAAGGCCGCACGGATGCGGCGGATTCGGCCCTCGTACTCTTTCCTGGTCAGTTCGCGCTTGAAGCCGGGCAGCTCGTCGGCCTCGTACTGCCGGATGATCTCCTCCAGCGTCCCCACGATCTCGTCGGTGGGCACGAGAGCCAGCAGGGCGGGGGAGACGTTCTTCTCCCACCAGCGCCGGGCTTCGACAGGCGTCTTGCCGGCGCGCATTGAGACGCCCATCTCGCGCAGCCGCTTCTCGATCTCCCGCGTCGAGACATCGGTGCCGCGCCAGTACCAGGCGTTCTCGCGAACCTTCCGCATTCCGCGAGGGAGGTCTGGAATCTTTCTATTAACCGTGCGAGGGCGCGGCATCCTCGATCTCCTTTGCCAGCGTGGCGAACTGCTTCAAAGCCTTGGCGGCCTTTTCCAAAAGCGTCAGGTTGTCGGCCGCCATTTCGACGGTCGTCCATTTGTGGCCGCAGGCGCAGCAGCGGCGCAGGCGCGTCACCTTCGCCGCGGATTGGCGAGTAGAGAGCACCTGTTGGTCGGTGCTCTCGCATGCGGAGCACTTCATGCCTGGGCGTCCAGGTGCGGCGCGACGTTCTCGCGATACCAGCGCCGGGCCTCTGTCGGGGTGCTGCCGCAACGTCGGCTTATACCGGCGTCTCGAAGCCGATCTTCGATGGCTCGGGTGGCCTCGTCGGTTCCGCGCCAGTAGAGCTTGCCGTCGACGGCACGGATTCCCTTCGGGAGCTTCGGATCGGTGACGGTGCGAGGGCGACCAGCGTGGCGCTTCATGTTCTTCATTGCTGCGTTTCCTTGAAATAGATAGGGGCGGTGATGCGGACGACGCGGCCCTCGAAGTTCGTCGCGAACTTGATGGAGGCCGGGCCATCGGGAAAGAATGGGGTCTCACAGTCGTCGGCTTCCCAGGCGACCATGGTCTTGGAGGTCTCGACCGCGCGCAGGTTGTAGGCCTCCAGCACGCCTGGCACCAGGTAGCGCAGGAGGTCGTTCACATTGCGGGCCGCCGTCTCGGCGATCTCGCGCTCGCAGAGGTGGCGCTCGACCAGGATCATTTGCTGAAGACCCTGGCTGTGTGCATCCTGGCGGCTCTTGTGGATCAGCTTCGCCAGCATGGTCAGACCCTCTTGCCTTGAACGATGCCGGTCCGGCCGTCGAGCTTCATGAGCATGGGAAGACCTGATGCTGGTGGCGCGATGGAGATCGACGGCCAACCGCCCATGGAGGTGATGGCGTCAGCCAGGTAGACGGGGTGAATCCCGTACTCGATCTCGGGACCGCTGTAATCGATCTCGATGTCGTGCTCGATCTCATCGCCCTTCGCAGAGCCGGTGATCTTGAGCCCAGCCTTGGACAGGCTAAGAATCAGCGTGTCGATGCCGAAGCGCTGTGCGTCCTGAGCCGCAGCGAGGATGGGCGCTTGCGAGCCTTCGAGCTTGAACATCTTCGACTCGTCGGGGCGCATCACCCGCTGCCAGGGCGGGAACTTGCCAGCGTGCTGCAGCACACCGATGAACTCGGAGTCGCCCTTGCGGAACACCACCCGGTCATCCGTGAGCGCGATCTGGCCGCCGAGCTTCGCCAGCTTCACAAGGCGGTCTGCCAGCGCGCGAGGAACGAGCGACCGGTACTTCCCTGGCTCAGAGTCGACCTTCACGAGGTTGGCTCGGAACCCATCAAGGCCGACGACGTGCGTTCCTTCCTCAGTCTGGTCGATCAGAACCGCGCAGTATTCCGGGCGCACCAGGTTCTTCTTCGATGCTGTGACGAGGGCGTATTGCAGGGCGTCCGCCAGGGGGCCTGCCTCCTTGAACACCAGTTCGCCCTTGACCTCGATCTCGGGCATACCGTCGATTGGCACGGTGCGGAGCTTGAGCTTGCGCCGTCCGGCGTGCAGCGTGGCAAAGCCGTCGCCGGACACGAGCTTTATGGCTTGGTCGTCGACGATCCCCGCGAGCGCGGCCTGGAGTTGCGGCGCGGTGATCGCGATATCGCAGTCAGGCCCTTCCCAGCGCACGCGCATAGAACTCGGGCCATCGGTCGCATAGGCCCAATCACGGGTGATCCGTACCGACGACATGATGACGGCCGGCGACCGAGGCGCCGTGAAACCGCACAGCATTTCGAGCGTGGCCTTCACTTCGAAGACTCCAGCCTGTGGGTCTTGAAGCGACGGGCGATGTGGGCATTGATGAACTTGCCCGCCGATTCGGCCTTCAGCAGGCTCGCGTGCAGTTCGGGCGGTACGTCTTCATAGTCGTAGCTCTTCCCGCCCTTGAACGTGACGCGCAAGCATTTGCGAGCGGCGTCGTAGCCGCAGCCTTCGATCATCGAAGACTCGACCTTGTTGATGGGGATGTGGGGGCGGACGACTGGGGTCATCGGTTGCGGTTTAATGCTCACAAAAACTCCTATTAGTAGGTTGAATGGGCAAAGAAAAGCCGAGCCGGGAGGCTCACGAGAGAGAAGCGATGGTGGTCAGAACGGGATGTCATCGTCCAGGTCATCGAAGCCAGTGCTGCTTCGCGGAGCCTTTTGTCGCTGCGGCTGTGCCGGAGGCTGAGAGCGGCCTCGTGCATCGGCATATCCGTTGCGCCCGCTCGGCTGCTGCGCTGGGGCGTTGCGGGAGTAGCCGCCACCTTGCGATTGGCCGCCGTAGCCGCTCGGCTCACCGTAGCCGTCGTCCTGGCTGCGTTGCTTGTTGCCCAGCATCTGCATGTTGTCCGCGCGAATCTCCGTCGAGTAGCGCTCGACGCCATCCTTGTCGGTCCACTTGCGGGTGCGGAGGGAGCCTTCGACGTAGACCTGCGAGCCCTTGCGCAGGTACTGTCCAGCGATCTCTGCCAAGCGGCCATTGAAGACGATGCGATGCCATTCGGTCGCTTCGCGCATCTCTCCGCTCTGCTTGTCTTTCCACTTGTCGGTCGTTGCGACGCTGACGTTGGCGACTTGATCGCCGCTTGGGAAAGTGCGGACCTCGGGGTCTTTCCCGAGGTTGCCGACGATGATTACTTTGTTAACGCTTGCCATATAGCCTTTGTGTGTAAAGCGTGGTGGTTTTGGAAACGCGATAATACTACTATCGGTAGGATTGTCAAGTCACATCACTAGCCTGACTCGTCTGACATGTTTCGGCGATGCGTGAGCTGACCGGCTCGTCCATACTTGTTTATCCAAGCACGAGGGACAGAGATGCCGCAGATGAGTGAGGTTCGGATCGAGAAGGAATTCAAGCCTTTCCCGGTTCTTTGGCATGCCGCCAAATGTCTCCGGGAAATCCGTGATGCAGAAACGGTTCCTGGTCGTTACTGGGCCGGCCTCGGAGCGCTGGTCATGTTGGCCTTTGCAGTTGAGGGCTTCTGCCAAACGGAGGGGCCTGGAATATTTGGCGATGATTGGGATAACGAGGACGGCGCCAGAGTAGAGCGCAAGCCTGTCCTCGAAAAGTTCAAACTGATCGGGAAATCGGTCGGGGCCAGCGTGAACTACGGGCAGCTTCCGTGGAGTGACGTTAAACGTGTGATGCGAGCGCGTGATGCGTTGGCCCATCCGCGTCCTGCAAAGCGGGATAAGAGCGCACTTCTGGAAATACCAGAGGGGGTGCACCCTATCGATGCTGCTGCGCATTTGGTGCTTGAGGATTGGGAGCCGCTTCTTGAGCCAGAGACAGCACGGAAGCTTGCGGAAAGCATTGACGCCGCGCTCAAGGACATCTGGACCCGTATGGGGCGAGATGAATGGCAACTGCATCTTCAAGGCTCCACCAGCTATGTGATGACCGTGACCAAGTAGCGGCACGTCAGCTCTAGATGTCAGTCGGACCGATTGGGACCGGGTTGGCAGGGGGCTCGTAGCCCCACGGGTCGGCCGGAGTGGGTGTGGGGAGGGGTTTCATCGTGCGCGTGCCGTAATGCCGGAGTCCTGGTAGGCGACGATGCCGTCGATCTTCATGTTTGCCTTCATCGCTGAGGCCAACTTGTTGCACTCGCTCTGAGAGAACTCGACGAGGTGAAGGAATTGCGGGTTCGCGACGATGAAGGCCAGGGCCTTCAGCTTGTCGTCATCCGTCTCGGGCAAGCGAGCCTTCCAGGTCTTGCGCACAGAGGTTCCAGAGAGGCGAGGGGCAGCCGCGACGTAGTGAATCGGTGCGAGCGAGGTGCTTGCTGCCTGCTCGGCCTCGATGACTTGAGCTTGCGCAACCGCGACTTCCTGATCGCTCCCAGTAGCTGCCGCTTCCTCCAGCTTCTCGCGCGCCTCGGCGGCCTCTTTCTCGGCCTGGAGCCGGCGTTCTTCTGCTTCCCGCTCCAGGCGCCTGCGTTCTTCTAACGCTTTGCGTTCCTGCTCCGTGGTGTAGGTCAGCATGGCGCTCTTGATGATCTGCTCGCCTTGTACGAGCACATCCATCGGACCTCTGAACATGGTGTTAATTGCGCGCACGGTGTCGTTGAGAGGACGAACGAGCGAGTCGCGTTGCGTTTCAAGCGCTTTCCATTTCCCCTTGATCGCGGCCAATTCGTCATTGGCAATCTCCAGCATGTCGTTGCTATCGATCACGATGGCCTTGGCGTCTTCGAGGAGCTTGGTCGATGAGGAGACCAATGCGGCCCGGTCGGGAGCGGTGATCGTGAGAGAGGAGGGGATCGCGGTGCTGGCTTCAGCGTTTGACATTCTTAATGCTCCAGTGCTTGACGTTGAGAAGAGATTGAAAAATTGCCCAGTCGGTGGGCTCTTTGAATTCGTGCAGCTTGTATTTACCGGTCGGCAGAAGCTGCACGGCTGCGCGTTTGATGAGTGGCTCGCGACTTTGGGCACGCGGAGCAATCAGCTTTCGATACGCCACGGTCTGCAGCGCTGTCGCTGCGGAGACGGTCGCAACGGTCTTGATGTCGATGACCCATTCGCTGCCGTGCATGAAGCCGACTCGATCAGGTGTGCCGGCGTAGCCAAGGGCTTCGTCGTGCATGCTCTGTTCAATGACCGTCCATTGCGGCTTGTTCTCGGCCACGAAGAGGCGCCACCCTTGGACGTAGGGCGCGACAACGGAATCGAGAGACGCGGGGTCAATCTCGTCTCCCTCGTCGAGGAACTGGCAAGCCAGGTGGGCTGCTTTCCCGATGGCGATCTTTCGCGCGAGCACCGCCTCGGGGATGCCCTCGAAGTCCTGCACTGGCGCGAGCACTTCAGAAACGCTTGGCAACCGGCGTTCGCCGAGCCAGTAGGTGTGATCGCCCTCGCGGAATACGAGGCTAGTCATGCCGGCTGTCCGTTGAGGAGGTTCCGGCACTTCGCCAAGCCCGCCTTGGTGAGGTGGTCGAAGTCGGTGATGCCCGCGTCTTCCAGGAGATGCGCGAAGCCATCTCCTGCCTTTCGCTTTACCCAGTTGCGCTCCGTCTCCGTGGCGAGAGGCTGCGTGTTGCTCGCATTGGTAGGATAAACGGGCGCAGAAGGGCTCGTCTTGACTGCAGCATCGCTTACGTCGGCTGGCTCAGCACGACGGGCGCGCTGCGGTTGACGAACGACATCTTCCGGCTGACGCTCCTGGCCGGGTTGATCGTCCTCGCGATCCACGTAGATCACGCCGCCTTCAGAGCGCACTTCGTCGTGGTTCTCCGCGGCATAGGCTGCCGTGAGAACGTTGGTCAGCTCGATGGACTTCGGCATGTACTTGCACACCTGAAGCAGGGGCACCTTGCGGAAGTACATTTCCTCAAACTTGTATCGGTAGTGTTTGGCGCCAACTTTGTTGTTGGCATCGAAGTGCTCTTCGAGTTGCTCGCGCGGCCAGACTTCGATGACCAGCTTGTCGGTGCCGGTGATGGCGCCGATTGCATAGGTGTAGTCCAGCTCGCGGTCCTTCTTGCCAGCGCGAGCGGGCCTGTGCTGGACGAAGGGCGAGCTGCCGAGCGCGTAGTCGAACTCGTCGCCCACGTAGACGGCGCCAGTCCAGACGGTCGCGCGACCGCCGCGCATCACGATGTCGACGATGCCCTTCCAACCGGGGACGAACGTGCATGTGCCCTTGTACGGAACGAGGTAGGCCTGCCCATCGACACCAATCTCCAGGCCAACTTGGGCTGCCAGGAGGATCGCCGAGAAGATGGATTCGGGGCGGCAATCACGCAGCGCTTGGCTGTTGTTGAAGGCGGTCATCGCCAGCCGGGCCATGCGCTCCGGCTTGATGTGCGCGGGGAGGGCTTCAGCGAGCTGCTGGAAGCGGAAGGGCTCTTCGATGTAGTTCTTGAAGAGCATCGGCAGGTCGCGGGTTTCGCTGGTCATGCGACGCTCCCGAGAAATGCCGAGTGGACAGTTGCGATGACGGCATCGCGGAACTGCCTACGGTTCTTGATCTTGAGGAGGCCGGCCGCGACGCGCGAGGCGACCAGTTGGTATGCGAGCGACTTGACGACGCCTGCGTTCACGTAGTGATTCATGTCCAGTCCACGGGTTGGTGTGGACTGGAATGTAAGTCGTCAGCGAATAGGTGTCAAGAGCTATTTGGCAAGAGGCGATATTTCTTGGCGAATTCAGATGATGGTCGACTGCTTCGCAATGATCCTGCCGATGATGAGCGAGAGGTTGGTCGCGGCCTTGCGCGGGTAGCGCCCCTGGTCTTCGTTGTCCGAGGAGAGCCACCACTGTCCAAGGTCGCGGATCAATCTCTTTACGACGGGCTCGCCCTCGAAGTTGAAGGCGTAGACCATCTCGTCCTTGGGCTCGGTGTCTGCCAGATTCACGACAACCGTGTCGCCATCGAAAAGGCTCTTCTCCATGCTGCGGCCTTTGACCTTTGTGCACAGCAGACGCTTGGGGTTGTAGCCCTTCTCGCGAATCCAATCAGCGCGGAACCACAGAGGAGGGGCCTCGGCGTGGAGGTAATCGATCTGTACTCCAGCGATCCCGGCAGATAGTCGAAGCTCGGCCGAGCGCACTTGGATGAAGTCGTCGGCTGGCGCCTCCTGTGGATCAGGCGAGCCTTGTCCGGTTTCCAGCCAGAACGGGTCAACGTTGACTGCCTTGGCAATAGAGGAGGTCTTCTCGGAGCCAGACCCGCCACGTTCGAGCTTCGAGTAGGCGCCCTGGGACATGCTCACGATGAGACAAAGCTGCTCCTGCGTGAGGCGTGCTCGCTCCCGCGCCCACTTCAGCCGGCCGCCGAAGGTCGAAAAAATCTGTTCGAGCTGTAGGTCCATTGCTTGTCTATTCGTAGGCGACTACAATCCGCCGTCATGAACTGGAAAAAATTGCTCAACGAATTGTTTCGTGCCGGCTATAGCCAGAAGGCGGTGGGCCAGGAGAGCCGGCTCACGCAATCGACGATTAGCAAGCTGGCACGAGGCGATGTCAAGGACATTTCCTATACGTCGGGCGCCGCCCTTGTCCAGCTCCATGAGCGGGCTGTGGGAGGGCGACGGTGAGATTATTTCATCCGTTCAGACATGCCTCTGGCTTCGGTCACGACGCCCAGCACCAGCACTTCGCCCTTCAATGGTGGTGCGCTGTTGTCCGCCGTGACGTACTGGTCGGACTCCGCGGACTCGACGAGCTTCCGCAGAGTGGTGGTGTTGCCTGTTCGCACGGCAACGACATCGCCATTGCGGGGGCGAACTGGGGCAAGGATCGCTTGGTCTCCAGCCGCAAGGAGGCGGATGCCATGCACGACCGTTCGCATAGCGTTGTCGCCAATGACCAGGCAGACTCTCTCGCGAATTGGCTCACGAAGGTCCGATGCCTCGACAAGCTGAGGCGTGGCCTTCTGGTTCGACTCGTCCGCCAGCAGCCACCCGACGCTTGTGCTCAGGTACGCGGCCATCAATTCCAAGGTCTTCGGGTCTTGCGGAATGGAGATGCCGTGGCTGTAGCGCCTCGCCATCTCGTAGCTCTTCTCAATTCCCTTGGCGAAGTCGTGCAGCGTCGCGCCTTTGCGCTCAAGGGCCTCAGAAACCCGCTTGCCGAACTCAATCTCTCTGTTCTTTCTCATGGATAAAGCTCTCAAAAATAGCCTCACCGGCCGTGGCGCACGCATCGACCGCGCAATCAAGCGCATCGGCGTGGCTGTTCTGTCTCACGCATATGGAATCACTGCGTGGTCGATCTACAAGTGGGCGTCCGCTGGCTTCGTCCCGAACAACCGTCTCAAGACCTTCTGCGCGTTGACGCAGGAGCTTCCGCACCAAGTCTGTGACCCGTGCATCGCAGACCTGTTGAAGGCTGGGAAGGTTGCTGACCGTGCCCGGGATGCTACCAAAGGTAGAAGGAGTGTCAAGGAGCCGGCCCCTGTTCTCGAATGAAACGCGCCTTGTAAAGCGCGCTTTCAGTTTTCGTCCTACAACCTACCGAAAGTAGTATTCAATGAGCATTCGCCGGGCGCCGCGCCCAAATGCCAACTTCTACGTCCTCGACAAATCGATAAGCGAGGACCGCGCCCTGAGCTGGGCCGCGAGGGGCATGCTTATCTTCCTGTTGGGCAAGCCTGACAACTGGACCGTCTCGGTTGCCAATCTGGTGAACGAGACCGCTGCCTCTGCGCGCCCCTCTGGCCGTGATGCCGTCTATGGAGTGATCGGCGAGCTGAAGACTGCCGGCTACCTGCGGGCAGAGACAGCGCGCGCCGATGGTGGCACCTTTGGAGGCACCGACTACACCGTGTGCGAGTGCCGCTCACCGCTTACGGAAAAGCCGGAAGCGGCTAACCCGGATACGGCCAAACCGTATGCGGGCCGACCGCATACGGTGAATCCGACACAAACAAGAACTGACTTCAAACAAGGACTGAATCCTGAGCAAGGACTGAAGTCCTCGGGCCGTCGCATCGCCTACACGGAGGAGTTCGAGCACGCATGGTCTGTATACCCGCGCCGTCCAGGCGACTCGAAGGCTGACGCCTTCAAGGCCTGGAATGCACGCCTGAAGGAGGGCGCTACTGCAGCAGAGATGGCGGCGGGCGCAGGGCGCTATGCCGCCTTCTGCACTACCCAGCGTACAGACCCGCGCTACATCAAGCAGGCCGCGACTTTCTTCGGCCCTGGCTTGCACTACGCGAGCGAGTGGACTGCCTTCGCATACGTCAAGACGCCCGAGAGGCAGAGCCGTGGCGAGCAGCGAGCGAACTTCATGCAAGAGATGACCAACTTTGGAGAAGCAGATGCCGGACGTGATGACCGCACTTTCGACGCTGAAGCCCGAGTCGTCGGCGGCTGAGGCGCTGCCGGCCCGTGCGGTCGGCAAGCTCTTCGCCAGCCTGAACGGGCAGCTCGGCGGCAAGCTGGCCGATCTCTATCAGGGCGTGCCAGTGCAAGACATGCAGAGCGAATGGGCTATCGGCCTCGCCGGCTTCCGCGGTAGGGAGATCGAGCGCGGACTTGCTGCATGCCGAGCCCGACCGTTCGCCCCGAACCTGGGCGAGTTCGCAAGGCTGTGCCGCCCCTGCTTGGACAGCGACGCCGCCTGGATCGAGGCCGAGCACTGCCTGTCTCAGCGACGCCAGGGACTCATCGGCGACTGGTCGCACCCGGCCGTCTGGAGGGCGGCATGCGTGATGAGCCGCGAGATCAGTGCGGGCGAAGCCACGTCCTGGAATCGCAAGCGCTGGGCCGCCGTGCTCGCGCGCGAGCTGGACAAGGGCTGGGGCGACGAGGTGCCAGAAGTGCCGAGGCAACTGGCTGCGGAGCCCGCAAAGACCAGAGGCCCGACGCCGGAAGAGCGCGCGAAGATCGACGCGCTTCGCTCGGCTCGAATTCCTACCAATGAGAGTAATGAGGAGGCTCAGTCGTGACCTACGCCGAAGCCGTGCAAATCCTCGACCGCGTGCGCGATGGCATCTCTTACCCCAGCTACATCGTCGACAAGGCTCTGAGTCTTACTGGCGATCTGCCGGAATGGATGGTGGGGTGGTGATGCAGGTCTCGTTCGTTGTGCCGGGCGAGCCGGTCCCCAAGGGGCGCCCACGCTTTGGGCGTGGCCGTGCCTATACCCCCGAGGCCACTCGCGACTTTGCTGAATGGGTCGAGCACCATGCCCGCGTCGCAATGCGTGGCAAGGAGCCGCTCAGCGGGCCGCTGGCGCTGTCTTTCAGCGCGGTGTACCCGATCCCCTCGTCGTGGTCGAAGAGGCGCAAGGAAGCGGCGTTGCTGCTGCCCGAATGGAAGCCGACCAGGCCCGACATCGACAACCTGGAGAAGGCGCTCTGCGACGCCTGCAACAGCATCGTCTACCGCGATGACGGCCAGATCGTCTGCCTGCGCAACTGCACCAAGGTCTGGGGCGCAGAGCCTCGGCTTGTGGTGGTGCTGGAGGAACTGCAGCCATGACCGACCGCAAGTCCCTCGGCCAGATCGCATACGAGGCACGCGAGCGTCGCCTCCCATTTCCTTTGCCGGCGTTTGCCGACATCCCGAAGGCTGAGCAACAGGCGTGGGCGGCAGTCGCGCGCGCAGTGCTGGCGGCCAGCAAGAAAGCGGCGATGAGTCGCGTTATTTAACCTACCAATAGGAGTTTTCGCATGCAACAAGACACACTGATGGGCATCGACAGCGAGCAGGACGAGCTTCTTGCCATCATCCAGGCGGACCAGGCCGTCCACTACCGGGCGAATTTTTGGTACTGGCTGCGCGACAACTGGGGCATCTGGAAGCGCTTCCAGGTCGAGGCCGACAAGGTTCGCGAGCGAGGTCGCGCTCACTACAGCGCCCGCACCATCGGCGAATTCATTCGCCACGAGACCGCGCTTCGTGAAGGCAGCACCTTCAAGTGCAACGACCATGTGTGGCCCGACTTGGCTCGCCTCTACACGGCCGTTCGCAACTGCCCTGGCTTCTTCGAACTGCGGGGACGCTGATGCTGACGCACAAGAAGCTCAAGCAGCTCTTGTCCTATAGCCGTGGGACGGGCCTGTTCCACTGGCGCGTGGACCGGAGCGGGAACATCAAGGCGGGCGATGTGGCCGGCACGCTGACGGGCGGCGGCTACGTGCAGATCAGCATTGACGGCAAGAAGCTGAAGGCGCATCGCCTTGCCTGGTTCTACGTCAAAGGCGTCTGGCCCGAAGGCGAGGTCGACCACAAAGACACCGACCGCACGAACAACCGCTGGCGCAACCTTCGCGACGTGCCTGGTCGCATCAACACGCAGAACAAGCGCAAGGCCTACTCGAACAACAAGTCGGGGATGCTGGGGGTGTCCGTGTGCGGCAAGAGTTTTCGCGCGCGCATCTGCGTTGACGGCGTGGAGCGGCACCTCGGTTCGTTCCCGACCGCGCGCAAGGCTCGGGAAGCCTACGTTGCGGCGAAGCGCACGCTGCATGTGGGGTGCACGCTATGAGGGTGCTGATGGCGAAGACCCCGCAAGGGGCGCTCATGCCCATCGGGCCGGAAGCGAACGAGCTGTTGCCCAAGCTGAAGATCGGGCAGCAGGTCTGGGTGGATGTCGTGCGCGCGCGCAACACGGCTTTTCATCGGAAGTGGTTCTCTCTGGTGGGCTTGGCTTTTGACAATTGGGAGCCGCCAGTGATCGAGAGCGGCCGGTTCGCGGGCTTTCAGCCGGAGAAGGACTTCGACACCTTCCGCAAGGACATCACGAAGCTGGCCGGCTTTGTCGATGTGAACGTCTCGATCACGGGGCACGCCATCGTGACGGCGCGCTCGATCTCGTTCGACAAGATGGAACAGGACGAGTTCGAGAAGCTGTACTCCGCGACGATCAACGTCCTGCTCAGGCTCGTGTTCCCCAGGAAGACTGAGGCACAGCTCCGCGCTTGGGTTGAAGCGGTCATGAGGTACGACGGATGACGGCGCGCGATGAAGTCAAGCCTTCCGACCTGAAGAAGGGGCGGAAGCGCACGCCGCCGAAGGTCTTCCGGCCACAGGTCGTTGCCGAGCGCGCGGCGCCGCTCATCAGCGATCACGCCGTGCTCCGCTACATGGAGCGCGTGATGGGCCTGGAGGTCGAGAAGGTGCGGAGCAACATGCTCACGCCCATGCAGCTCGCGGCCGTGCGCGGGCTGCGTGAGGTCGAGGTGCCGATTGGAGGCGGCCACTACGCGGTGGTGCGCAACGGCCGAGTGGTGACAGTGATATGACGCAGGACGAGAAGGCGCACAAGTCTGCGCTGGCCGGTCTCGGCTGCATGGTCTGCCGTCGCCTGTTCGGAATCACCGACAGCGAAGTCGAGCTGCATCACCTTCGCCGCGGAGGCTGGGGGAAGGGCGACTACAAGACGCTGATCCCGCTGTGCTACGAGCACCATCGCGGGAACACGGGCGTGCACGGGCTCGGGACCAAGGGGTTCCCCAAGCACTACGGTTTCGATCAAGAAGACTTGCTGGCCGACGCGCTGGCGCTGGTGGCTGCGGGATGAAGACACGAAGCAGAGCCAGGCGCTCGAACGTTCGCAAGCTGCGCGAGGCCTCGCGTATTGCGATGACCTGGCCGGTGCTGGTGCTGCTGGACATCGACGAGCTGGTCACGATGTCGCTGGCGCCCTGGCAGGCGTGGCAGGCGAGAGGGAAAGAGGAGGCGCTGCGAAAGCGCTACCAAGAGCTGGGGGTTTTTCGCGCGATGCCGGGAGAGGGGAGAGCCACCGTCTTCACCCGCATGTGGGAAGAGGCGGCCTATGCCGGTGCGCTGTTGGGCGAGAAGCCCTCTGATGAATGGGTGTGTATCAACACCGGTTGCAAGGGGAGGACTAGGCGCTGACTGGTGCCTTTTGGCTTTGCTTTTGGGCTCGCGGTTTGACTAGAAGGAGGAGCAAGATGCCGCCGAGGAAGAAGACTATCTGGCCGAGCGAATTGGCTAAGAGCAAGCCCATTCCTTCGGGCGTCTCCGATCCAGTCCACCATAGTTTTAGTCCAACGACCCAGCCCAGCGATTTCGCCCAGGCTGTGAGCATGGCCTTCACTCCCGTTGTGAAAGCCGTCCATAAAAATGCGCCCATCCCAAGCACAGACCATATGCCCGCAATCACGCGCGCGATCTTAGACAACTTCGCCATTTTCGCCTCCGTCAAGTAGGCGGGAATGATAGTGCTCTTGACGCTACTGACTTTTGCCTGCTCTTCCGCCGCGTTGTAGAAATCAACCATTTTCATCGTGGCTTCCGACAGTATTCCTCTTGCAGAGCTAACTGGAGTGTGCGCCCGTCGTGCCCCTTCTCTGGTTTGGTCGCGTGCGCCCATGGAATAGGTGGCGAGTTCCTTTGGCGAAAGTATGCGCAGGGCGTATTTGACTCGCGCCAGTGCGCTGGCAATCTCTAGAGCGATTTCTCCTGGAGCGTGGACGAGGCGTTGCAACTGCTCTTCGGTTGGCAGGGGCATATCTTCCAGACGAGTTCGAATCTGAGCAATGTGCGCAAGAGGTGTGCCGTTGAGCCGAATGTCTTCGAGTTCTAGCTCGATCCTCAGCAACTCCTCAATCATGTGAGAGACGGTGGAGGTGACCATTACTGACGTTACAACGGCGGCGTCCTGCGCTTCTTGATGCAGGCGCTCTTCAGTCGAAAAGGTCGCCCACACTGCGGCGAAGACGGCGCCGACTGTGCCAATTGCCGAGTACCAGCTTGCCAAAGCTGCCGAATCTGTCGGGAATCTCAAGCGGAGAGAGATCAACAGTAAGACCGCCAGCCAGATGGCGAACCTTCGCATGATTTGCTTTTTCTTCATCCTTGCTCCTCGTTGCGAGGAGTATAGGCAGGCCAAAATTAATACTGTATATTTATACAGTTATGGCAAGGATGCAGGTCATGGACATGGTTCGGTCCCGGGAGAATGGAAAGGTCATCCCGGGCTGGCAGCGCGGCCGGCTGCGGCCATTTCGCGGGATTCTGTTGATGAAGATCGAGCACATACATGAACTCCACAGGTTCAGTCGTGTCGGTCGCATTTACATGCTCGACCAAAAGGCGGCGCCACCCCCGCCTCTTTGGGACATCGAGCCCATCGAGATGGGGGTGGACTTCTGGAGCTACACGGGTATCGAGCGCATCGATGACGGCCTGGGGAGCTTCACCGATCACGCGCAATCCTGGGTACTGGTGCCCGCCCGCGAGACGCTGGGGGGCTACCACGGGAGCGAGAGAATCTAGCCAGGACGCGCAGCGATTGCCGCGATGAGCTGCTCACAGCGCGCGCCATCAAACATGCCGATGTGCATCTCATTCTGCGGAATGGCGAGTGCCTCGGCAGCCCAGGCATAGGCCTCGCTTCTCGACATCCCTCCCTGCTTCCAGAGCGGGTCGAAGCGAGCATGAGCCCGGCTCTTCAAGGCGCGCAGCTCAGCATTGGCAAGGCGGCCGAGCGGCACATGGCGCGAGCTGTTCTTGTGCGTGCCGACGAACGCATTGCATGGTTGGCACTGCCAGAACTTGAGAGCGAAGAGGTCGGGGCGATGCGGGTAGATCGCAGCGCCGCCGACCAGCCGCGCCGGGCGACTGCAGTAGGGGCAGTCAACCTTCAGCAGCTTCCCCTTCATACGCTCACCATCTGCAAGGAGCCGAAGTCATCCTGCACCGCCAGCCCGAAGACCAGCAGGCCATGGATGTTTATCTGCACATGCCACCGGCCACCCTGTTCGGGTTGCCGCTGAAGCATCCACAGGCCTAAGCGGCTCGCGCCGATAGCCAACTTGGCGCTGTGCGCGGTCCTCGGCTCGTCATCTCCGTGGGAGAAGCTGCCAACGATCCGCGCGCTCACGATGCCGCTCCCTGCGCTGTAGCGAGGCTGTTGCGCAGCGTGCCCACCGGATCGTTCATGAAGGCCGGGTACTGCGCGAACACCTTGCGTGCATATGCCAGCGCTTCGCTGGCTGTCATGCCGTAGACCTCCCGCATGCAGCGGTAGTAGGCGCGGAAGCGCTGGTCAGCCGGAGCGCGCCACCAAAGACGCCCCGGCGTTTGCTGAGCGGCGGTCATGCTGCAAGCGCCAGATCGAGAGCCCGACTCTTGATGCCGTCACCCTGGCCGAACCAGGCACTGTTCATGCGCGTATCGCTGTTGCGCCCGCGCTCGTGGTCCACGAGCTGGGTCACGGCGTTGAGCCAAGCCCAGGCGTTCGGGCCGCCCGCGACATCGGAGCCGATGGCGTCGCCGTTGAAGAGCTGCAGGATGCGGTTGTAGGGCTTGCTCAGGCGGACATCGGGCAGCGGTGCATCGGGCTTCACTGTGAGTAGCGGCTCGACCAGCTCGTAGGTCAATTCGTCCACCGTCTTCGCGTTAATCGGCTTGTTTGCGAGCCTGCGGGACTCGGCCAGGAATGTCTGCCACGCGGTGATCGAGATTCCCAGCTCCTTCTTCACCGCCTGTGCGTCGAAGCTCTTGCCGTGGTGCACCTTGACGGAGGTCACGCGCTTCGCCCCGGCCGCGCGCTCCTCGTAGGACTGCAGGGCCATGCTGATGGTGTTCCAGCAGACCACGCGCACGCCTGTGAACTTCGCGGTAGTGGCTAGGTCGCCGCCGTAGCCCGTCGCGAGAAGGAGGTAGGGGCTGACGTGATCGCCGTCCACCACGTCAGCGCCATCGCCGACCTTCGCGAGCGCCCAGACAACTTGGCCGCCCTTCAGCGAGCCCGCAGTCTCCAGCTCGAAGCCCCCGGCCTCAGTGAGGTCGCGGAAGAATTCGAGAATCTCGCCCGGCTGAACCACCTTGTAGCGGTCGCCAACGACTGACAGCGGGGCGCCAGTGTCGCTGCGATAGAGCACCTTGCGCTCGGGATACTTGCCGAGCAAGCCAGTCGCCGAGTTGAAGAACTCGACCTTGGCCTCCTTCACGGTATGCGAGAGGCCGGCCTGTGTTGTCCATTCCTGGATGGTTGCGCCCTTCGTGAGCTGCTGCCCCGACTCGTGCCAGGGGGTCTCGCCGACATAGGCGATGTTTGCGCGGGCGTTGGAAGTGTCAATGAGTGCGGACATGAGAAAACTCCTTTTGATAGGTTGCTGGACGATGAAAATCAGTTGAGGGACTGAAGGCTCACGCTGTCTTCGTGGGCCTTGTTCCAGAGGTGAGCGAGCAGACGCGCATCGGCTTTGGCCTGCGGGTTGTCGGCGCGGCCGACGATGCACAACGGCGTGCCGTCAGCGCGAAGTACGGCCGAGTGAGCGCCGCGATGCTTGGTGTTGGCGCCGACGACGAGCCCCGTCCAAATACCGGGCTTGGCCTCGGCGTCAGCGGTGGTGGGGGAAGGGCGTAGGGTTGTCATTAAAAACTCTCTTTGGTAGGTTTTTGGTTCAGACGTTCTGCGTACACCGGGCAGTCGGAAGGCCTGTCGCTTCGACGCTGGCCCAGGCCGCACTCGATGTCGCCTACTGGCGCGTCACCAAACTGCGGCGCAACGATGTCGTGCATGCTGTGCGGGCATCCGTCGCATTCTGGGTTGCCGTCCTGGAAGATCGCTCCCACTTCGGACCATGCTTGCTGTGCCTGGAGCACTTCTATGGGAATGAGGAGGCGCATGTTCACGATGCGGCCTCCTGCGGTGCGGCTAGGGCGGCGCTACCATTGCCTTCCTCACCAGGAGAACTGCCATGTGGAAGTGCAGACACTGCGGACTGGAGGTGATGTTCCGAGCTGTCGAGCCCGAGATCGACGGGGACGGCTGCTTCTTCTTGTGCCCCGGATGCGGACACAGAAACGCGCTCGTCAACGTTGCCACTGCGTCGGGAGACATCGCTCTGACGCAGCCCGACGATTGATGCGCTTGGAGTGTGCGGCGTGAGTGCATCGAATGCCGCCCATGCAGCGGCATTCAGGCGCGCATCAGCAGCGTGGGTTGCGGGACGGAACGCAAAGCCTTGATGGAAGACGACATAAGTACGTCCGCCCTCAGCGCGAATGCGGTAGCGCAGCGTTGATTCGAAGCCGTGCGTGCCAACGATCTCCTGAACCTGCCCATCGTGGTAGGTGTTCATGGTCACGCAGCGACCCATGATGTAGTCGCCAACGGCCGGCGTGTGTTGCGCGGTCATGCTGCCTCCTGAGTGCGTGCGGCGAAGCGGGGCAGGAAGCACTGCGTCAGCTTCCCCGTACCGCGGTCGAGGTGGCGACTGATTCCGAAGACATCGTGCGTAAAGTTGAAGTCGTCCGTCTCCAGCAACTCCTTGAGTTTCAGGGGGCACCCGTTGGCGTGGCACGCGGTAAGGTCCATGTGCAGGCTGAGCGGATCGCGCAGGGGGCTGCCGATCTCGTTCGCAACTGTCTTTGCGCGTTTGAGGATTGCGATCAGGATCGCCCGGTCTTCTGCGCTGGTGTGAAAGCTAACGGTGTCCATGGTCAATGCTCCAGAGGTTGCAGGCATGAGCCGCAGTAAGTGAAATGGGTCGTGGTGACTTCATCGGTCGAGAAGACGGGATGAATCGCGTTGCCCTCTCTGTCGGTCGAGTCGAGAGGGATGCCGTTCGAATCGCGCGGAAACCGGATGTGTTGGCCGAAGCGGTTGTTGGTGCAGTTCACGCAGTGCACATCGGCTTCGTAGGTGTAGGCAACGATGCGGCTCACGCGACACCGCCTTCTGCTCGGTAGATGTGCTCAATGCTGTCGCCGCCGTACTCTTGATGAATGAGCTTGAGGCGAGAATTGCGCGGATGCTGCCGTTGCCAGCCGTTGAGCACCTTACGGCGCTGCTCTTCAGTGGAGAACGGGAGGCCGCGAACATCCTCGCGTGCCGTGATGGTTCCGTCTTTGTGGCCGAACACCAGAATGCGGTTGTGGGCGCCGTGGCCGGTGATGTCGCTGTCTTTGTCGAGGACGTAAATGTTCACCTGTCCAGGAACGCCGTGAGGGAGCCGCTTAGTCATGTGCGGCCTCTTGATCGCTGTTGCGCTCAAGGTAGCACGGCGCGCGCAGGTTCTTGTTTTCGTTGTCCCATGCGTAGAACTGCGTGAGGTTGGCGAACACGGGCGACACGGCCCTAAATTCGCCGGTCTGCTGCCAGTGCGCCGTATCGAAAAGAAAGCACCCGGTTTTCCCGGTGGTGACATCCGTGCACTGAACTGTGTAGTTGGTGAGGCAAGCCATACTCAAAACTCCATGAGAGGGAACCTGCAAAAGCGCAGGCCAATGCCCAGCGCGCTGGGCATCAGTCCGGGCTCTAGGGGGAGGGCACCCAAGTCCCCGAGCTGTAGTGCCCGGCAATGCCTCGAACTACTATCGGTAGTGTGTTGGGTGAGCGAAGATAGATGCGATGTCCCGCCAGAGGTCCGTCTTCGGTGAGGTAGGGCTTTGCGGGGCCAGGCACGAGGCGGCGGGGGCGGGGTAGCGGCTTCTGGCTGATCGGGAGTCGCTTGAGCTTGCTGTACTTGCGGACTCTCATGGTGACTCCTCGACCGTTGTGCGTTGGAGAACCTCGCGGGCAGAGTCGGCGTCCTTCACCGCCTCCTTTGCACGTCGCTTCTCGTTGCGCGAGGCGTCGTGCACGGACATGAATGCATCGAGCTGCTCGTCATGCCTGGAGAACGCATCGAGGGCCATCGCGAGGGCGTTCGCAAGCTCCTGGTAGGTCGGCTTCCTGGTGCTCATGCTTGCACCTTGGCTGCTGCGATGAACTGGGCTGCCATCTCTTCGGCCTTCGGCAGGCGAGGCCGCAGTTCCTCGGAGTTGTAGACCATCTGCACGTTGGGGCGGCCTGCCACCTCGCAGTAGGTGGGCGTCATGATCGAGCCCCAGTCGCTGAGGTAGGCCTCGCGGTGGATGACGGCGACAAACGTGCCATCGCCGAGCTTGGCGCCCGCTTTGCGGAGAGCCTCTTTCACGGTATCGCCCTTGCCCCAGCATCCGTTGGATGCGGCGATGACGCACAGGTTGGAGGGATCGACGGGGGCAATCTTGGGCTCTGTGTTGGCTTCCACCAGGGCGAGCAACTCGGGCGACACGACGCCGAGGACCGCACCACGACGGGTCTTGAAGGAGCCGTCGTCTTCATGGGGCGTGCCGCTCGCCGTGTTCCTTGCCAGGTTGCCACTGCCCTCGGGCGATTCGACCCAGAGAGGACGGACGAACACGCCGGAGCCGAGGGCGGTGGGGCTGCAGCCGCTGCCACCAGTCACTTGGTGGAGTTGCAGTAGCGGGTTGGCAAAGCGGCCCTTGCTGGCCGACAGAGCGACGATCTGGCCGTTCAGGTCGAGGTCGCTGGTCGAGGTGAGGCCGGGGGTGATGTTGGCGATCATGGGAACTTTCTGCCGTTCAGGCGGTGACGTGCGGGATTGCACTGGCATGCCCCGGCGCGCGAGGCATAGCGGTTCAATCAGGGCTTGAAGCTGCGGATGAAGTCGCTACCCGGGCCGGTGGCGGCCGTGTTGCGCAGGAGCTGGAGGAGGCTGGCTTCGTCGGATGTGCAGCCATAGCGTCGATAGGCGTCGTTGCACCAGCAGACTGCGAGGTCGTCGGGCCAACCTGGGCCTCGGCGCACGACGAAGGCGCGCAGAGCTTCCACTGCTGGTGCGAGCGACTCGTGGGGAGCCGCGCTGGCTGGCCTGCGGTTGTAGTAGCGGCGGTTCTGAATCCAGTCATCCGCCGTGTGGACCGCGGATTCCTTATCGGTCTCGAACGAGTCGGCTGGCTCGTAGTGTTTGCCAGCGATGTAGAACTTGGTTCGGAACTCGTTCCATTCCGAGTCGCGATAGACGACTGCCTTGTCGTCGCTGCCGTCTGCCGCTTCGGCCACGTAAATCTTGCGCATGGACATGCTGATCTCCTGTGCTGGGTTGCGCATCCTCTTTTTGGTAGGAAGCGAGTGCAAAGCGCACTAGGCTGCCCAGCGCGCCGAGCAGCGTGGTGTGTTCTGTACTGAGCTGGGGCGCCCTGGTCGATCAGTCTTCAGGGAAGTCGACATCCAGCGCCGCCTTGAGGATTGCCTCGACGGTCTCGTAGAAGACCTCTCCGTGCGCGGCCAGGATTGCAGGCACCTTCACGACCGAAGAAGTTCGGTAGCTGCCGTCGTCGCGGCAAGCAATCCGATCCTCGTGGGCTTCGTTTTCCGTGTAGTGGGCGTGCAGGAAAAGCTCCTCGCTGCTGCCTCCCTCCTGCACCACGACGTAGGCGTCTTGTGCGGCCTGCGATGCCGCAGCAATTGCGGCGTCTGCCTTGGCGCGAGCGCCATTGCCGGCCCAGCCGCAGCGTGACTCCATCTCGGAGACTTCGGCCCGGAGCGCAACGAGTGCTTCGAGAACAGTGGAAGGTGCTGTCGGACGCTCGATTGCGGCATCTGCCGGAGCGGCAATCTGTGCGGGCCGGACTGCGAGAGCTTTGTGTGCGGGGGTATGGAACATGCTGATCTCCTTCGGTGGTTAAAGCTCGTATCGGTAGGGTAAAAGTGCAAAGCGCACTGGTCTGCCCGAAGGGGCAGAGCGGTGTCGTTCTGTGTGGATGTTTTTCTACCGATGGAGTAAAGAAAATGCTCCTATCGGTAGGTTTGGCGCTAAAATTGGAGTTGCCGGTCGGACACTTACCAGTGTTTCAGGAGCCCCTCCCGGGGTGCCCTCACTGCGAGGTGTCTTGTGGCTTCTAGCGGGGCGAGGATTCACGCCGTGTGGCGAATCCCATCTAGTCCTAACAGCTTGGCGAGAGCTGATCTGTGGAGTCCCTACTGCCGGTTGATTTCTGCATCGGTTTTGGCCGGTGCATGTTGCGTAGTATAACTACTATTGGTAGGTTTGTCAAGTCCCCTCGGTAGGATCGAAACAGATGGCTGGTCAAAGCAAGGGTCGGAAACTGCGGGAGATGCTGGGCGAGAAGGCCGACTGGCTGCTCGAACAGCTCGCTTCGGGCCGCACTGTCCATGAAGTGGCGAAGGAGATCGAGGTCTGGCCTGCCCAGATCGTCGAGTTCTTCACGCTGCAGCCTGAGCTTCGAGACCGCTACCGCATGGCCCTGGTCAAGCAGGCGGCCATGAACGTCATCGTGGTGGCGAAGGAGGGCAAGACCGGCCGGCCGAAGAAGGGCAGCAAGCCCAAGACCAACGCCGAGATCGTTGCCGACCACGAGAGCGAAATCCTCCTCTCCCTCTACGACGGCGAGACCGTGCTCCGCATCGCAGAGGGCCTGATGGTCCGGCGCGCGGACATCGCTGCCTACTTCAAGGCCAACGAGGACCGCGCAGCGCTGTATGCCGACGCAATGCTCGAAGGCGGCGCCGCGATGGCAGAGAAGGCCATCGCAGTCGGGGAGGGCGTCGCGCTCGACGCTACCGACGCCAAGGTCATGGCGATCCGGGCCAATGGCCTGCAGTGGCTCGCCGCGAAGCGCAACGCCCAGTACGACAACCGCCAAGCCATCGACCTGAAGGGCCAGGTCTCCCATTCCATTTCCATCGACATCTCAACCGACTGAAGGAGTCACATGAGCAACGACCGCATTTCCTCTCAAGACGCCGCCGACGAGGCGCAGATCGCTTCGAAGGGCCTGAATGCTCCGCGCGTCACGCCGGCCGACATCGAGGCGGCCATCGTCAGCGAGAGCTATTTCACTGCGGCGGATGGCGTGCGTGCCGCATCCGAGAGCAAGCCCGGCGCGTCGCTGCTCCCCGAGTACGTGACCTTCAACAAGAGCCCACTCTCTTGCGTCACCATCTGTGTGCTGGTCCTGCGCAACGGCACGAAGATCGTCGGCGTGAACACCGGCCCGGTGTCGTCTGACAACTTCTGTGCCGACTTGGGACGCCAATACGCTCGGCAGCACGCGGTCGATCAGGTCTGGCCGCTTCTGGGCTACGCGCTGCGTGACCAGCTTGCCGCCGTCCGGCAGTTGGAGACCAGAGCCTACGCGGACGGCACGACGGCGACTGGTGTGCCGCCACTGCCTGTCGCCTCTCCTGCCAAGCGGGACATGAAGTTCGGCGAGGCCCTGGACCACCTGATCTCTGGTGGCCGAATCCAACGCGCCGGGTGGAACGGGAAGGGCATGTTCCTCTGGCTCAACCTCGGCTCCCACGACGAGCATGAGCAGGCTGCCGCCATCGGTGGCGTGCCCCGCGCCCTGTTCATGCTGGGGGACGATGGAACCGTCACCCGGATGCCGAACATCAACATGCGTGCGGCCGATGGCTCTACCGTGACCGGATGGCTCGCCAGCCAGACCGACATGCTGGCCTGTGACTGGCGGGTGGCGTGATGCGCTGGGTTGTCCTGTTCCTGGTGGCGGCTCTGGCTGGCTGTACCGAGCTGGCGCCGGCTGTGATGTTCGAGGGCTGGGGCCTTGGAGTCCTTCCCGCAATGTGGGCTGTGGCTGCCCTGGTTGGCGCCGTGGTCCTCCTGGTGCGCGCCACCTACCGCCGCGCGCTCTTCTACCTGCACTGCTGGCACCTCGCCCAGCTCGATACCGACCGGCTCGCCGGGCGCAGCCGTAAGGCGCCCGCATCCTTCCGTTGACCTTCCAACCTACCGAAACGAGGAAATTTCATGAATTCCACCAATCTCGCCCTTGGCCTGCTTCTGGCGATCTGTCTCGCCTGTGTCCTCTGGCCCGTCTTCCGAAGCTCCAGCTTCTTCCGTCCGCGCGGCGTGGAAGGAACCCATCCCGCCGATCAGGCGCCTCTTTGCGCGGTATCTCCTACCGATGCGAGTCCGACCGTAGCCTGCAACCGGCAGGCGAACCCCGGCAACACGCGGCATGACGCCCTGAAGAAGGCCCAAGCCGCCCGTCAGCCGGGCCTCGTGGAGGGGGTGAACCTAGCGTTCGAGCGGACCGTCGAGGCGGCTCGCACGCTGATGCTCGGCATGTCGCCCTCGCTGGTGCGCCTGGACACCCTGTTCGAGCACGAGATCGCTCTGCTGCGCCATGCCCTGGTGACGGCGCAGGCCGGGAACCACTTCAGCGCCGAATGGGCGGCTGTCCTCGGCATGCCGGCTGCCCAGGCGCAGGCGGGCTCCGATTGGGGCATGGGGGAGGAGCTGGAGGCTGCAGGCTCGGTTGGCGCTCCTGAATCGACCGTGAAGCCCAAGGAACCGACGCTTACAGCGCTGCCTGTCGTAGACATGGGGAGGGAACTGCGTTTCCGTCGCTGGCCGGAAAGCCTGGGGGGCACGGCACAGCTTGTGGTGAACGCGGGCCTGAGCACTGGCAGCACTCCCGAGGACATCCGCACGATGCTGACGGCCGACGCCATCCGGGCTCTGGAGCTGACGCCCACCGAGCGCCTGACCCAGCAGCTCAAGGACTGGGCAGCCGCCAACGGCAAGACCGGCTATGTCGCCCAGGAGGGCGGCTTCCTGCACTTCGTGGAGACCAAGCCTGCCATGAGCGGCTCCCTGGTCAGCGAGGACCGGGCGGCTCGGAAGGCGACGGAGGGTGACCTCTCCCAGGCGGTGGAAGAGACGGAGCGCTTCGAGGGAGAGCTGACCTCGATCCCGGGAATCCGGCTGAATCGCTCGCCCGAAAACGTCCAGTACGCGCGCGCGCGTGAGGCCGATGATAAATCGGTATCGAAAACCGGCCAGAAATGCGAAGAATCCCGGGATTTTACCGACACGGTATCGCAAACCAGCCAAAACGAGCCTGCGCTGGCTGCTGAGGGGCCGGCGTGCTGATCGGGAAGACGGTCATCGACACCGAGGGCCTGGACGGGATGGCCGTCTCCTGGCTGCGCGGCCTGACTCGGACCGACTGGCAGCTCGTCAAGGAGGTCAACGCCCGCGCTCCCCAGGGCGAGATTCACCTCAGCCCAGAAGACCCCGACGACGAGCCCTTCGTCTACGTCCCGCCGCCCAGGGCATCCAGCACCCATGTGCTGCGCCGCCGCCCTGGCGAAACGCTGTCCGACGCCAAGGCGCGTTGGGCGGCCTCCGATCCGCACGTCGAGTTGCCTGTCGCTCTGAGCCAGGCACGCGGCGTCTACGTCAACCTCCCGAAGGAACCCTGATGCTCACCCGCTACGAAGCCCTGGACATGGGCAAGTTTCTCGAAGCCGTCGAGACCGCTATCGCCGCGAGTCCCGACACGGCGCCGGATGCCGGCGTCATCTACATCGCCCACGCGGTCAACATCGACGACCAGTGGGAGGGCGCCGTCGTCTCCTACGGCAAGAAGGTCTACACGCACGAGGACCACAGCCTGTCGCTCGCGCAGTTCTATCAATCCCTCCTGGACGACGGAAAGATCGGCAACGCCGAGCAGCGCGCCAAGATCGCATTGCACGCCATGACCGGCAACCCGGTCAACGACATCATCCAGATTGCCAGCGGACTGCATCGCCGTGAGATGGAGCTGAAAGTGGAAAGGGCGGCATCGTGAGCCGCCGCCTTGACATGTCGCCCGCTAGTCTGGGGCGACACTCCGCGATGGGGCTACAACCGCTCGATCTGATCCTCGTTTTGCTCGTACAGGGCTCGGTCGAGAGACTTAATCTCTTCCGCCAGATAGGCGGCATGACGAGAGCACAGCTTCTGGAGCTTGTGGAGCTGCTCACGATTCCGCTTGTAGAAGCCATCCCCCTGTTTGGGCTGGACGGCGTAGACCATGCTCAGTTCGCTTGCTGCGCGGCGAAGGTCCAGATAGACGTTCATCTTCCCCAGCGTAGCGATCTGATCGATGGGCAACTGCGAAAACAGACCAGCGATGGCATTGAATTCCGCAGAAGCATCGGGATAGATGATCTCATTGCCGACAGCATCAATCTGGAAGCCAGTCAGCACGTTCATTCGACTCAGTTCCGAGGCAAGGCTCTGAAGGCTCAACAAGATCGCTGCTTGCGCTCTGGTCTTAGCACTCAATTCCGCCTTCTCTGCACGCTCTACCTCAAGCGTGTGCTGCCAGCGGACAAAGATGCCGGTCGCAGCAATCGCAGCAATGGCGCCAAACGCTTGGACCCACGAGGCCCAATCGCTGGAATGCGTCGGCGGATGTGCCGCGAACGCCCAGAGCAAGGCCCCTCCAACAAGCGCAGCTCCAGCAACGTAGAGCGTGCGCGCAATGTCTTTACCCATTTCCACCTCCTAGGGGAGGGGAGTATGAGCCCTCTGGAAGGCTGGCATCTTGAGCGGACAGCTCTGTGCGCCATCGGGAGGCGGGCATGACCGGGCGCACCTCTTTCAGCGGTTACGCCGAGCGCGCGGACAGCATGGCCGCTCGCCTGCAGTGGCCCGAGGAACCGCGCCCCGTCATGCCAACGGCTGCAACACATGGCCGCGTCACCGTGGCCGAGGTCGAGGCCGCAGGCAAGGCCCAGCAGGAATGGGACGAGCGTCAGCGTCGCGCCCAAGTCGTCCAGCGCCTGGAGCTGATGCGCAACACGCCGATCACGCTGGACGACGTATTGAGTCGATTCTGGATCGGCGGCCAAAGCCCTGACAGCGTGAACCTGCTCAACGACAACAACCGAGCCGCCTTCTTCTCCGTCTGGGCCATCGCCGCGCGCGAGCTGGCCGACGCATTCATCAACGAGGCAAACAACCAATGACTGCCACACACCTGACCACCTTTCTCCCGTGGCTGCTCTCGGCCATCACCATCGTCTCCACCGTGCTGACGGGCAACAAGCACCGGCTTGCATGGCTGATTTCGTTGGCAGGGCAGGCCGGCTGGCTCGCCTTCATCATCGCCTCGGGCTCGTGGGGCTTCCTGCCGCTCACGGCGACGCTCACCTTCCTCTACCTGCGCAACCACATGAAGTGGCGCGAAGAGGAGCGGCTCTCGGCCATCGAGCGCGAGCACTTCGGCGACCCCGATAAGGGCACCGGCATCTACGCCAAGGCGTCGATCAACTGGCACGCCGACGAGAACCCGTGGAAGATGGCCGTGACCGCCGCGATGATCTGTGCGCACATCTTGCGCCGCGAACACGAGACCGACCCGGAGAAGGCGCTCGCCGAGCTGCTAGCCTGGGAGATCGATGTTGCGCTCGACCCCGCCGTGTCTTCTCGCGCCGAAGCGCTGGTGCAGCGCGGGCGCGACGAAACGAAGCCTTACATGGCCGACGCCTATGCGGGAGCGCGCGAAGACCTGCAGGACTGGAAGCGCCGCGCGCAGGCTGCTGAAGCCCTTCTGAGCTTCAAGCCCGGCCTGCCCGAAACAACCGATGTTGACGAGGCGATCCGCCTCTCGCGCATGGATGTGGTGCAGGAGGCCGAGCGCGACGACTACCACCTCTGGGCGTTGCGCATCTTGGCCGCCGAGGTGATTGCCATGCGAGATGAAGAACAGTCGGTGCCACAGCCGGGCGACCCGCTGTACCTCATGAGTCAAGCCAAGTCATTGCCGGCAGTGAGCGGCCCGGTGGTGATGCGCTTCCGCCGCTATCTCCTTCCAGCACCCGCAACGCCAGAGGGAGGTTTGGCCGACCTGCAGCGCAACGAGAGTGCGTCAGCGGAAGCTGCGCGATGACTGTGCTACTCCTTCCGAGCCTGGACCTCGGTCAGCATGTTCACCGCAATGGCAAGCGTCATGGTCGCGATTGCTTCCGGCGTGATGCTGGCAGCCGGATTGACCGTCTGCAGAACGGCGTAAGCCGATCTCACCTGGCTAGCAGCAGTGTTCGAAGCGTCCCGAATGGCGTTGGTGGTCTCATGGGACGGAGCATTGAAGTTCGACATGGCTCTCCTTTGGGTTGGTTGAGGTCCAGAGTATGAAGGCACGCCGCCCAAAGAACCTCGCACAGTCGCTGCGTGTTGCGCTGACCTTGCTGCAGATGACCAACGACCAGGGCGACCGCAACCGCTACAGCACTGATGCGCTGGCACTCGCTGCCGCCGACATCCTGGACAGCTTGGTCAGCGCGGCCGGCGACGACGCGCCCGGCGCCCCTGAGCTATATGTCACGGGGGAGACGGCCGACCTCCTGAACCGCATCTACGCAGACGAGGGCGGCACGACGCCAACGAAGATCTTCTTCGTCGATCACCGTTCTCGCTACTCCCACTGATGTCCAGCTCAGTCGGTCATCGGGTTTGGAACGGGCTCGATCTTCAACGCCCAGGCCATTGCCGAGCCGTCCTTGTTGGGCTGGAGGTGACGAGAGACGACTCGGTATGCGAGTCGGGAGCCCGGGAAGGAGAGCGTGTCGCCGACCACAAGAGGGCAGCTCGGGACGTTGGACAAGGCGCCGTTGCTGATCGCAGCCTTGATGGTGGTGGAGTGGATTGGATCAGCGTAGAGAAACCAGTCTTGGGCCATGACAAAAAGAATTTGATTGGGAAGAGCCCATTTTGATTGCTAAGCCCGGGAAATCGTTCAACTTGAAATGGCGGCCACCAGGCCCTGTCGCCAATGATTTTTTTAAATCAAAGGCGTTTATTCGTGGCATCCGTGGCCCCATCGGCTCCGGCAAGTCTGCCGCTTGCATCGTTCGGCTCTTCGCCACGGCGATGAAGCAGGAGCCCGACGCCAACGGCGTGCGACGCACGCGCTTCGCGATCATCCGCAACACCTACCCCGAGTTGAAGTCGACGACCATCAAGACCTGGCTCGACTGGTTCCCAGAGGACATCTTCGGGCCGATGAGTTGGGATGCGCCGATCACACACACGATCACGCTGCCACACCCAGACGGCACGCGCATCGAGGCCGAGGTGCTCTTCCTCGCAGTGGACCGCCCTGAAGACGTGAAGAAGCTGCTGTCGCTTGAGCTGACCGCCGCCTTCACCAACGAGACACGCGAGCTGCCGTTCGCCGTGATCGAAGGCTTGACGGGGCGGATTGGTCGATACCCGTCGCAGCGCGACAAGCCCGAGTGGATCGACGCCAAGAGCTGGCCCACCGAGCGCTACCTCGTGATGGACACGAACAGCCCGAGCGACAGGCATTGGTGGTACGAGATGGCCGAGCCCAGTGCCAAGGGCCACGCCGCAGTGATGGAGCGCATGGCTCCGATCATCGAGGAACTGGAGCGCATGGAGCTGATCTCGCCCGGCCAGCCCCTCATGGAGTTCTTTGCGCAGCCCAGCGGGATGTCGCCCCACGCCGAGAACATCGCCAACCTGATGCCCGGCTACTACCAGTTTTCAGCGGTCGGCAAGACCGAGGAGTGGATCAACGTGCACCTCAAGAACGAATACGGATCGACCTTTAGCGGCAAGCGCGTCTATCCGCAGTACAGCGACAGCCTGCACCTTGCGAAGGCCAAGCTGTTCGCAATCAAGGGGCTACCCCTGCGGCTCTCTTTCGACTTTGGCCGAACGCCGTGCTGCGTCATCGGCCAGCTCTCGACACGCGGCCAACTTCGCACGATTGCCGAGATCACCAGCGAGGACATGAGCCTGCGGCAGCTCATTGAAGGCGCGGTCGTTCCGTTCCTCAATGAGAACTTCCCAAACCATCCCTTCAAGGAAATGATCGTCACGGGCGACCCTGCTGGAGACGCGAAGGGGCAGGATGAGGGATCGAGCTGCCAGGAGATATTGGAGGAGTTCTGGCCGCAGTACGAGAGCGCCTTCTCGAACGACCCGACGACGCGGCAGGAGGCGGTCAACTACTTCCTCACCCGGAACATCGATGGCGAGAGCGCTTTCCGGCTCAGCCCCGAATGCCCGACTTTGCGCGAAGGCTTCAACGGCGGCTACCACTACCGGCGCCTGAAGACGAATACGAGCGACGTGCGCTTCCTGGAGGCGCCCGAGAAAAACGTCTTCTCGCACCCGCACGACGCCCTACAGTACCTCGCGATGAAAGCATACCGCCCCCAGGCCACTAAGCGCCCGCGCTCCAGCTCGCACATTCCGGCCCGCGGCGATACCGCAACGGGGTACTGAAATGGCAGGCATGGAAAACGTCGAAACGGTCGAGCAACTCTCGGCCGACAGTCCTACCGATGAGAGCATGAAGGCGGTCGACCCGGCTGCCTTTGCGAAGCTGCTGGAGGAACTGGGCAACGCGCACCTCAAGGAGTTCGATGAAGCTCGGACCTTCCGCTTGGAGACTGAGCAACGCTGGCTCGACGACCTGCGCCAGTACAAGGGCATATACGACGCGGCGACGCTGCAGCGCCTGAAGGACAAGAAGCGCTCGATGCTCTACCTGCGCCTGTCGCGCGCCAAGGTGAAGAGCCTGAATGCGCGGCTGTCCGACATGCTTTTCCCGGCCGGCGACAAGAACTGGACGATCACAGCCACGCCGATGCCAACCCTCGACGAGGAGATGTACGCCGACGAGATCGCACAACTGCGGCAGCGCGCGCAGGAGGCCGGCCAGCAACTGAGCCCGACCGCCATCGAGAGCGCCATCCGAGAGGTTGCTCGCGATTGCGCTGCGCGTATGGAGAAGACGGTCAACGACCAGCTCGAAGAGGGCGGATACGAGTCGGTCTGCCGCAAGGTTATTGCCTCCGGCAACATGTACGGCACCGGCATCCTGAAGGGGCCGCTCGGGTCGCCACAGATGACTCGTCGCTGGCGCCGCATGCAAGGGCAATGGGTGCTGGAAGACCGCAAGGTCGTCAAGCCTCACTTCGCCTTCGTCCCGCTCTGGTATTACTACCCTGACCCCCTGGCGACCGAGCGCGAGCAGTGCCGCTACGAATTCGATGCGCGCCCAGCCACGGCCAGCGACATCGCCAAACTGCGGCGCGATGACGCCTACATGCCTGAGCAGATCGACAAGGTGCTCTCCGCCTTTCCGAACGGCAATGTGAACCAACTCGAACTGTGGGAGCAGAGCCTGCGAGAGCTGTCGAAGGACCAGGTGAACAAGCCGAACCCGACGGGCCGCTTTCGGATCATGGAGCGGTGGGGCACGATCAAGGCCTCGACGCTCAAGGCGGCCGGACTGCCGGTCGAAGACGAGAGCGTGGATTACGAGGCTCAGGTCTGGCAGGTCGGCCACATCGTCATCCGCATCGACATCAACCCCTTCGACAGCGGATCGCGTCCCTTCAAGCTCTTCTACTTCGACAAGGACGAGTCGAGCATCTGGGGCGAGGGCATGTGCTCCATCATGCGCGACACCGAAAGGGGCGCCAACACTTCGGTTCGTGCCATGGTGGACAACGCTGCGATGGCGGCCGTGCCGAACCTTGAGGTCAACACCCGCCTGATGCCGGAGGAGCAAGACCTCGACACCTTCACCTCTGGCCGCGTGTGGCATCGCACGGGATCGGCCGCAGATGCGCAGTACCCGGCCGTCCGGGTGATCGACATCCCCATCCGTACCGCCGAGTTCGCCCAACTCCTGAAGCTCTTCATGGAGCTAGGCGACGAGGTGACGACCGTCCCCAGGTTCACATACGGCGGGACGGACGGCGCGGCGGTCAGCAAGACGGTCGGTGGCTTGTCGATGCTCATGGGCCAGGCAAACATCTCGCTGAAAGACCTCGCGAAGAACTGGGACGACGGCATCACGGAGCCGTTCATCGGCGACTGCTACGACTGGAACATGCAGTTCAACGATGACCCGACTATCAAGGGCGATCACGAGGTTACAGCGCGCGGCAGTTCGTCGCTCGTGGCGAAGGAGATTCGCTCCAACGCGCTCGCCGGCTTCACGGCCGACCTCATCAAGATGGCGCCTGATCTGGCGAAGGTGCGGGAGCTGTTCGAAGAACGAGCCCGCAATCTCGACCTCGACCCCGACATGTTCTTGAAGACCCAGGGCGAGGCCGACCAGGAGAACCAGGAGAAGCAGATGGGCGCGGCTGCCATGCAAACGGTAGCGACCATCGCGAAGGCCATGCGCATTCCACCCGAGACCCTGGTGCAGAACGTCGATCAGATCATCCTCCAGCTCACGGAAGCCGCCCAGCGCGCCGGCCAAATCGTGAATGGAGCCGCAGCGCAGATCGCGCAGCAACCCGCAGCCCAACAGGAGCCTGCCCTCGTATGAACCCGCAAATGACCGAGATCAAGGCCCCCATCGCCAAAGGCACCACCGCAATCGTCGCCGCAATCGGCGCCAACACCGATGCAGCAGGCCAGGTCGCGACGACTGTCGCCCAAGCCGTGGCGCCAACCTCCGACCCGACCTGGTACTGGATCATCGTCGGACTGCCCTGGGACAAGATCGCCTCGCTCGTGGCGGCGATCTACACCTCCGCGCTCTTCAGCGAGTGGCTCTTCAAGAAGGTCTGGCGAGCTTGGCTGCGGCCGGTCGCGGTACGCCGTGGCTGGGTTGCTGGCGAGCCTCTGATGACGCGCAGCCAGTGGGCTGAGCTGGTGAAGGAGGACTGAGATGCAGGCGAATCGAGTACGCATCGCCGTCGCCAGTCTTGCGCTCAGCGCTGCCGGCTTCATCGCCATCGTCGGGAGCGAGAGCTACACCAGCACCGCTGTGGTCCCGACCAAGGGTGACAGGCCTACGGTTGGCTTTGGCAGCACGTTCCACGAGAACGGCGCGCCGGTAAAGCTCGGAGACACCACCACGCCCGTGCGCGCCCTTGTCAAGGCTCAGGCGCACATTGGCAAGGAGGAAGCCGTCTTCCGAGCATCGCTCGACGGCGTGAGCCTGAGCCAAGCCGAATACGACACCTACATGGACTGGGTGTACCAGTACGGCTCGGGCAACTGGATCAAGCCGCTGTCTCCGCGCACATGGCTTTTGAAGGGCGACTATGCGGGGGCGTGCGAGGCGTTGCTCAACTGGCGCTACGCCGCAGGCTACGACTGCTCGACCATGGTGAACGGACAGCCGAACAAGCGCTGCTATGGCGTGTGGACGCGCCAGCTCGAACGCTACACGAAGTGCATGGCGGCGCAGTAGCGAGAAAAGCGTCCAGCGTCAAGAACGGCCAACCCTATCCTCACCGCATTCGAAAACACTACCGATGAGAGCAAGCAAGATCACTCACCACCAGAAGGGAAGCCTGACGCTCGCCCTGACGTGCGTTGTGGTGGTCATGGTGCTCATCTCCGTTGTTCTGTCCCAGGCGCTTGTGCTGCGCGGTGCACGTCACGACCTTTCCAAAGCCAACGCACGAGCCGACCAAGCAGTGCAGGCGCTTGGGATCGAACGCCAGCAGAGAGACCTTGCCAATCGGTCGGTGCTCAATCTTCAGAACCAGCTCGATGCCCAACGGGAGAACGCTGATGCAACGCTTGCCGCGCTATCGGGCGCCCTTCGTGACCTGCCTGATGTTCGTTTGCCTCGCCGTGTTGGCGGGGTGCTCCGCAATGTCGTCAAGCCTGAGCCCGCAGCCGGTGCTGCAACCACTTCCTCCCGAGCTGGCGAAGCCGCCTCGCAAGCCGATGCCACTGCAAGAGGTGGAGCGACGGATGAGGATGGCAGCGTCTCATGCAAAGCCGTCGCCGTCTGGGCCGCAGAGAACATCGAGCTGGTGCTGAAGCCAAACGCTCTACAGCTCGAAGCCATCCAGAGGTTCTACGAGGAGCAGCGAGTCCTGCTTCTCCTCAATGGACGAGAGGCGCCAAGGTGACTCCCTTCGAAACCGCGCGCCGCGCGATGCATGGCTCCTCCAACACACAAAGCCTGCAGTCGTTCATTTCGCTGTTGGTCGAGCGCGAGAAGGAGTTGATTGAAGAGCTGGCGAGCAACGGCAATGCTGTCGAGGTCCAGCACAGATTCAAGGAGCTTCGCCTGATACGCGAGGCCCTGAGCATGCCCGTGTCGCGAGGTGCACCTCGCGACGAGGGCTAAGAGGCCAGGCGTGAGCCCACGGCCGCCCGCCGCAAGGCAAACAGGATCGAGCCGCGCTTGACGCGACGATCTCTCAACGAGAAGACAACGTGGAACAAGACGACGAATTTGACGCAGCTTTCGGCAACCGCAACGCCCAGGTGAGCGCTTCGCTCGACGAGGGTGGCGATCCTTCGACCGACGATCCTACCGATGGTAGTTCGGCGGCGCCGACTGATTCCGCCCCTGATGGTGGCGCTGCTCCGGCCCCGGCTCCTGCAGCCGCACCGGTCGCCGCTCCCGCGCCTGCCACTCCGGCTTCTGCCGTCGAGGCTCCAGCGCCCGCCGCGCCTGCTCCCGCACCGGCCTCTGCGCCAGCGGCAGCAGACGAGGAAAACGATCCGGTGAAGCTGCGTCAGCGTCTCTCGACTGTGCAAGGTCTCCTGCGCTCGACCTCCGACGAGCTGAAGGCCCTCAAGACGAAGCAAGCCGAACCGCCTGCACCGGCCCCTGCGCCAGCAGCCGCTCCGGTCGCGCCGAGCGCCGAGGACGCCGAGGCCGAGGAGCTACTCGCCGAGCTGAAGGAGAGCGCGCCGACCGTCTACAAGGCGGTCACGCTGATGATGAAGAAGGATCGCGCCACTCTGGAGCGCACCTTCGAAGATCGCGTCGCCGCGCGCATCAAGGAACTCGACGTTCGCATCGAGCCCATCGAGTCCAAGCAGCAAGCCCAGTCGGACGCAGACCACTTCGCGGCAATCGCGAAGGCTCACCCTGACTGGGAAGCCGTTGTCCAGTCACCCGAGCTGATTGCTTGGGTGCAAAGCCAGCCGACCTGGACGCAGCAGCACTTCGCGCGCGTCGCGGAATCCGGCACGTCCGCAGAGGTGATCGAGGTGCTGAACCAGTACCGCGCATCGAGCCCTGCGGCGTCTCCGGCTGCCGCGCCCGCGCCGTCTGCTGCTCCCGCTGCAGCTCCTGCAGCGCCTTCGGGACATGAAGCCAGACGCGACGCACAGAAGCGTGCGCTTAGCACTCAGCCCAGCCGGAGCGCCCCTGTGGCACCGAGCGCGGCAGCGGGCAAGCCCGACGACTTCGACAGTGCATTCGCGGCAGCGGCAGCCCGTGCGGCACCCGAACTGACCTGATTCAACCTGAGAGATTGCCATGACCAAGTACGGTGATATTTCCCCCGCCGTCGCGGGCGTACAAGCAGCCGAGCTGCTGACGCGCGCGATTCCCTACCTCATCTTCGAGAAGTTCGGCCAGACGAAGCCTCTGCCGTCGAACAGCACTTCGACGATGATCTTCCGCCGCTACAACGCGCTTTCGAACGTGCCGGTGGCTCTGGCCGAAGGCGTGACGCCTGCCGGCAAGCAGCTCACCAAGACCGATGTGAGCGTCGAGATCAAGCAGTACGGCGACTTCATCGAGTTGACCGATGTCGTGCAAGACCTGCACACCGATCCGGTGCTGCAGGAGACCCAGGCCATCCTGGGCGAGCAGGCCGGCCAGATGCTGGAGAAGGTCCGCTACAACGTGCTGAAGGCTGGCACCAGCGTGTTCTATGCCAATGGCGCGACCCGTGCCGCGGTGAACACGAAGATCACGACCGCGCTGCAGCGCAAGGTCACGAAGACCCTGAAGCGCCAGAGCGCCAAGCCGATCACCACGGTGCTGCGCTCGACGCCGGCCTACGAGACCCGCAACGTCAAGGCCTCGTACATCGCCATCGGCCACACCGACATCGAGAACGACGTGCGCGACATGGCGGGCTTCAAGGCCGTGGAGACCTACGGCTCGCTCTCGCCCTACGAGAACGAGGTCGGCGCTGTCGAGGACTGCCGCTATCTCACCTCGACGCTCTGCGACCCGTTCGCTGACGCGGGCGGCGCGGCTGGCGGCACGATGCAGTCGACCAGCGGCACCAACTGCGACGTGTTCCCGGTGATCTACCTCGGGAAGGACGCCTGGGCGTGTGTGCCGCTCAAGGGCAAGGCGGCTATCACGCCGACCATCGTGAACCCGAAGCCAGTCCAGGGCGACCCTCTGGGGCAGCGTGGCTCGGCAGGCTGGAAGGCCTACCACGCCTGCGTGATCCTCAACGACGCCTGGATGTCGCGCGGCGAGATCGCCGTCACGAACTAAGTCGTCGGCGAAGGAGAGGGCTTGCCTGTGGCGGTCCTCTCTTCCATTCATTCAACAGGAGATTCATATGACCAAGGCTGAAATGGTTGCTCGCGCGCTCGAACTGAAGCTCGGCGAGGAGCCTTCGCTCAAGTCCATGTCGAACAGCGCCCTCGAAGCGCTGCTCAAGGAAAACGACCCGACGCCCGGTCGCGCCGCCACCGAAAGCGACAAGGGCGTCGCGACCGGCAAGGGCGACGACCCGCGTACCGGCATTAAGAAGCGCTGCCGTATCGAGGTCGGCTCAGGCCCCGATGGCAAGTTCGACGTGTTCGGCTCCGTCAACGGTTTCAACTTCGTCGCGAAGCGCGGCAAGGAAATCGAGCTGGACACGGGGTTCATCGCGCATCTGCGCAGCCTCTATGTCACCGAGTTCAGCCCGGTGATCGAGAACGGCAAGGAAACGGGCGAGTACACCTCGGACAACATCCCGCGCTTCAACGTCGTCGAGCTGGAGTAAGTCGGCGATGGTCCCCTCGCTCGCCATCGCTGGTGCTCGCGTCATCCTGAATGACCCGGCAGGAACGTCGCCCCGTTGGAGCGATGCGACGCTGCTCGGCTACTTCAACGACTTCATGCGGGCTCTGGCGCTGCAGCGGGGGGAGTTTTTTACCGAGCAAATCGATGTCCCACTCGTGGCGGGCGAGATGCAGTCGATCTCCAAGCTGACAACGTTAGGCCTGGTCGACGTGCTCAAGAACCAGGGCGCGGAATACGTTCGCGAGGTCGACATGACCGAGATGAGCGTTCAGGCCAGGGGGTGGGGGAAGGCCGCCAGCAAGCCGTTCAAGGTCTGGATGAGGCAGAAGGCCGACCCATTCCGATTTGCCGTGTATCCGCCAGTCGTGATCCCTCCGAGTCCAGCTCCAGCTCCGAAGGCTACTGTCTCCGTCACGGCGCTCCCTGCTGCGGTCACTGATGCCACGAAGAACACCGACAACGGCGTGTCGGCTGTGTTCCAGGCCAGCGCCGAGAACTTCATCGCCGGCCGCGCGCTCACGATCAACACCAACGCCGCGGACACGGCGAAGGGCGTGCAGCTTCTTTCATTCGCTGCAACGCTGGGTGGAGGGCAGGGCTGATGCTGATCGAAAGCCTATACGACGAGGTAGCTCAGCGCGTTCCTGCTACCCCACAGCTCATCGCGTCAGCAGTGAACACGGCGCTGGGGCGCTTCCTGCGGGATTCGACTGCATGGCGCGTCAATGCCAAGTTCAAGACCAAGCCGGGCAAGTTCGAGTACGACCTCAGCGACCTGGTGGAAGAGGGGCTGATCTGCGCCGTGACGCGCATGAACCTCCAGGGCGACTCCAACCCCATCGATCCCTACACCGCTCGCGACATGGATCGTCGGGTGCCGGGTTGGCGCACGCAGTCGGGAGAGCAGCCGCGCGCATATATCGCGCCGCAGGAGCCTCACCTCGTTCGCCTCTACCCCATCCCATTGCGGGTCGATACCGTCGAGGTGGAACTGGCGCTTTACTGCAATCCGAGCACCGTGAACATCCCTGACTGGCTCGGCGAGATGTACCGCAAGGAGTTGGTCGAGGGCGCTGCTGGCGTGCTCTATCGCATCCCGAAGAAGGCTTGGACGGATGTCGCCATGTCGAAGGACTGCGATCTGCTTATCGACGAGGCGGCACGCTCTGCTCGCGCACGTATCGACAAGTCGCACACGAGGGCCATTGTGACCCTGAAGTCCACCCCTTTCGACGAGCTGTAACCCATGAGTGCGATCCCTACCTGTGCAGTCCGCGCCGTCATCCGAGATTCGGTCGGTGGCGAGCCGATTGTTGGCGCCACCATCGTCGCTCGGCTGTCGGGCTACGACATTGACGATGGTTACGTCGTACCGGAGGAAGTCGAGGCGACCACTGATGCCGATGGCTATGCGGTCCTACACCTCTGGCCGAACCAGCTCGGCTCTGTCGCGAGCTTCTACAAGATCACCATCGCGGCGAACGAGAAGAGTCTTCGCACGACAGCCGTCGTGCCAAACCTTGCCTCGATTGACCTGCATGCCATCGCCGAGCTGCCGCCCTACGAGGGGAGGCCTGACGGCGCCCTCGTGATTGCCCAGGTGCTGCAGGCCCTGGTCGAGGCTCAAGCGGCCCGTGATGCCGCTGCCGCTTCCGCTTTGCAGGCGGATGGAAGCGCAAACGCGGCGTCAGCGAGCGCGGCTTCAGCGCTTGCCAGTAAGAGCGCAGCAGTAGTCTCGGAAGCAAACGCTGCGGCGAGCGCGAACGCAGCCCTGACGAGCCAGAACAACGCGGCGAACAGCGCCACGGCAGCAGGCGCTAGTGCAGGCAACGCTGCGGCAAGCGAGACAGCGGCTGTCGGGTCCAAACATCTTGCCCAGGCCTGGGCGATCCAGCTCGGCACCCCCGTCGAAGGCGGCGAATACAGCGCGAAATACCACGCGCTCGCGGCAGCGGCAAGCGCGGCCAGCATCGCAGATGGCCCGGTCTACTCATGGGTAGGCCTACTCGGCACCATCACGTATGCACAGGCACGCGCGGCGCTGAACATCACTAACGTTGGGAATCTCGCGCCGGCCGATTATCCGATCAGCTCGGCGACGGCGGGTGCCCTCGCCAACAAGGCCGACCTCGTGGCTGGCGTGGTGCCGGCCTCGCAGCTCCCCAGCTACGTCGATGACGTGCTCGAATTCGCGAATCTCGCGGCTTTCCCAGTAACGGGCGAGACGGGGAAGATATACATCGCGCTCGACACCAATCGGCAATACCGTTGGACTAGCTCGATCTACGTGCAGATCGTGGCGTCGCCCGGCACCACCGACGACATTATCGAAGGGACCACGAACCTCTTCTTCACGCAGGCCCGCGTGCGCGCTACGCCGCTGACGGGGTTGAGCCTTGCTACCGGCACGGCCATCACGGCGGCCGACACGGTGCTGACCGCACCCGGCAAGTTGCAGAAGCAGATCACCGACAACGCGGCCATCACGGTCACCAAGGACAGCAACACGGGCGCCGCGAACCTGCCAGCCGGCACCACGGCGCAGCGCCCCGCCAACGCCGTTGGCATCCTTCGGTACAACATCACGCTCGGCCGCGCTGAAATCAACAGTGGCACCGGCTGGGGCTCGCTCGGCGGCGCCACGGGCGGCGGCACCGACGCCGTCTTCTACGAAAGCGACATCGTGGTCACGACGGACTACTCGGTTCCGGCCGGCCGCAATGCTATGGCTGCTGGACCCATCACGATCAACGCAGGGGCGACGATCACCATCCCGGCAGGCTCGACCCTGACCATCGTTTAAGGAACCGTCATGGCAGTAAAGATCGACGGCAACGGGCCTATCACAGGCTCCACTTCGGTGTGGAGCACGGGCGACTTCAAATGGCGGCAGGCGCAGGCGGCCGACGCTGGCTGGATCGCGGCCACGGGCGGCACCATCGGCAACAGTGGCAGCGGCGCTACCAACCGGGCCAACGCCGATACATTGGCGCTCTTCACGCTCTGGTGGACCGACTACACGGACGCGCAGCTCCCGATTCAAACGGTGACCGGTTCGGCCAGTACACGAGGCGCAAGCGCCGCCGCCGACTGGGCGGCGGGCAAGCGGCTCACCGTGTTCGATGTGCGAGGGCGTTTCATTCGCGCGCCGGGCACCATCAACGGTCTGACCTTCGTGAACGGCAACGGCTACGCCACGTCGACGCAAGTTCATCAGCACAAGATGCCGATTGGCTTCGATGGAGGTCCGATGGGGTACTTGTGGGCTGACGGCAGCGGCTCGCCAGTATTTGGCTCGACAGTCGAGACAGGGGCATGGCGCGCAACCTTCGCGCCAAGCAGCTTCGGCTCTGCGAGTGTCCGCGTTGCCTATACGGCAGGCACATTCGAGAACACGTCTGGCGAATCGGCCGGCCCCAGCATTGTGATGCTGCCCTGCTACAAGCTCTGAGAAAAACACCATGACGCTCAAAATCGTATCCGAGGCCACTGGTGGCCGCATCCAGAACGAGACGCCCATCGACGTGCTCACCGTGGGCGCGGCCGGCCTTATCACGCTGCCCGGCAACCTCGTCATGCCCGCTGGTGTGTTGAAGCAAGCTGGCAACAAAAAGATCGGCTGCTCGGTCTTTATCTCGGCGAATACTGCGTTCACGCGCAATGTTGATACCAAGATTCCATATACAGGCGTGGGGTGGAACCCGAATGGCGCTTTCAATACGAGCACCAACCGGTTTACCCCGGATGTTCCCGGCTGGTACGCAGTCCACCTTACATCCTCCACCAATGGCGACGCCGCGTCCGACAACTGCCAAACACACATCAACAAGAATGGGTTCACCAACATTACGGTCGGATTGACGAACACGTCCTCCGCCGTTCTTCTCGTGTGTGTGCATAGCGGCAGTCAACTCGTCTACATGAACGGTACGACCGACTACATCGAAGGGCACGTATATCGGGGGCAGGCGAGCGGAACCTGCACCTTAAACGGCGACGCGGGCGGCTCCGCGAACCGCCTCTCTGCGATCCTCATGTACCCCGACTAAGGAGCCACTGTGGGCACGAAAACAGACAGCTATCAGGTCGGGCTCAGCGTCACGGCCACCAACAACTTCACGCTTGTGAGCGATGGCGCGGGCGGCTTCAAGATCGCGCGCGGCAACCCAGGTGCGACGACGCAGGACATCCTGACGGTGAACGCAGCGGGCGAGGTCAATGTTGTTCAGCCGAACCCATGGGTTGCGTCTACTCCAATTCCAACGGCTGCAAACGGAGCCTTTGGCAACGCCTCGGGTTCTCTACGCATTCGAAAAGAGGGGAAGACAGTCTTCGTACAAGCGTCGGTGTTGATCACTACGCTCGGCACAGCATCCGGGCACGCCATCCTTCCGCTGCCTTATCCGGCGGTGGCGCTGGCCAACACCTATGCAGAGTGGTCACTTGCTGGACGAGAGTCACAAACGACCGGGTATGGTGTGATCGGGTTCGTCCGGCAGGGTACGTCGAATCTGCTGCTGGTGCCTTTTACAGGGCAGTCGATGGCTAGCAACAACGTGCTGAATGTCTGCGGTTTCTACGAGACGGCAGCTTAAGCACGGCCTGCAACCTACCAATAGTAGTAAATGCGGATCGATATACAGAAGTTCTTGGGCTTTGCTCCAATCGTAGCTCCTATCGCACTCGGAGAGAGCATGGCCCAGGTAGCTCTCGACTGCGATCTGCGAGGGGGAACCCTTGCGCCTATGCGCGGCCATCGCCTGGTTGGCGATCTCGGTCGCATGAACCCGAAGACTATCTACAAGTTCGGCTACAAGAGCGGCAACGAGATGCAGTGGTGGTTCGCTTTCGAGAACGACATCGACGTGGCGAAGGCCGCGATCTCGAATGACACTGAGGAGCGAACCTATTTCAGTGGCGTGATCGGTGGATTGGACATCGTTCGAAAGACACGATTCGGATTGGCGCAGTCTGGTACAGCGCCGTATCCGACCAACTACCTGGAAGCCAGTGTCCCTAAGCCGACGAGCAAGCCGGCGTTCACTACTTCTGGCGGCGACGGGAAGATTGAGCCGGAGTATGTCATCTACACCGAGACGTTCGTTACCGAATGGGATGAAGAGTCCGAGCCTGGCCCTGCTTCAGATCGTGTGTCAACGCTGGTTGGTGCCACGAATACCATCACCAATCTGACGCCGCTCCCGAGCGGGAGCACGCAGATCAACCGACGACGCATCTACCGAAGCTCGTATTCTGGCAACTTGCAGACGGGCATCCAGTTTGTCGCGGAGATTCCGGTAGCGCAAACCACCTATGTCGACTCAAAGACCAAGCTGGAGCTTGGCGAGACGCTTAAGACTCAAGGGTGGGATGCATGGCCTGAAGGTATCCGGGGATTGCGTGCTCTCTGGAGCGGCATGACCGTGGGCTTCAAGGACTACGACGTATATTTCGGTGAGCCGCTCTCGCCCTATGCCGCGCCTCTCGCGTACTCACAGGCCACGAACGACCCCATTGTGGGGATTGGCAGCTTCGGCACCGCGCTCGTGGTCTTGACCAAGGGCGCGCCGCTCACTGCCAGCGGTGGACATCCAGACGACTTTGTACTGGCGCCCGCGGAGGTATTGGACGAGTGCTCGGGCTGCGCGTCGAAGAGGGGCATTGTCTCGGTGCCTGGTGCTGTCTTCTATCCGAACGAGCATGGCATCGTGATGCTCTCGCCTTCCAGCTCGCAACTGCTGACGGCTGCCTACGTGCAGAAGAACGAGTGGAAGAAGTTCGCGCCAGATACGATGCTCGGCATCACATCGGGCTCGCGATACATCGGGTTCTACGACAACGGTTTGGTAAAGCGTGGGCTGATCTTCGATCCGAATGTTGTTGGCTTTACCGAGACAACCGCCTTCGCTTCAGCCGCGCATGTCACGAACGGCAAGCTCTACTTGGCGATGGGCTCGAAGCTCATGTGCTTCGAGGAAGGCGATCTGCTTCCCTACACCTGGAAGAGCCGCAAGTGGGTGCTGCCAAGTCGGGCCAACCTGAGCGTTGGGCGCGTACTCGCAGACAGCTATCCGGTGACACTGAAGCTCTTCGCGGACGGCGCGCTTGTGGGAGAGAAGACCGTCCAGAGCAATGAAGAGTTCACGATGCCTTCGGGCTACACGGCCTTCGAGTTCGAAGTACAGGTAGAGGGCGTTGCCAAGGTGCGTCGCGTTACCCTCGCTGAAACCTCGGACGAGCTGCAGGACATCGGCGCATGACAAAAGTCGCCGTCCGCGATGTGCCGAAGTCGGCGGGCGATCTGGCGCCTCTGCTGATGGAGTTGCGTCGCGCCGTGATGTCGCTCAACGCCACCGCGGTCAGTCGGGAAGAGCTGAAGGCCGCGGGTCTGGTCGTCGAGGAGGACGGCAGTCTGGTGGTGCCGCCCGTTGGGGGCGATCTGCCGCCCCCGCCTCAGCCGACTGGGTTGACGATTACTGTTGGTTCCGGCGTCATCTTCCTGGAGTGGTCCGGAAATCAATATCCCGGCCATGCCTACACCGAAATCTATCGAGCGGGCACGAACGACTTCACCCTCGCTTCGCAGGTCGGGCAGACTCAGGGCTCCCTCTATGTCGATGCGGTGGGGGTTGGCTCGGCGGCATATTTCTACTGGGTTCGCTTTGTGAATGTCGCCGGTCGAAAGGGGCCGCTCAATGATCAGGCAGGCAAGCCAGCGCAGACCGCTCTCTCCGTCGCGGCATTGCTTGACGCGATCACAGAGGCGGCTGAGAACCCCGATGCTCCGTTCACGAAGATGGCCGTTCGAGCTGGGCTCTTCTACGTGGCAAACGAGAATAGCTCGGCCCCGATGTTTTCTGTTGTCACCGCGCCGATCATGAACAACGGGGTCGAGGTTCCCGTTGGCGTCTATATGGCCGACGCATGGGTCAAGAACGGGACGATCACCAACGCCAAGATTGGCAATCTGGCAGTCGACGACGCGAAGATTTCGGAGCTGTCGGTTAGCAAGCTAAAGGCAGGCAGCATCGCAGTCGGCCAATGGATTGGAAGTCAGGGCTACATCGGCGGCTCATCCGGATGGCGCATTAACGCGGACGGAACCGCCGAGTTCAACAACGTTGTGATTCGCGGCACTGTCTATGCCTCCGCTGGCTCCTTCGCTGGAAGCATTTCCGGTGCGACCGGAAATTTCCGCGGCCAAGTCACTGGCGGCGGCTTTGCTGGATACGCATGGCCGGCGTCTGGGCAGACTGGCTTTTACATTGGCGGGAACGGGCTGCTTCTTGGGAACGCGAACGATGGCCGCTACTTCCAGGTAGAGGCTGGAGGCAATGTTTTTGCGCCTGGCTTCAGCATTGTCAACGGGAACGCCACATTCAATGGGACGATCAACGTGGTGGGGCAGGCTGGGACGCGACGACTAGTCATAACGAATAGCCAGATTCTTGTTTTCGACGACGCGAATGTGCTGCGTGTGCGGCTGGGAATTTGGTAATGCCATTTGGGCTTCAAATTTGGGACCAGTTCGGAAACGAAATTCTCAACTCGTCCACCAGCGTCTGTCGCGTCATTGGCTACGTTTCGATCACGGGTAACGGCTCGGTGGCCGTGCCAAATGGGCGGCCTTGGTTCGCCGTACTCAACGACAACAGCTACGACTGGCAAGAGATGTCATATGACTTCAACGTCAGCGGACAAACTCTTTCGTGGACCGCGTTCCCGGCCGAGCCTTTCAGCCCATCGCCTCCCACCATGAACATCGTCTATGGGGCCTACTGATGCCGGCAGGGATTCAAGTTTTTAACGACAACGGTTTCTTCCAGATCGACTCGGAGTACACGAACTTCCGCCTCACCAGCGTGCAGACGTTCAACTTCCCGGGACCAGGCGGCGCATCGCCGGAGCTGTTCGCTGGGACGGTATCCACCGTCATTTCCGGCAACACCCCACTCGTGGCAGTCCGTTCGACGGTGCTCTGCTCCATCGCGATGATTCGGCAGTTCTCGCCGACGACGTTTCTAGTGCGCGCCGCGGCAGTGGACACGGCTCCGGGATCGGTCACTTTCTATGTCTTTGACCAGTCGCCACCTACTCCTAGCAATTGTGGGCTGCAGGTCTGGAACGCCGCTGGCACGCAGGTCTATGACTCGAACGACAAGTCGTTGCGGGTAGTGGACACCTATAAGCAGGGAAACGTGTTCTTTCCCAGCGGCGTCGCCAGTCGCAGCTATCCCGGAAAGAAGGTGGCAGTTGTCGTCAGTGGAATGCTCCGCTACATGCAAGACTCAGCGTCAATGCAATGGGAGGCTTTGCTAGGCGCGCGAACTCCGAACGACAACACCATCGAGCGCAGCTTTTTCATCTATCGACGCTATTTCACAGCCACCAGGCGCGGCTATGTTTCCACGCGAAACGTGACCGACCTAGTTGTCGATGTGACTGGGTATTGACGAGAAAACCGTCCGCTGCTCGCGGCTAGAGGCCTAGGATGCTCGGCAATCCTACTGATGCGAGCATGAACACTACTCCCGACTTCTCTGGCAAACCTGTTCGTGCCCTGATCGACTATCTCGTAAAGGGGGACCGCGAAGCGGCGGCTTTCCTTGAGATGCTCTTTGCGGTCGTACATCTCTGGGATGACCTCGTTGATGGCGACAAGCAGGCCGACACAAGCCTGATGATGTTTGGGGCGTTGATCGCATTGCCGCGCGATCCGTTCTATCAGCGTCACTTCGCGATGCTGAGTCCGCTCATGGAAATGGCAATGCTCAACTGGCTCACGGCAAACGAGCTGGAGCGGACCAACAGTGCCGCCGACAAGCGTATCGCCTTCATCACCCGCTCTGACTATCTGAATGTCGCGCTCATGTCCGCGCGGATCGTCGGCGGATGGGATTGGGCGCGTGAAGTCGCGGCAACGGCGCGACGCCAATTCCACATCGAGGGATACGAGGCCTATATCGAAAACCTGCGCGCCCAGTTTGCGGCGTCTTCTACGTCGAAGGAGTAAGCCATGTGTATGGGTGGCGGCGGATCGGATAAGAACCTGGGCGTTGCTGCGCTCTATCAAGCACAGACTCAGGCGGTGCTAGGGCTGCAGCAAAACGCGCTCGCTCAGCAGAAGCTCGACAGCGACACGGTGCTGCAGCGCGAATACATGGACATCATCAAGGCAAATCAGCCGACTGAGCAGCGCTTGCAGAGCGCCCAAGCTGATGCCGCCGAACTCGCGTTGAATCGATACCGCGACGTTCAGGTTCCGCTCGAAAACCAGATCATCGACGAGGCGAGGAACTACGACTCGACGGAGCGCATCGCCGCAGAGGCTGGCAAGGCGGACGCGGCTGTTGTCCAGGCCTACGACAAGGCGAACGCCGGGGCGCAACGGGACATGCTGCGAGCTGGCCTCAACCCCAATTCGGCCAAGGCTCTCGCCTTGCGAGAGAACTCCTCGCTGTCTCAGGCCGCTACCGCTGCGAATGCGGCCACGAGCACCGCCGAGGCGGTGAAGGGGAAGGGCTTTGCGATGCGGATGGATGCGGCTGGACTCGGCCGGAACCTCCCTGCGAACTCGACGGCCGCCTCGGACGCAGCACTTCGCGCGGGGCAGTCGAGTGCGGCAGGAATGGCGGGCCTCATCAGCGCAAACAACCAGAGCTTCAATTCGACTATGGGTGGCTTCGGCCAGGCGGCAAGCACCATCGGTGGCGCTGGGAACACGTTCCAGAGCATGGCGCAGCAGCAGCAGGCCTCCAGTGACGCAAAGAGCGCTGGTATCGGGAAACTAATTGGCGGCGCTGCCAGCGCCTATGCAGGTAGCGCTGCGGGTAGCGCTGCGCTCACGGCTGTGGGTGCCGGCCTGATGTCGACGTAAGGAGCGCGAAATGTCTGGAGGCGGTTTCTGGGGTGGTTTGGCTGATGGTGTCGAGATGGGGCAGCAGTGGACCGCGAACGCGCGGCGCCAGCAGATGCTCGACCGTCAAGAGGAGGATCGCCAGCGCGAGCGCGCGCTGCGCGACTCGCGCAAGGCCGATGTTTCGATAGCCGTGGCGGCTGACAACCAGCCAGCGCGTGCGGGCGACGAGGGGCCGGTGCCAGAGACGAAGCGGCCGATCTGGGAGTCTCTTGACCGTGCTTCGCAGGCCCGGCTGCAGAGCGGAGACCTGGAAGGCTATGAACAGCTCGCGAGTAAGAGCGTCGCATTGAAGTCTTTGCACTTCAACACGAAGCTCAATCAGGCGGCCATGACCGGCGATCCGACCCAGATCGCATCCGTGATGTCGGAGATGTCGCCTGGCTACAAGTTCTCGGCGAACGCCGACAAGTCGGGCGCGATCACTGGTTCGGTTACTGGCCCCGATGGCAATACGGTGCCGATGAGCTTCAAAAGCCGCGACGAGATGATCGGCATGGTCGACACCTTCACCAAGAACGGCAGCGTGGCAGCCACTCTGCGTGAAGCGGAAAAGAGCCGCGCCGACAATCTGCTTCGAGCTGCACAGACCCGTCAGGCCGACGCACAGACTGGCCTCATCCAAGCCAACACTACCAGCGAAAACGCTCTACGTTCTGGCAAGGTTGAAGAGCAGGGCGCGCGCGCGGGCCTCATCGACGCCCAGACTGCCCAGGCAACAGCCTCGGCTTCAAAGATTGCGGCGGAGCGCCAGTCGCCTATGGAGCAGACGGTGAATGGCCTGAAGCGCCTCGGCGTCGACGAGGATGCCGCCCTGGCGTATGCGATGGGGAAGGGCGACAAGGCGAAGAGCCGCGAGGCACTCATTACCGATGTCGCGACGAAGCTCGTCGACTCGAACGCTAAACAGCTTGGCGCGCCGCCGCTGAAGCCGGAGGACGCCCTGAAGCAGGCGGCTCAGCTCGTCGATGGTGCTGCCCAGATGGCGGGCACTTCTCGCGTGGGCTCAGGCGCTCCGGTCGGCGCAGGCATGACGCCGCCCGGCAGCGCAGCCCGAACCGGCAGTGGCCCAGGGATGGGCATCAAGGCTCCGAGCAAGGGAGCGATGCCGCAGCTCGACGCGGCTGAAGCGCGTCGTGCCGCGGAGATCAAGGCCGCTGTTCGCAGCGGCCAGATGTCGCGCGAAGCGGCGCGCCAAGAACTGCAAGCCCTGGGATTTCAATGAACGCAGACGACTTCCTCGACTTCGACCGAGACACCTACCTCGCCGAAACGGACAGGCTTCTTGGACTTCCCAAGGGTTGGTCGGCAGCCCAGATCAGGGTGGAATCGAACAACGACCCGGCTGCCGTCTCCAGGGCGGGCGCCATGGGGCTCGCTCAGGTCATGCCGAAGACGTTGCGCACGCTGTCAGAGCGCGCCGGCCGCAAGCTCGATCCATTCAACGAAGCTGATGCGCTGTACATCCATCGCGAGGCTATGAAGGAGAACCTCGCGAAGTTCCAGAACCCGGACGATGCGGCGCGCGCCTACAACAACGGGTGGAACCGAGATTCTTGGAACAACCCGGAAACGGCGTCCTACGCTTCGAAGATTCACTCCGAAATCGCAGAGCCAGGCAGTTCTCGCGGCAAGGTTAGTCGAACTGCCGCTAAGCGCGGGATGAGCGCTGATGCGTTTCTCGACATCCCTGATGAATCGCCCGTCGTGGATGCGCCGTCTGCCGACGCCTTCCTCGATGCGCCTGAAGAGAGTGTCGGGGCGATGGACTACCTGAAGCAATTCGGGGGGAGCGTCGTCAAGTCAGCGGGCGATGCCCTGACCGGGATCGGCAAGGCCGGGGACATCGGACAGGAGGAGATTGACAAGGCCTGGAAGGAAGACCCTGGACTGGCCTACGTGAAGCACGGCACTGGTGTACCTGGCAAGGTGCTTGCCGCCGTCGCCAATCCGGTCGGCGGATGGCTCACGAAGAAGGGCGAGGCGATCCTCGGCACCCGGAGCCAGGCGGCGAAGACGGCGATGGAGAACACCACGCCCGAGGGCAACATCATTCAGGCAGTGCGCGAGGGTGATGCGTCTGGCTTGACCCTGGGCAAGTCTCCAACTGCAGCAGGCTTCGGCCTGCAGGCTGCCAACATCTCGGGCCAAGTTCTGCCGCAGGTCGGCATCGCGGTAAGCACACGCGGGCAGTCCATTCCGGCGCAGATTGCAACCGGCACCCTCGTCGGCGCCTCGCAAGGGGTGGGCTCAGCCGTCAGTGAGGTGCGCGACTGGTTCGGCAGCAAGACGGACGAGCAGCTCGCGGCCATCTCGCCGGTCTTTCGCGAACGTATTGCCAAAGGCGAGGCGCCTGCGGACGCGCGTGCCGCCCTTGCGAAGGAGACGGAGGATCGCGTTGCAAAGTACGTGGCACCGGTATCCGCTGCGGGCGGCGCGCTGACTGGCGCACTGCTCGGCAAGGCAGGCGGCCATGCACTCGAAAGCGCAGCGAAGGGCAGCGTTGCGCGAGCCGTGATCGGCGCGGTGCTTGGAGCTGCCGAAGAGGGCATCCAGGAGGTGGGGGAGGGGGTCGCGCAGCGCAAGGGCGTGAATGATTCGACTGGCGATACCCGCGATCTCGGGGATGGATCGTTCGGAGAATTCGCATTGGGCGCCGCTGGTGGCGCCGGCATGGGTGGGGTGAGGGGGGCGATCACGAGGCATGGCAAGCCTGGAGCTGCTATCGACGCGGGCACGGTCGTGGATGCAGAGGCGCCGGGCTCTGCGCCGCTCGCCCTGCCAGCTCCTGTTGTTCGTGTGGACAGCCGCGGAAACGCACGCATGGATGGCGTGGAGCCTCCGTTCGAGGCGGCGGCGCGAGTGTCCGGCCGAGCCGACACGAGTGAGGTCCGCCAGACGGTGCGGGACGAACTGAAGGCTCTGGGATACGAGCCTACGCCACGCTCAACGCCGACCCCGATCATTGTCGACAGCGAGGGGGCAGCTCGCACCGATGGCGATACCCAGGTGCGCGATACGAGTTTCGAGCCTGCTGCCAAGGCAGTCGGCCGTGCAGACATCGTTCGCGACGAGCTGGGCAAGCTCGGCTTCGAACCTTCAGCACCGCGTGGGCAGCAGACGCCGATCTCGGTTGACGGCCGCGGCAACGCAGTAACCGACGAACAGTCCGCTCGTCCGCAGGAACGCGATGCCACGCTGGGCGACTTGCCGCGCAAGAGCGGCCGTGCCGAGATCACCTCTCCTTCTGCTCGCGCTCCGGGTGAGTTGGGCTTCGACCAGACACGGCGAGCGACTCCGACGCCGATCTCCGTGGACGCTGAGGGTCAGGCGCGAGTGCAGGGTGAGACTCGCAGCAGCGACCAGATCGCGACGGAGCGCCTGGAATCCGAGGCATCCAAGCTGTTCCCAAAGAAGGGCGACGAAGCCAGGCGCGCTGAGTGGATCGATGCCCAGCGCCAGCGGGAGTTGGGCTTCGAAGATCGCATGCGCGAGCTTGCGGAGAGAGCCAATACGAAGCGCGCCAGGCGCAAGGTCGAGATCGAGCAGACCTCTATGGCTGCTGCTCGCGCCCTGTCGCCCACATCCGAACTGGGCGTTGTGACCAGGGTCGAGGCCGATGGCTCGATCAGCTACTTCTTCTACGCCAATCCCGACGAAAAGCTGGTCGTAAAGCCAGGCGCGGCTGGCGAACCACGTTCCGTTGTTTCGGCCACGCCGGAAGACGCGACGCAATCAGCTTTGCTGCGTGCCGCGTTGGCCGATGGGCCGCTCGCGGTCGCGCCGCGTCTTCTGAGCCCCAAGGCAATGCGCCAAGCCGGCGCGGCAAGCGACCGTTTGGGGGCAACGCGACTGGTTGGGAGAGCAGCCGACAAAGCCCGCATCAGCGGGGAGCTGAACCGCATGGCAGCCAAGACCGCAGAGTCGCTCTTGGCAAAGGCCCCCATTGCTGGCGACGACATCGGTATGGCACGCGCGGCCATCGCAGCCGAGCCTCGTCGCGCAGTAGCGGTGCTGCGCGGCAAGGACGCTGATGCGATGATCGAGGCGCTGCGACAGATCGCTGGCGAGCAAGGTCAGATCACGTCAACGCGGCAGGAGTCAACCACGGCGGCTGATGAAGACTTTGTGTCCCATGTGACGGAGGCGGGCCGCGATGCGGTCAAGGCCGGGCACATGACCCGAGACGAATTCTTTGCAGCAACTCGTGCCGCCCGTGAGGGTAATCGCGAAGCCGCAGTCGAGGCGTTGCGTCGAAGCGATGCGCGCCGTGGCGTGCAGTCGCAGCCCGCATTTGGTCGGCCGGCCGAGAACATCGATCCCGAGGCCCGCGTCGATCTCGATCCGACGTTCGATCACGAGCATCAGTTCGGTGAACCAGACTTCATGGGCGACCCGACAGGCACGATGTTCGGCGCCCTGTCGAATGAGCAGTCTCAGGCTGTCTCGGCGGCTCTGCGGGACATTCTTGCGCTTGGCGTGCCCCGCGCTTGGGTGAACTCGGTGCAAGGCTTCTTTGTCAACACGCCGAAGTTCCCCGGGGGACTTGCCAATTTCTTCAAGAAGAACCTCCGTGGCAAGACTGTGCGCGGCGTCTCATTCAAGCAGACCGACGTGGACTCGACGGTCCCCGGCTTGAATGCGAACCTGGCAGAGCAGCAGGAATTCCGCGGGCAACTCATCCACGAGTTGGCGCATAACGGCGACTTCGACGGCAACGCAATGCGCTCTGCGAGCGATTCGCGGCTCGCTATTACTACCGATGGTAGTATTGAAGCTAAAGGCGCGGTGGCTCAGGAGGTCTTCGACCTCTATGGCGCTCAAGACGGCTCTTCGCTGGCGACGCTTTTTGCGTACCCACTTGAAGCTGCATTCGATGCAACCGATTCTGGAAAGCCACTCCCGGCTGCACTCGTGCAGTCGGAGATTCATGCGCAGATCGTTCGCGCATACTTCACCAATAGAGCAGAACTGGAGCGGCGTGCGCCGAAAGCCTATGAGTACGCAAGGAGTGTCATTGAAGCCAAGCCGGGCGACCGAGCTGATGCGCGAGTTCCGGCTGAAGTTCGGCAAGAGCGCGTCGATCCCGCCCGAGGCGATGCCGCGCAATCTGTGGATCGAGCAGATGGAAGAGGCCATCAAGACCGGCAAGATTCCCGACCGGCTGGAGAGCCAGTTGATTCCGGGCGGCTTCGCGACGAGCGTGATGGACGGGAACAGTCCCCAGGAAGGGCAGGCGTAAATGGAAGCGATCACAGCAGCGCAGGCCCGCGAGAGGGCCGAGCAACTGAAGAGAACAGCTCCCAAGCGCGAGGACTTCGAGACGACGGAGCAGCACGAAGAAGCGCTCGGTCGGTGGCGGTTCAACCAGGGGCGGAACATCGCAGCGCTGGAGAAGTACGCGGAAGACTTGCAGGCCTCCCGGCAACCATAGAGGTTCCCGGCAGGGGAGCGGTTGAAGTCCGCCCCACGGAGAAAGCCCGTGCTGTCGCCGAGGCTTACGCTCGCGACGCGGGTATCGACTACAAGCCGCCGACCACGTTTGCTCGCGTTGACGAGGGGCGAGCGCGGCGTATCGCTGACGCCTACGCCGAGATGGCTCACGACCCCTCTGACCCAGAGGTCAAGGCCGCCTACGACAAGATGATCGAGGAGACTCTCGCGCAGTGGGCGGCGATCAAGAAGTATCACCCGGAGTTGAAAGTCGAGTTCATCGACTTTGAGAAGGGCGGCGACCCATATGCTGCGTCGCCTCGCCTGGCGATCATCGACGTGCAGGAGAACAACCACCTCTGGGTGTTCCCCACGACCGATGGATTCGGCTCCAGCAGCTTCGACGCCAGCTCGAATCCGCTACTCCGCAAGGTTGGCGAGACGCTCGACGGCGTTGACATGGTGGCGAACGATGTCTTCCGCATCGTTCACGACTACTTCGGGCACGTCAAAGAGGCTGTCGGCTTCCGTGCTGATGGCGAGGAGAACGCATGGCGCTTGCATTCGGCCATGTACTCGCCGCTGGCGCGAAGGGCCATGACCTCCGAGACCCGGGGCCAAAATTCCTGGGTTAACTACGGGCCGCACGGTGACAGCAACCGGACCGCCAGCGGCGTCAACACTGTCTTTGCAGACCAGAAGACCGGCTTGCTGCCCGAATGGGTGAGTCAGGACGGAGCGGGCATAGAATCGCCGAATGCTTCCGCCGATCCGATTGCTCGCCGGTCTTCGCGCATGGGCGAAGAGATGGATGCGCTATCGCGCCGCTCTTCGCGAGAGAGCACGTCGGCGGCTTCCAATGGTCAAGCTGCTTCGGCAGATGCGTCGAGAGTCTCCAGGCTCGCCGCAGCTCTCAGCAAGGATGCCGGCACCGATGTGCGGGTACGCCATGTTGAGGTCGAACCGAAGTCTAGTAGAGGACAGCTCGCCGCTGCGATGAAGCAGTATTTCGGCGTCGAGACGGTCTACTTCCAGTCTGACGATCCGAACGCTCCTGCCGGTGGCGCTTATGTTCCTGGCGACCCGAAGACCGTCTACATCCACGCTCGTGGCGATGTCGACCCAGTTTCGACCTTCGGGCACGAATTCACGCATTCGCTCAAAGAGGCTCACCCAGACCTGCATGCGGGCCTGATGGCTGCTTTGCGCCGCGTGTCTCGGGACAGCTTGGCAAATCGTGAGTTCCAGGAGCAGAGCTACGGCCGGAAGGTCAGCGACTCATTGGTCGAGGAAGAGAATCTTTCCGACGTGGCTGGCGCTGCGTTTAAGCAGGACAGATTCTGGGAAGAGTTCCAGGCTGAGATGGATTCGACCGGTTTGAAGCGATTCTTCCGATGGGCGGCGCGTTGGTTGAACCGACTGGTGGATGTAGGCTTCAAGGTGGACCTCTCCAAAGACTCTGGCTTCGGCAACGCTGCGATTTCGATGAGGACGGACCTGGCGAGGGCCTACGCAGAGGCCGCCAGAAGAAGCCCGACTGTGCGCTCGGTCGCCGCTGACGCCGAACTAGGACTGCGCCGTAGCTCCCGCGCATCGGAGCATGCCCAGGAGGATCAAGGGCGTACTGCCGGAGCCGCCGCGGCGGCCGTTGGTGCTTTGGGCATAAAGGCGACTGCGCCAGTAATGGCAGGCCTCCAAGTTACGAACAAGGTTGTCGACTCTATCGGCGAACAGCTCGCGCGCGTCTCGGGCGTGAAGGCACTCGGCGCCAAGGCTGTGAGCCTGGCTGAGCGTGCACTCGATGCGAAGTCGTCCTGGTCTTGGCTGGAGAAGGCCAAGCAAGGCCTCATCTCGGACTACGGGCTCCCTGCCGAGTACCTGTCTGCAAAGTTCGACAAGACCGTTCGCGAGAACAAGCTCATGCGCGAGGCCAAGGGCACCTTGGATCGTCTCTCGTCTATGACGCCTGACCAGCTCTCCGTCGCCTATCAATGGCTGCAGGAGAAGCCCGATACAGCTCGCGAACGCGAGCTTCTCGAAAGGCTTCCTGCAGTTCAGCAGGAAGTGATGCGGCAGATGAAGACCGACATCGACAACCTCTCCAAGGAGGCGGTCAAACTCGGGCTCATCACGCCGGAGACTTACGAGCGCAACAAGATGGCCTACGTCCATCGGAGCTACAAGAAGTACGAGGCAGAGCTGACCGGCTCTCAGGCTGTCGCGCGTCAGCGCGCTCAACGTCTGAAGGGCGACCAGTTCAAGGGGCGCGGCATGGAGCTGGAGGCAAGCCTGGATCGCGTGCGCGGCGATCTGCCGGAAGACCTGAAGGGGCTCAAGCTGGAAATGCTGGAGAAGCGGGACAACAGCGGCAAGCTCATTCGCCGCGAGTATCTGGTTCAAGGGGCAAAGCGGCCTGTCGCACTGGAAGGCTACGCAAACGCCGGCACCTGGGAGGTACGCGACGCGACCAAGGCCGGCAACATCAAGGTTTGGCGCGACTTCACCCTGGCCGAACGGCAGCGCATGGGCGAGATCGAAGATGCAAGGTATGCCTTCGCGCGCACGATGGTACAGGGCGTCCGGGATGTCGAGACCTCGCGGCTGCTGCAGTGGACGGCCATCAACTACGGCAAGGACAGCGATGCCGGTCTCGATGTCGTCGACATCAGCGGTGCTCATGCAGTGCTCGGCTCGCAGACGTTCACTCGTGACCAGTGGGTCAAGGTGCCCGAGACCAAGATCAAGGGAACCCAGGTTGCACGCTATGGCGACTTGGCTGGCAAGTACCTCCCGGCCGTGATGTATTCCGACATCGCTGGCGCGATGGAGCTGCGCAACGGCCTGTGGGACAAGCTGCTGGGTGCTTGGAAGATCAGCAAGACGGCACTGTCGCCCGCGGTTCACGTCAACAATGTGATGTCGAACTTCATCATGGCCGACCTCGCGGAGGTCGGAGTGAACGACCTTCGCAAGGCCCTGGAGACCATCGTTGCGTCGAAGGCAGGGGATGCCAGGGCGAAGGCTTTGATCGAGCGCTATGACGATTCTGGCGCTGAGGGCGGGTCGTTCGCGAGCAACGAGATCAGGACTTCGGTGATCGAGCCGCTGCTGCAGCAGATTGCCAAGAGCGACCCGGAGTCGGTGCAGAAGGCCAGCCTTGCCAACGTGGTCGCGCTTGCCGCCCACGGCAGTTTCCGTGAGGCCGGCATCGCTTCCACGAAGACCCTGCCGGGGCGGGCGCTGGGTAGCACCATGGGCGCGATGATCAAGGCCTACCAGTCGGAAGACTCTGTGTTCCGCTTGGCGAAGTTCCTCAACGAGATCGAGGCAGGGAAGAGCGACGCGGACGCAGGCAAGGCTGCGCGCGACGCCTTCCTCAACTACGACATCAACGCTCCTTGGGTCCGGGCAGCACGTCGCAGCGTGCTTCCGTTCGTCAGCTTCACCTATCGGGCGGTGCCCTTGCTTGCGAAGGCCGTGGTTACGAAGCCCTGGAAGTTCGCCAAGTACGCCGCGCTCGGTGAGGCGTTGTCGATGCTGACCTATATGGCGCTGGGTGCCGGTGGTGATCGCGAAAAGGAAGAGCGGCTGTTGCCCGAAGACCTGCAGGGCAAATCGCTGGGCCTTCCGAAAATGGTGCGGCTGCCGTGGAACAACGAGAGCAATGACCCCATGTGGCTGGACGTGCGCCGATGGCTCCCAGCCGGAGACATCACGGACACCAGCGGCAGCAAGGCCAGCGTCCCCCTGCCGAGCTGGCTGTCAATCGGAGGCCCGCTTTCCCTGTTGATCGACTTCTACTCGAACACCAACTGGCGCGGCGACAAGATCGTCAAGCCGACCGACACGGCCGGCGAGATGGTGATGAAGGTCTCCGACACGCTCGCGAAGTTCATGCTGCCGAACTTGCCCACGCCGGGCCTGGGCTGGCTCATGCGCAAGATGGGCGCCCCGGTTGATAGCGGCATGCTGGACCCCTATGGCTGGACCGGCATCGAGAAGGCTCTCGACGGCGCCAAGACCGGGCTCGGAAAGGAAACGGATGCCGGCTTGGCGGTGTCGAAAGCCCTGGGCGTGAAGGTCGACTCTCGCCGCCTGGCTGATGAGGCGGCCAGCGTCGGCCTGGATGCCAAGGCCAGAGAGAAGGTGATCGAGACCGAGGCCCGTTCCATTGGCCGCAAGATGGCTCGTGGCGAGATCAGCCGAGAGGAGGGTGAGCGGCGGATAGCGCGCGAGATCGAGAAGCTGAAGGAACTCGGGAAAAAGACCCGGGAAAAATTGTCTCCGGCAAGCTCGGACTAGCCTACCGATGGTAGTAGGCAGAGGTGGCTGCGCGGACAAATGCGCCGCCTTCCCTCTGACACAGATGCAAAAATCGAGAATCCTACCGGTGATTTTTTGTCACGGTGTTTTCCAGAAACTTAAATCGCGACAACCACTTAGTTGCACCGAACCCCCTCGCATGGGGTGCAAGGGGTCGAAGGTTCGAATCCTTTCACACCGACCATTTTTGCTAGATAGATCAACGGGTTAGGACCACAAGTCCTGACCCGTTTTTCTTTGCGGCTGACAAATGGATAGGGTTCCTGACAAACCCGGGGCCTTTCAGGTTTCGTCACGCCCCCCGATTGCTGACGGCAGGGGTGTACCTGTTGGCACTTTGCGACGGTAGACGCGCTTCGTGACCTTGACGTCTTCGTGGTGCAGCAGCTCCTGCGCGGCAGTGTCGGACACGGCATCGGATGCCGCCTTGGCGCGCATGTCGTGGAAGGTGATCTCCCGGCCGCCGAGGCCGAGCTTCTTGCGCACCACGCGCCACAGGCTCTTGAAAGATTCCTTCGTGTACGGCGTGCCGTTTTTCGTGATGAAAAGGTGGTGCTCCGGCAGGCACTGGGCGCCACCGCGACGCTTCTTCCGCAGCTCGAGCGCGGTGCTCAGCGCGCGCCAGAGGTCGGGCGTCATGGCGTAGCGCTTCGTCACGAAGCCGGTGCTGTTGCGCTTCTTCGTCACGCGGATGTCGATGCCCTGCTGGTTGAAGTCTCCGATCCGGATGTCGAGGATCATCCCCTGACGGGCGCCGGTTTGGGTGCTGATCTCCAGCATGCACTGCAGCAGCGGGCTCGCCGCGGCGTGGATATCGGCATAGCGGGCGTCGCTGACGTATTGGTCGCGCGGCGCCTCGGGCAGGTATTCGATGCCGTCGCACGGGTTGAATGTGGTCAAGCCCCAGCGCACGCGCGCCAGGCGGAACATGCGCGACAGAAGCTGCATGTCTTTGTTGGCTGACGATGCCCGCTCCCGGTTGTCGTGCAGGTGCTGCGTGATCGCGACCGCGCTCAGGTAGCCGGGCAGCAGGGCGTGCGCCTCAGTTTTTGGGTAGCGCTTCGTACGAAAGGCAGCGCGCAGCCGGCGGATGCGGCCGCTGTACTCCTCCTTCGTCTTCTCTCGCTTCATGGTGGCGAGCTCGTCGGCCTCGTACTTCCGAATGATCTCCTCGATGGTGCCGACGACATCGTCGTCGGGCACCGCGGCGGCGAGCGCCGGCGAGACATGCTTCTCCCACCAGAGCCGGGCCTGGACGGGCGTCGTGCCGCACCGCATCTTCATGCCGGTCGCTTTCAGCCCCGCCTCGATCTCCCTGGTGAGCCCGTCGGTGCCGCGCCAGTACCAGACTCCATCCACCCGGCGCATGCCGCGTGGCAGGTCCGGGATCTTCTTGTTAACTGTGCGTGGCCTTGGCATCTTCGAGTTCTTTGGAAAGGCTGGTGAAGGTGCGCACGGCCGCCACGGCGGACTCCATGCGGTTGAGGTTCTGAGCGCCGATCTCCACGGTGTTCCACCGGTGCCCGCAGGCGTCGCAGCAGCGCAGGCGCGTGATTCTGGAGTCGGCGGTGCGCGTGGAAAGCACGCGCTGCTCTGTGCTTGTGCAGGCGGGGCACTTCATGAGATCTCCTTGAGCGCCTCGTCGCGCGCTTGATTGAGTTCGGCCATGCGCGCCAGCTCGGCGCAGGTGCGCGCCGGGCGGCGATGGCGTTTCTTCTGGTGCTTCATGTCGGCCCTCAGAAGGGCACGCCGTCATCGAGAGGCAGCAGCTGGGTGAGGCTGCGCCGCATGAACGGCTCTCCTTTGAAGTTCACGCTCGCCGGGATCTCGGTCCGCACGGTGGCGTGGGTGGCGAGGAACAGCGCGAACGTGTGGCCCGGATGCATTTCTGCCAGGCGCACCGCCTCGCGCTCGGCAGCGCCACGGCTGACCTGCAGCACGTTCGAACGGCCTTCCGGCGGAATGCTGCGCGGCGAGGCCGGCCCGGTGAGGTACTGCAGGGCGAAGGGCCAGTTTTCGCAGCCCGTGATGTCGAGGATGACGAAGAGCTCGTCCACGATCAGACTCCCCGGCGACCGAAAGAGGCCAGGGCGGCGCTGAAGGCGGCAGGGCCGATGCCGTTGCGCCCGAGGATCTCTTGGCGCACGCGTTGTGCGTTGAGGTTGATGAGGCTGCGTTCACGGTCGGTGGCCGGCAAGATGCCGTCGACGCCCACCGGCCCCGTGCATACGCTGCGGTCGTAGGTCTCGCAGCGCTCGTGGTACTGCTTGACCAGTTCCTCCAACGGATGGGCCTCACTGCTGAAGTGGCCGGTGAGCATTTCCTGCATGAACGCCGCGCGCCCTTCGTCGGTCAGGCACCGCACTGGCGGCAAGGCCGAGACGCGTTCGGCGAGCAACTCCAGGCTTCCATCGTTCACCAGCTCGAAGTCCGCATCGATCTCGTGCCGCTCGCTGCTGTGGTGCGCCGTGTCGGCGCTGAGCCCGGCCGCGTGCGGGCCCAGGACGCGGACCACGCTCAACTGCACGCCGAGGGCCATCAGGGCTTGCACCTCGACCGGATCGCGCAGATCTGTGACCGCGAAGCGGCGAAAGCCCACCGAGGCCTGCCGGCTGATCCAGCGCGTGACGATGTCGGCGTAGTAGGTCGGGCGGTAACGGCGCTGGTAGTCGGCCCAGTGCTGCATCACCCAGCGCGGGCTGCGCGGCTCGTGCAGGCTCTCGTCGGCGTCGAAGCACCAGTTGATGAAGGCAGGATCGCTGCACATGCCCACGGCGAGCGCAGGAATCGAGAATTCCTTCGTCGGCCGAAAGTTGAGCATCCGTTCGTCGAGACGCCATGCCGCCGCGATCTCTCGCCGCAGTGCGTCGGCGAACGCGATGGTTTCGAACTGGAAGCGGTTGTGCAGGACAGCGGCACAACTGTCCTTGCCCGCGCCGGTCTTCCCGGTGAAGGCGATCACCGTGATGCTGCGCTGGGTGACCTTGCCGAAGGCACGAGGGGCCTCGATGTAGACGCGTTTCATGTTGAGTCTCTGAAAGGGTTGTGTCAGTCGTCATCGCGCTCGCCCGAGGCGGCGCGCTTGCGGTCGAAAAGGGGGATTCCGCTGGTGGGTGGCTGGAAGGGGCGGCAGGCCGGCGCGCGCGGCGGCGCGGGTGCCCTGCCGGCGGCGGTCGGATGCCGGGCTGCGATGCGCACCAGTCGGCTGCGCACGCGGTCCTGCATCACCGCCTCGAAGTCATCGGCCCAGTGAAAGCGCTCCGCCATGCGTGCGCAGGCTTCGTGCAGCATCTGGTCGGTGGGCTCGATCGCGTGGGCCATGGCGGCTTCTCGTCGTCAGTGCCAGCCCGGCATGTCGAGATGCCTGGCGTTGGGCCCGCAGCTGCCGGCCGGCGCACGTGCCACGTCCAGCGCTTCGGGCTGGCCCGTCAGCCGCACGGCTGGGCTGTCGCACAGCAGACGGCCGGCGCGGGCCGTCGAGTGCGTGCACAGCTCGCAAGCCCGAAACGAGGTCACTAGCGCCCGTTCCATGGGCTTGCTGTGGCCCACGCACGGCGGCGACGTGAACACGAGCTGCACGATCGCCGTATCCGGCGCGGTCGCGATGTCGTAACCGCTCATTTGCCACCTCGCGAGGGCATGGGCACCACGTTGTCGAGTTCCAGGCTCTGCTGGCGCTCCTCGGCCTTGCGCTGAGCCTCGCGGGCCAGCGCACGCCGAGCGGCTTTGAAGGTCTCGCGGATATCGGTGTGAGCCGAGTCGCGATACTTGAAGTTGTCCGCGTAGATGCTGTGCGTCGGCATGGTCTTGCGGGGGCCGGTCACGATGCACCTCCGCTGCACATGGCGATGGCGGCGCCGGCGTGGCGCATGGCGTTCTGGTACTGGGCTTCGCTGGGTCGCTTGTCTTCGCGCTCCAGTTCCATGTCGAGGCAGACCTTGTGCAGGTTGCGCAGCGCCGACAGCAGCACGGCTGTGCAGGCTGTGCGCTCCAGGCTGGACCGCTCGTCCCATTTGCGCTTTCTCATGCGGACCTCCGCACGCTGAGCAGTCGCACGTCGCCGAAGCGGTCGAAGGCGAGGCCTTCGGCTGCGGCGCACGAGGTGGCGAGCTGGACGTACCCGTAGAAGACGCCAGTGGCGTCGATGACCTTCACGATGTAGGCGTGCATGGTCAGACCTCCTTTGCAGGGTTGGTGATGGAAAAGGGGAAGGGGGCGGGCTCGACGCGGTCGACCAGCCGGCCCACAGCGGCCTCTGCGAGGCGCTGGGCCGCATCGGCGTCACGCGCGCGCAGCTGGATGAAGAGCGCGATCGGCTCCTGGCCTGGCACGGCGTGCCGGTAGTGGCAGCGGAAGGGCCGGGATTCGGGGAGGTGCATGGTGTCGTGCTCCATGGCTTCAGCCCCCCCGCCCAGGCCGCTCGAAGACCCAGCAATGCACGGTCTTCGGAACTTCCTTCTTCACGTCGGTCGCCGTGACCGCGACCACGCTGAAGCGGATGGCGCTGCTGACGGACTTGACGTCGAGAAAGCGCCGCGTCTTGCTGGTGCGCAGCACCTTCTTGAGATCGGCCATCAGCGGGATCTGCTGCCGGTGCGTGTTCGCCTTCTCGACGAACTCGTTGAGGTTCACGGCGATCTGATCGGCCGTGCGGCTGTGGTTGAGCAACGGGCGGTCGAAGTGCTCGCCCTTGACGTTCGTGTAGCCGAGGGCATCGAGGTAATCGAAGGCCTCCCAGAACTCCTGCACCAGCGGGTGGTCGGCGTTGATCGAGCTCTGGCGTTCGCGGGCCATCGTGACGATCTGCGCCTGCACCTGGTCGAACTGCTCGTCCGAGAGCTTCACCACGCCGCGCATGGCCGTGGCCATCGCCAACAGCTGCGCGTGGTTCTTCGCGATGCGCGGCTTGTGGATGCCGTCCTGCGCAAGCAGGAAGCGGATGTTCTCGTCGTGCGAGCTGGTGATGGCCTGCATCACCTCGGCCTCGCGGCGCAGCGCGGCCAGGATGAAACCGCTGACCGCCTCGATCTCCACCTTCTCGAGCGTCTTGGCGCTCTCGTAGCTGCTCTGCGTGAAACCTCCGGTGTCGAAGGTCATGTGGCAGATCCGCTCCATGATGGCTTGCGAGGCCTGCACCTGGTTGTTCTGGCTGATGACGATCGACGCGCGGAAGGGCGGGTCGTATGTCTCATTGCCGCCGGTCTTCACGCCGGTGGTGCGGATGCTGTTGCCGTTGTAGGCGTCTTTCAGCTCGTCCCAGTCGAACGACCTCACGTGGGCCTGCCCGCCGGTCTTCGTTTCCCGGTCCGACTCGATCAGCACGATGGGAAGGTTGCTGACCTGCGTGAACGTGCGCAGGCGCCCGGCGGCGGTGGACTTCGAGGGATCGAAGCCCTCGTAGTCGCGCCCGAGCAGCTTCCAGAGGAACTGGATCAGCGTGGTCTTGCCGGCGCCGGGCTCGCCGACGATCTCAAGGAACGGGAAGCTCTGCTGTTCGGCGCGTACCTGCTCGGCGAAGAGACTGCCAAACCAGAATGCCAACGCGATGTAGCCCTTGGCACCAAAGGCGCGCCACAGGTGCTGCTGCCATGCCCGCTGATAGCCCTCGCGGTCGGCATTGATCCGCAGCTGGATCGACTTCTGAAGCGACTTGATCGAGAGCTTGTTGAACTCGAAATAGTCTTCCTTATTGGCCTCGTGGATCTGGCCTTCGCGCACGGCCACCTTGCCGAGGATGTAGGCCTTGTGCGAGGCGCTGTAGCCGATGAAATCGATGGTCTGGACCACCTTCGGGTTGTCCAGCTGCCACTGCATGATCTTCTTGAGTTGGTGGCTGCTGCCGCTGAACATCGCGCCTGGTGCGATGTGCAGGAGCCGCTTCTCGAACTCGGTGGCGGCCGTGAGCTGGCCTGAGGTGAACGTGGCCTTGATTGCCGGGCTGTCGTGCGGGAACGTGACGCGGAAGTAGTACCAGGCCTCGTCGGTGACCTCGTTCTTCTGGTAGTAGAGGGCCCGAGGCAGGCAGTTCGCGATGTTCTGGATGGTGTGGGACTCGAGCAGCGCCTGGTCGCGCTGGGCGTCCTCTGTCATTTCCTCCCGGGTGCCTTCCTTGATCGCCTCGCGCAGCGCGTCGCGGGCCTTGCCGTAGCGGTCGAGATCCAGCTTGAACCACCACAGCCGATTGCCGTGGTCGAAGTCGAACTCCGCGCGGCCGGTGTGGTTGTAGATGAGCAGCGCTTTCTCCTGCGCCGAGTCGGCCAGCAGCAGCGCACCGTGGTAGCGGTACTCCCTGAGGTGGCTCTCTTTGAGCCGGTCGTGCTGGTGCGCGTCGTTCCAGTCGACCTTCTTGCCCTTGTCCTGCGGGATCTGAGCGGCCTCGCACACCCAGCCCTCATCGCGGGCGCGGCGCGCGTACTTCAGCGTAAAAGCCCGCCCAGCGGTATCGCCATCGAAGGCCCACACCAGCACGGGCGCAGGGACGGTGCCGCCCTGGGCTTCGAGCTGGGCCTTGAGCGCGGCGAGCGCCTTCTCCGGGTAGTTGTTGCAGCTCAGCAGCGCCACGGCGGCGATGCCGTGATGCGCCAGCGCGATCGCGTCGAAGATGCCTTCCACGAGCCACAGCTCGGTCGGGGGCGGATTGGTGGTGGGCGCTTCGGTGTTGCTGGTGCCGGCGGCGCGCATCGCCTGCTGCAGGGCCGCAGACAGGGCGGTTTCGGTCGGTGCCGGCTCGGCGAACGACAGCGAGGGCAGTGCCCACCATGTGCCCTTGTAGGCGCCGCCGGTCTTGAAGTTGGCCTTCTTCTTGCCGAAGCGGTGGGGCGCGTCGAAGAAGCGCTCCCACCAGGTCTCCTCGAGCTGGAAGCGAACGGTGCCTGTGCCGGCGCCGCGCCCGCCATCGGCGCGAGCGTCGAAGTAGTGCTCCTGCGTGTACAGGCCCTTGATCAGGGACAGGTCGAAGCCACGGCTCTCGGCGAGATAGGCATCGGCTGCGGCGCTGGGGTTCTGCTGGTCTGGCGGCTTCTGCAGCTCGGGTTTCTGGAAGCGCTCGCTCCAGTTGTCGAAGAAGTCGGGCAGCAAGTCCTTGACGTGCGACTGGTAGCCGCAGTTGTTGGTGCGCTGGCAGATGACCACCAGCGGCTTCGCGGCCCACGTGAACATCTCGCGTTGGCCGCAGTTGGGGCATTTGCCCTTCTGCAGGTACTGGCGATCGCTGGAGAGCTTGAACTCGAAGTCCCGCTCCAGCGCCGCGCTGATTTCGTCGTAGAGATCGCTGTGCATGGAGCCCTCAGAGCAGCCCGGCCAGCGCGAGCGCGCGGCCGAGCAGGACTGCGATCAGCACCACCGCAAGGGCGGGCAGGAAGGCCAGCAGGCCGGCGATCGACGCGCGCATCTGCACGGGGCGGAAGGAGGTCTGGCGCATCAGGCAGACACCTCTTGGCGGCGACGGCGGGCCTGCACAGCGGCGTCGGCGGCATCAGCGGCGGCTGCGGCGCGGTTCAAGGCCGTGGCGAGTGCGCGGGCATCGTCCGGCGTGATGTGCAGGGGCAGGATGCCGGCGGTCGGGCCCGAGCCGACCACCACCAGCACGAAGGGCCGATGGCTTCTGTTGCTGCCGCCGGCACTGTGGTACGAGTAGACGTCGAGCCCGACACCGGGCGTCGCGTCGGGGTTGCCGTTCTGCTTGTGGCAGATCGTGTGACCGTGGGGCACCCAGTGATTGCCGCTCTGGTCGAGGATTCGGGCGCTCACGATGCGACCCCTGCCGATGCTCGGGCGGATTGGGCGAGGACTGCTGCGGGGTTGGCCTCGATGTCATGCGCCGCGTCAAGGAGGCGGGCGGAGAGATCGCGCAGTTGGGCGGTATCGAGCCTCAGAATGAAGCGCGCACACGTATGCAGACCCATGTCAATCTGCAACTCGGCGAGGTCTGTTTTCCCATCGCGGTACACGGCCGCCGCGGCCATCGCCGGAGCGAATTCCTCGCTGGAGCGGTTGTCAGCTGATCTCGAGCCTCTGTACGCGTCGTTTGAATCACTGCCGAAGCGGCGCTGATATGCGTATTCGGGCTCGCTGGCGACATGGGCGGGGCGACGATCAAGCGCGGCGGGGGAGAAAGTGGGCATGGTGGAAACCTCCGGGGTGAGCACGTCCCGCAGGGCCTCCGAACAGGCACCGCAGGGGTTGGGTGAAAAGGGGGATCGAGCGGAGTGCTCTGGGCGCTATGAGGGCCCGTCGACGCCGGCCGGCGCGAAGAGATCACGCGTCTCCGGCGGCGTCATGAGGGGCGTGTGCTCGGCCGTGTTGCCCGAGCGGATCTGCTGGGCCAGCACGTCGCGGCGCATGTGCGATGCGAGAGGCAGGTGCACGGATGGGGCGGGCGTGGCCGAGGGCGAGATCGTCATGTCCGCCTCGGTGGTCGCGCGCCAGGTGTGCCCGCATTCGAAGTTGCTGCACACCACGTAGTGGTGCGACACGGTCGCAGTCATCACCTTGGTGGTTCGAATGGAGCCGAGGTGGTCGCAATGAGGGCAGCGCAGTCTCATTGCGGCTCCACGGGCGCAGGGCGCCGGTCGACGAGATAGAGGGCACGGCCGCGCCCGGTCGTGGCGCGAGCAGCGCGGCGAAGGCGGGCCTTCACCAACCACTCGGCAGCAGATTCAAACGTGGGCAGCCCGAGTTCCAACTGCACGCGCTCGATCAGCGCGTGGTCTTCGTCGTTGAAGGTGATGGTGTGCTCGGGCATCTTTTCGGCTGCTCTTTTTGCGCCGTGAAGCGGCTGTTTGCGGCCTTCCTTCAGGCCGCTCGCCGGTCGAGACTCGGCTCATGAACCAACCCCAGCACCTGCCGCGCTTCACGCAGGGCCAGCTCGCGCAACAACGTCGCGAGCTGCTCGCCCTGATAGTCAGCCATCGCTTGAACGAGCCCATCCTCGTAGTCGTCGAGGCGGATCGTGTAGCGGTTGGAGCGCACGCGCTTGGGATCGGGGTACATGGGGGAGCCTTCCGAGGATTGCTGCAGGAAAGGTCAGGCCGTGAGCGGCGTGTTGGTGCGGTCGCATTCGTCGAGACCTCGAAGGGCGGCCAAGCGAACCACTGAGGCCATGGAACGCTGCTCGCGAGCGGCGCGGCTCTTGAATCGTTCCAGCTCTTCAGGGTGCAGTCGCACCGCGATGGGTTTGTCGCTGACTGCTCCATTTGGAGCACGACGGACACGGGTCTTCGAGGCGGGCTTCATGGACGTCGGCTGTATGCTTGTGAAACGAAGAATTGCACAGTGAAGCGGAATATAGAGCAGAAATCTGCTTATTGCAACGAAATGGACGAAAAAATCCGCTTATCTATTGGCGTGCGCTTGAGAGAAGAGCGTGAGCGGTTAGGGATGTCGCAGACCGCCTTTGCGGAACTGGGCGACGTTTCGCTGCGCGCCGAGCAAGACTGGGAGAGGGGCAACTCTGCCCCGAAGGCGGACTTTCTCGCTGTTGCAGCGACGCACGGGGTCGATGTGCTCTATGTGCTGACGGGGCAGCGGACGCCAAAGCCAACAGCGTCACTCAGCCAAGAGCAGCAGGCATTGCTGGACAACTACGATCACGCCGACGAGGAGGGAAGGGCTGCGGCCCGGAGGGTGCTTTCTTCGCTCGCGAAACAGAAAGTCGGTTAACCGGCGGCGACTCTGGACTCAGTTGTTGTGGGCGTTACACAAGCTGGACTGGCGCCACGATCAACTCCGCATCGACGACCTGTGGCAGGCGCCCTTAGCGTTGCTTTAAACGCTGGGTAGCGGCGAGACCCTGCTTTTCGCCTCTCGCTCGACGCGAAATGAAAAATCGGATTCCGCGTTCTCTGCGCGTGCGATTACACCGAAGCCAAAAATGGGCCTAAATGATTCGGGGCGCGAGATTTAGGTGCCAAAGCACTAAGGGAGAAACCACCGCCGACAGCATTTTCGGGGTGCGGAATATTGGCGAACATCGTCGAGGGATCTGTAAGACGATCGCTCCTCAAAAGACCAAGCCATTTTATAAAGAAAAGCATCGCGAATTTTCCGCGATACCTGTGGCGAGCGTTAAGCTGATCGAATTGTTTTCGCAAAATTGTAATTTCCTCTGGAGTCGGCTCGCGATCCAGAATAACTACATTCGTCAAGGGCACGTCAATAACAGTTGCGTCGTTGAGAGATACGTTAACGAGAAGGTGAATGGTTTCCGGTAAATCACTCGTTTTGATATTTAAATTTCTTGCTGCATAAATTCGGAAATTTAATTCCTTCGTCGACTCCAAAAATAGATCGTAAACGCGCAAAAACTCTTGAACTATCTTTTGTCGATGTCCCGGATGGCCGTTGCAATGGAATTCGACATTGAGCAAGTCATCTAGAACCTTGTCGCATACAATGTAATTCTCAATCGAGTAACGGTCAGTGAGAAAAATTTTCTTATCTGCACTTCTCCCTTGAAGTTCATCAAAATCTCGATCTATAAAATACCAAACTCTATTTTTGAGCCCTGTTAAGTCAGACTTGAGGCTGTCAAACAACTGCAGGACCTTTCGTTTGCCGTTGCACTGGTACGCTTCGTACTCCAAATCTGGACGCAGGCGTTTAATCCAGTAATGGTATACCAGGCGGTCATCGGTCCCTTCAAAGGCGAATATCTTTTTGTGCTCGGGTATTGCTGAGGCAAATGCGGCGAACTCGACTTTTCGGACGGCTCGAACTTCCTTTGCCTTCTTTATGCGTTCGAAAAACGCATCCTGATTTGGGCTTTCGCTCACTCTTCGTCTCCTTCCAGATCTTCATCGAAACCCGTGTCTGAGAAAAGTGAGGCTTCTGGAGGGTCAATCTTTACCTGCAACGCACCAGCATACGCTTCAAGCTCGTTATCGAAAATGAAAGGTGAGTGCGTGATCGCAATGGTTTGCTGACATGAGGGAGCTCTAAGCACGTCCAGCAGGATCTGGCGTTGCCAGTCCAATGAGAGCGACAGCTCGGGCTCGTCAATCAGGATAATCTTCGGGCCGGGGTAAAGGTACAGTCGGGCGAAGAGCGAAATCATCTGCTTTTCCCCTGACGAGAGGGACTCAAGGGGAACTTCAGATTTGGTCGCCAAGCTTATAACTTTGACTTTGAAATTTCGACGATTAAAGGTGAGACGCTTATTGTCGAATGCGGCGAAATTGTCTGTTGAAAAATCTTCGTTAGAGAGATAATTGTTGCAGCTTCCGATGAACGCCTCAACCAGTTCCTCGGTGCCTCTCGTTTGCTGGATAATTGAATTTAACTGCTCTAGGAAATAGTTTAAGAACGGTGCGGCGTCTTGTGGCACGTCCCCACTGTATACTCGATTTAAATCGGGGCTCAGAATGAAATTCCGAAATGGCGTCCTTCCATAGCTGCGCTCCGCCTGCTTTATCCTGTTGAAAAATAGTTCAAGTGCTTCTTTGGTGGGCAGGAGGCTTGGATCGGCGCTTGAATTTTTGTATCCCCCCGAGATCAAGTCATTAATAATGTTTGCACTGACTTTCCCGTACCCTTGATTTGAAATGGAAAGCATCTCGGAGTAGAGTGCTTTTAATCGATCTGAAATGTCGCCGAGCCCAAATTGAATGTCTGCGGTGTATAGCCCGCTTCTGGCAATTCCGAGCCGTGAGAGCATGTTTCTCTTTCGGCCCATATATTTCGGCTGATCCGGCTGAGGGATAGAAAGTTCAATTCGCCGGTAGGTCGGTAGATAAACTATTTCGGTATTTCCCAGTACTTTGCGAATCGTGTTGCGAATCTTCGCCAGTTGGGGTACTCGATCATCAAGTGCTGCAGCGAGTTTTTCGCACTGGAAACGTGTGACTTGCGTGTCAAATCCGGTTTTCGAATATATTGCATGAAAAGTGGGATTTTCATGCAATTCATCAATTTTCGCACCTCGAACAGTTTCCAGGAGTTCGAGCAATGCAAAGGGTTGCACGTCCCACGTTTTGGCGCTTAGTAGTAATTCGGTTTGTGATGAAAAATCGATTAAGCTGTCGATCATTTCCTTGGAGACCTCCAGCCAGAAGTCGAGTCCGCGCAGCCGGCAATATATTTTTGTGAACGCTACGGTTGCAAATCGAGAAAACTGACCTCTTAAGAAAGCATCCAATGCTGCTATAAGGGTCGTTTTTCCCGATCCGTTGCGCGCAATAAGAACGGTTGCTGCATTGCTCGAGGAAAAACTGACGGACCGGTATCCGAAAAGTCCCTCGATCGCAAAGTGCTCGACGATTGCTGGGCCACGTGCCGCATCAGCGACGTTCCGAACCACCAGTTGACTCATCTCTTGCTCCTCTAGGTGTTCGGGAGCATACAGTTCAAGCTCAGGCCAAGAGAATTGGTGACTTCGGCAGTTCGAACCGCCTAGTCGTCCTCCACGGCACTTGTTTCTGTGGCTCCGGAGATGCTCACCTCGAGCTCGGCATGAGATGTGAAACCACCGTCGCCCGTCATGGTGTGCCGTACCTTGACCGACAGCCAATCCGTGTCGTCGATCTCAGGCTTATTCCATCCTGAAACCTTCACCGGCGATTGAGGGGTGAGCAGGGGTTGGCCCAGCGCCAGCGTCAGTTCGAACGTCGCGAGCCCGCGCTGAATGCGCCGCCATTCGGCCTGCGCCGCTGCACGTGCGTCGGCTTCGTTCGCGAACGTGTCCTTGACTCGCTTCGCATTGCCGCTGACCCCCACCAGCACCCCGCGCCTCTTCGCGCGCTTCGGATCGTGCCAGTAGGCCCGCACGCCGCTATACGCGTCTCGGTCGCTGGAGTGATAGCGGTGGCTGTCGCCATCGGCTCTCGTGATCTCGATCACTGGCAGGCTCTCGCCGCTCGACGTGGTTGTGCCGACGATGGGCAGGAACAGCAGGCGCCCGCGTTTGATCGTTGCTACGGCATCGTGCAGCTTCGCCAGGCGCGTGAGGAAGTTCAGGTCGCTTTCGTTGGTCTGGTCGATGTGCTCGATCTGGCGGGCCCCGAGCGTGGGATCGATGCGTGCCACCAGCTGGTGCCGGGCGGCGATCTGCCGGACGATCTCGCCGAGCGTGACGCCGTGGAAGCTACGCTCCACACGCGTGCGCAACGACTGATGCATTTCCGCGCTGCGCGCGCGGATGCAGATCTGGTCGGGCGCGCCGGAATGCTCGGCCTCGTCGACGATGAACGTTCCTTTGTCGACCAGGTCGGTGCCGCTCCAGCCGATGGCGAGCTGCAGCTCGACGCCCTTGCGGGGGATCTCCAGCGCGCCATCGTGATCGTCGAGCACCAGATCGAGCTGGTCGGCCTCGTTGCCGCGGCACTCGGACAGCGTCATGTTGATCAGACGCGCGTCCACGGCGGGGGTGATGTCCCGCTCGCCGAGCTTCAGGCGGTAGCTGGGCGCAGGGTGCGCGGTGGCCTGGTCTTGCGGGTCCATCGTCAAGCCGCAACCTCTTCGTCGCCGCCGATGCCGTCGGTCTGTTCGTCATCGCCGATGGAATCGGTCTGTTCGTCGTCGACGCGCTCGAGCTGGAGCTGGAACTCGATGCGCCGCGCCGCGCCGTTCGGCAGAAACACCGTCTTCGTCTCGGTGAGGCCCTCGATGATGTACAGGCCGTACACGATGCCCATGCCGTCGACCAACGGCCACGAGGCGCCCAGGTTGCCCATCTCGCGCAGTTCGTCGAGGGAAGCGGTGCTGCCCGTCAGCTCAGGCATCAGCACGCCCGACAGGTTGAAGGTGTCGTCGCCCACGCCGAGGAACTGCCGCGCTGGGCGCGCGCCGATGCGGCTGTTGCTGGCGTGGCGCCACTTCATCTGCCGCTGCAGCTCCTGATAGGCCAGCGTGTCGAGGCTGAAAACGAATTGGCCCAAGGCCATCATCATGCTCATGGGGTCTCCGGTCAGTCGCGGTCGGACAACGAGGACCGGCCGGCGGCGCTCTTCGCACGCTCGCGGCGGTCCAGCTCCATCGACACGGCGCGGGCAATCTCCTGAGCACTCATGCCCGGCGCCGCGTGAATGTGGATCTCGTATTTGGCGCCGGCGACAGGGGCGAGCTGGCCGGCGCTGGCGCTGATCGGCGCGCGGGTGTCGAAGCGCAGCGCTTCCGCGCCGGCCGTGCCCATGGGCAGCACTGAGGCGGCAGCCGTTGCCATGCCGAGCGCAGCCTGGCGCACGTAGCCCGCGCGGCCGGCGATGCCCAGCGCCGCCCCGTTGCTGATCTCGTTGCCGGCCAGCATGAAGACCCGGCTCGGGCTGCGGATGCCGAGCTTTTCCTTGAACCACGCCAGGGCCGAATCTGCCGCGCCCGATATCGCGCCCTGAACCTGCCCGAGCGCGCCCGTGATGCCGTTGGCCAGACCCTGCATCATCTGGCTGCCGAACTCGGTGAACTTCCCCGGCAGCTCGAAGCCAAACCAGCGCATCGTCTCGGCGAACGCCTGGTAGAAGAGTCCGGCCGGCGACCAGTTCAGGATCGCGCCGCCGACCGTGGCGAGTGCAGCAGGCACCGAGCCGCCCAGGTACTGCCAGAATTGGTCGAAGGCGGCTTTCGCACGGTTCCACAGGTCGACGAAGAAGGCGCTGATCGGCCCCCAGTAGCGGTAGATCAGATAGGCGGCGACCGCGATCGCGGTGATGATGAGGCCGATGGGATTCAGCAGCAGCGCGCGGCCGAGCCACAGCAGCGCGGTGCCGGCCAGGCGGAAGCCCGTGGCGAGCAGGCCCAGCACGCGGGCGAGCACGCCGCCCTGAATGCCCATGGCAGCGAAGGCGAACCGCATGGCGACGAAGCCCAGGATCGCAGGGCCCACCACCAGCAGGATGCCGCCGAGCGCCACAAGCGCCACCGCGAGGATGCCCAGGCCGGTCGCCAGCAGCTGCGCGAGGCGAGGGTTGGCCGCCATCCAATTCGTGAGGCCCTTCATCGCGGCGGCGGCGAGCCGCAGCGCCGCGACGTAGGCCGGCATGATGCTGTCGCCGAACTGCTTGTAGAGGTCATTGCGCCGCGCGGCCAGCTCCAGCTCGGCGCCCGAGGAGGTCTGCAGCGCGCGGTCGTACAGCGTGCCGATGCCATCGGCGCCGGCGTTGAGCTTCGCGTTCTTGTGGATCTGCTCGCGCTGCAGGTACATCTGCGCGAACAGGTTGGAGGCAGTGCGGTTGCTGAACATGCCCCCCATGGCGTCGAGCACCTGCTGCTTCTCGGTGATGCCCTTGGCGGCAAGAGCAGGCAGCAGGATCTTTTCCATCCACTCGAACTGGTTCTCCCGGAAGATCTCGCTGCCCTTGAGCGCGCCGACGCCGAGCTGGGAGATCTGTCCCACCTTGTCGTGCTTGACCTTCGAAGGGTCGGCGATCAGACCGAGATCCATCAGCATCTGTGCCGAACGCTTGGTCGTCTTGCCCTGGTAGATGTTGGAGTAGGCCGACATCATCGCGGTGCCCACGCGGTGTCCGCCCATTTCCTGCACCAACGGCTCCATCTGGTAGTAGAGGGCCTCGTCCGTGAGGCCCTTGGCCGCGACGCCGCCGGTCTTGATGACGTTGAGCCATTCCTCGCCCTGCACGCGCCCGCCGGTGGCAGCGATCACGCGCTGGATCTTGTCGGCCTGGTCCTTGAACACCTTCTCGTTGGCCAGGCCGCCGCGCAGCTCGATGACCTTGAGCATGTCCATGAACTTCTTCTCGTTCTCGTGGCCCTGCTCTTCGCCGTAGATCGCCTCGTTAGCGAACTTCATCTTCGCCAGCGTGGGCGCCACCATCTCGGCGTGGTGGAGGTCGGCGAACACGGTCAAGCCGTCGCGCACGAGCATCAGGTTGTCCCGGGTGCTTGTGCCGTAGGTCTCCATCGCCTTCGCATACTTGATGGCGTCACTCGTGATCTTGTCGCCCAGGCCGAGCGCCGCGATGCGCTGCTGCTCGGTCGCGAACTTGGAGCTTTCCTCGATCGGTGCGCGCATGGCGTGCAGCACCGCGAAGCCCGAACCAGCCGCGATGGCGCCAGCGACGGCGGTGTTGTGGCCGAGGTGCTTGCCCTTCTGGTAGTCGGCCTTGGCGGCGTGCATGGCGCGCTGCCGATCGCCCAACTGCTTGAGCTTGGCGGTCTGCTCGTCGATGGCGCGGTTGGCTGCCGAGATCTCGGTGCGCAGCCGGCGCTCGTGCGTGCCCATGGCGCTCGCGCTGATGCCTGCGGCCGTGAGCTTGTCGCGCAGGGCCTGCACGCGGGCGGACTGCCGCTGGTGCTGTTCGCTGAGAGCTGCTGCCTCTCGCTTCGCCGCGGCGAAGTCGCGGATCATGGCCTTGGACGGCGGGCCCAGGGCGCCCAGCCCCTGCGCAAGTTGCTTGACGCGTGCCTGCGCGGCCGTGAGCTTGGCGGTGGTGTCCTGCAGACCGGCGCGGATCTCGCGGAACTCGCCGACGCTCTTCTGCTGGGAGTTGAGTTCCTTGAGCCGGTCGCGGGCCTCGCGAAGAGCCCTCGCGGCCTTGCTGCTGCTTTCGGAGACCTTCTTGAAGGGCGCGGAGGCCTTGTCCAGCGCCTGCAGGATCACCATCAGGCGCAGATCGCCGCTACTGGACATGTGCACTCCCTTGCGAGGCCGCCACGAGGCGCGAATGGAGCTGGAAGGGGGGAAGGGGGCGCATGGGTCTACTTGGGCGGTTCGTGGCGTTCACGGGCGCGCTCGCGCCACTGCATCAGGTCGGACACCGCCATGTCATCCATATGGGCGGGGCCCCAGTGGAAGACGAAGGCGAGGTCCGCCATGGCGTCTTCTACGTGCTCTGGGACACGGGAATCCGGTCCGCCTTCGGCAGCAAAAAATTCACCACCTCGGTGCCGCACTGCAGCAGGTCGGACGGCTCCAGTGCTTCGACCTCGGGCTTCGTGAGACTGGGCATGGTGAGACGGGGCAGCACGGTGGTCAGGGCGACCACGTCCATCTGCATTAGAGCGGCCAGCGAGGTGCCGCGCAGCTCGCCGGAGCGTGGCTTGCGGATGAGCACCTTGGTTATGGACTGGCCGCCGCGCTGCACGGGCGTGTCGAGGATGACTTCGCCGGCGGCGGCTTCCGTGGTGTTGCCGCTGGGCTTCGGGGTGACGTCGGTAACGCTGGTGTCGTTGAGGTTCATGGTGCTGCTCGAGAGCGTTGAGAGGAAAGGGGAAGTGCCGACAGCTGCCGGCGCCAAAGGGTTCGCGTCAGGTCAGAACAGGCCGAGTGCGCGTCGGATCTGCGCCATGCGATCGACGCCGCCGACCACCTCAATGAAGTTGACGAAGTCGATCTCGATCAACACTTCGCCGTCGATCGAGAGCTTGTAGTAGCTGAGCGAGGATTTCACCTTGATCTCGGTCTTCTCGCCGGCCTTGGCGTTGCCGAAGTCGATTTCCTTGTGACGCCCGCGCATCACCATCTCGCAGGCCTGCACCTCGGCGGTGTCGTCAGCCTGAATTGCGCCGGCGAGCCGCAGCAGCACGCCGTCGTGCGTGGGCTCGCCCCACTGGGTGAGCATGCTCTTCATGTAGCCGGCGGCAGTCCATTCGAACTCCAGCGCCTCCATGCCAAGGTCAATGCCGATTGGGCCGTTCATGCCACCGGCGCGGTAATCCTCCATCTTGCGGCTGAGCTTGGGAGGGGTGGCCTCGGGCACTTCGCCGAGGTAGGCATTGCCGTCATTGAAGAGAATGAAGTTCTTGAGTACGCGGGGGAGGGACATGGTGCTTTCCTCTGTAGATCAGCGGGTAGGTGCGATCAGGCCTTGGCAACCTGATCGGCGAAGTTCTCGTAGTAGCGGCCCGTGATGCGCTGGCGAAACATCAGGTTCTCCAGAGGCGCGCACGGCGTGAAGTCGTAGTCGAGCATCAGGTTGCCGCTCTTGAGCTCGTCGGCGGTGTTCACCTCGCCGTCGACGGCCCAGACGCCGCCGCCTACGATGTAGCCCGAGCGCGTCAGGTAGCGGAACTTGCTGTTGACGCCTTCGAGGATGTCTTTCACCAGGCCGGGCAGGAGCGGCTTGTCGTTGGCCCACATGTGGGCTTCGGCGATGGTGTCGGCGAGCACCTGCGCGGTACGGGTGGCCGACTCGAAGGCGAACAGCGGGTCATCGCTGCAGGTGCGCGAGCCCCAGAAGCGGTAGCCGTCGCGGTTGATCAGCGTCGTGACGTCGCCGGCATTGAGCACACCCGCGTCGGTGGCCGGATCTTGCAGATCCCAGTAGATGTCCTGGCTGATGCCGGTGACGCCGTCGACTGCGACATTCGAAAGGGTCTTGTGCCAGCCGATCTCGTTGTCGATCTTCGCGCGCAGGCCCAGCGCAAACGCGACAGCGGGCGCCCGTGCATTGGCGTTGGCGACCGTGTCCCAGGCGAGGAAGTCCGGGTGGATCACCATCAGCTCGCGCGCGCCGAACTGCTGGCGATATGCCGTGGCCTGCTCGACCGTTTCGCAGCCCCAGGCATTGACGTAGGCGAACGCGCGCAGGCTCTTGGCAATTGTGGAGAGCGCGGCGGCGACGGGCTGGGTGTCGAGGCCAGGGCAGCCAAGGATGCGCGGCTTGATGCCGAGCCTGGCCTGTGCCGAGAGGAGGGCCTTCATGCCCGTGCGCTGGCCGCTCGGCAGCACTGTGCCGATGACGTTGCTGGTCGTGGCCGCTTCGTCGGCGCCGGGCTCGACGCGCACCACCACCGTGATGGGACGGGCCAGTGCCGCGATGTACTCGAGCGTCTTCTTGAGCGTTCCGGTTGTGCCGGCCTTGCCCATGGCGTTGTAGACGTTGGTCACCAGTACGGGCGTGTTCAGCGGGAAGACAGCCGGGTCGGCGTCCGGCGCGGTCGCGACCAGGCCAATGATCGAGGTGTTGATTACGCGGATGGGGCGCGTGCCTTCGTTGACCTCGAAGACGCGGACGCCATGGTGGTATTCGGTGGTTGCCATTTGGTGCTCCTGTGAAGTTCGGGATTCGGCGCGGCTAGTCCGCAGTGGGTTGTTCTGTGATCGGAGGGCTCTGTGCCTCGTCGAGCGCTTGCGCCGACGTCTCGTCGGATGGCGGCGAGGGCGCTGCGAGCGGTGGGATCTCCAGAGCTGGAAGCAGACCGGCCAGAGTCTTCTGTGAAGGCTCTGCCGCTTGACCGCCCTTCACGCGGTCGAGCAGCTCGTAGCAGGCGGCCCAGACGCGAGAGCGCCACGCACGCAGCGCACGGCCCTCGTTTTGGAACTTGGGCACGGCGGGCTCCTCGGCGTAGGTGACGGCCGTCCTGATGTCGTCGTAGCCGAGTGACCGCGCCATTGCGTCCATGTATTCCTGCACGTAGGCGCGCAGAGACGCGATGCGGTCATCGATGGTGCTGGGCGCCGGCGCTGGGGGCGGCGGCGGTACGACGGCCACCTCGGGTTGCGGCGCTGGCGGCAGCGGTTCCAACGCCCATTTGCCGCGCACCATGCGAGCCCGCATGCCGCTGGGGATGTGCGGCGGCACGGTTTCGGTTGCCAAGGCGGGGTTGAGCAGCGCATAGACCGGCTTGCCGGTGCGTTCAGTCGCAACGGGATCGAGCGGGTGCACCGACTCGCCGACGAAGAGTCCGGTCTCAGGATCGACTAGATAGATGGTCTTGGTCATGGGATGGTGTCCGGGTTAGTAGCTAATCCACGCCGGGAAAGCCACATTGCGAGGACGGGCCTCGGAGCCATCCGAATTGATCGAAATTCCCGTGGCGCTGTTGTTGAGCCAGATGCCGGTTTTCCTCGAATCGATGCCGACGTTGTGCGTGTGGGCGCCGTCGTAGTTGATGGGCCTCGGCGAGTCGATGCTGAAGTCGGAGTACTGCCCCGTTCCACGGTCCGAGTCCGCCACGTTCTGCGGGACTTGCATGCCGTGGTTGTGCGCCCCTTGCGAGTCGGTCCAGCCGCCGTGCACGTGGCCGGGATCGTTCACATAGTGGCCGTGGCCGAGGTCCGTAACACCGTGGGTGTGCGCGGCGTTCCCGCTTGCCTCGGCCGACCGCAGCACGCGCGATGCGTTGACACCTCGGCCGTTGTCCAAGCAGCGGATGAATTCGCCGCGAAGCTCCACCAGTGAGAACGTCCCGGCGCCGGAGAGTCCCAGCCGCGCAACCAGATCAGGGTAGTTGGCCTGCTCATAGGTCAGATCAGCACGGACTGGCAGATAGCCGGGAATGCTCGACGGGTTGTCGTAGCTGTACAGCAGCATGCCGGGCTGATGCCAGGGCGCGCGCACGTAGGCGGTGCCGTTCCAGACCATCTGCCGGATATGCGGCGTCTGCACCGTGATGACGGGGCCGATGTTCACGTTCGGGACAGCGACGATGGGGCCCCGGAACGCGTACATCGGGTGCGGGTCTGGGTCCGCGAAGTGAGCGGCGAGATCGGCGTCGGTCGCGTACTGAGGATGCGGATTGACCTTGGCTTCGTGCGCAGCCGTCGAGTCGCTGAGCGCCGCATTCAGCTCGGCCGCGGTATGGCCCCAGCGCGTCCATTTCGTCGGGTCGCTGCCGGGCGGCACGTTGAGGCTGTCGCCCATGCTGCGCCACGTGGTGCCGCCGTAGCTGACATAGGCCACGTTGGCGGGATAGCTGAAGGCGGGATCCCACGGCGTGACATTGCGCACGCGCAGGAAGCGGGTGCGATTCGCAAGCTCGCGCGGGGGCCGGTTGTCGATGCCGGAGGGGCCGCCGAGGACCGGGTCATCTTCCTCGATCTGGTAGATGCCGGTTTCCCACTGGTCGGTTTCGTTGAGGTTGGCCATCAGGCGCTTCCGTGGTTGTAGGCGCCGTCACGTCGGGTGGCGCCGTTGTGGCTGTTGGCGACCGATGCGTAACGCAGCGCGACCAGATGGCAGCGCGCCGGCGCGACGGACGGCAGGAGCTTGCGCAGGCGCTCGGCCTGGGCGTTGGTGATGGGGCGCTGCAGCGCGACCATGTAGGTCGCCCAGGAGCTGGCAAGCGAGGCGTGCGGATAGACGCCGTTGCGGCGGAAAGTGCCGTCGTGGGTGCGGCCGCCGATGCGCTCGATGATGTCCACCTCGCCGAAGCCCAGCGAGCGGATCAGCAGGCGGATCGCCCAGGGCGTGCCTTTGTGCCGATGGATCTCGATGGAGTTCAGGATCAGCGCACGTTTGGCGTCGTCGGATCTGGCGTCCTGCCAGGCCTCCACGGAGAGCGTCCACGAGAGCCATGGCAGCAGTGGCGCGAGGCACAGCATGGCCGTCCACATGTGCCGAAGGCCATTGGTGTCCAGCTCCAGCGGTGAGGCGCCTGCGAGCGCCAGCTCCAACGGTGTGCGATTGGGCGGCAGCAGCCGCTGCGAAGGCGTGAGGCTAGACACGGATCACCTCTTCGAGGACGGTGATGGCCGTGACGCGCACCCATTGCGTTTCCGTGCACAGCATGTCAGCAGCGGGTGAGGTGATGCTCACGCGGCTCACGCCTGGCTGGTGGAGGGCGCCATCGATGCCGGAGCGTGCAAGGCCTTCCCCGAGCCTGCGGATCTTGATCAGCCAGGCGTCTAGCGCTGCCTTGCCGTTCGCCAGCGCGACCTCGCCGGCAGGGCCTTCCTTGCGGTAGACCGTCGCCTCGATCGTCGTTTCGAAGATCTCCGGCCCCTGCACCGGCACGCTGTCGCACAGCGGGCGGATCTTCTCGTCGTTGAGCGCGCCGCTCACGGTGCCGAGCAGCGCCTCGGTGGGCACGCCGCTCGGATCGGTGGACAGCACCGTGACGCGCACCGTGCCAGGGATCGGGCTGTCGATGCCCACGTCTGCGACTTGCGCGCTGGCGCTGAGCGCGTGGAACCGGTAGCTGTCACGCGGACCGGCGGTGGTGATGCCCTCGGGCGCGAGCTGGATGCGTTCGCGGAAGCGTTCGTCGTCTTCGTAGACAGCCTCCACGGGCGGCACAGCGTCGGGATTGGCCGGCGTGACGATCAGCCGGAAAACCTTGTAGTTCGCGCCGAGGTTGTCGAGGTCCGCGCCCGTGGCGTAAGCCAGCATGCAGGCCTTGGCCGCGTCGTTGATGCGCTGGCGCATCTCCAGTTCTTGGTAGGCCTGCACCTCCAACAGCTTCATTGCCGGATCGGATTCGAGCAGCAACGTGTAGTCGAAGCCCACGGCCGCGCACAGCTCCTGAAACTGCGCCACGCGCCGCGCGAAGATCGTCTCGAAATCGAGCACCTCGATCACGGCTGGCGCCGGCAGCAGCGACATGTCCATGCTCATGCTGCCGCTCCGACCTGCACGGGCACGCGCATCGACAGCACGCTGCGGCGCTGGCCCAGCGGGCTGTAGATGCCCTGCAGATCCAGCAGGACCTGGCCGGGCGTGTCGGTGCTGAAGATCTGCACGCGCGACAGGCGCAGACGCGGCTCCCACTTCATCAGCGCGCCCGCCGTGGCAGCGTACAGGCGCACGCGGGTAGCGCTGTTGTCCGGGTGGTCGATCAGCTCGGGCCAGAGACTGCCGTAGGGGCGGCGCATGACGCGACTACCCAACGCGGTCGCGAGGATGTCGGCGATGCTCTGGCGCAGGTGGTCGATGCCATCGAGCGCTTTGCCGGTGAGGCGGTTCATGCCTCCGCTCATGGCACCGCTCCACCAGCAGTCCGGCCGCCGTCGTCCTGCTCGATGTGGCCGTGGCCCTGCACGCTGATGTCGCCCGCGACGATGTCGCCGCCATCGGTAGTGATGCCGTGGCCGTTGATGAACTCCATGTCGCCGTCGATCTGAGCCGTCTTGCCGCCGGGCCCAGTGCCCGAGCCGGCCATGCCGGCGGTGTAGGTGAGCAGACCCTGCACGACCAGCTGGCCGGTCACGATGTTCATCGGCGCATCGAGGGTGATCTCCTGCGAGTGCACCTTGGCGCTCTCGCTGGCCGTCACGTCGGCGGTCTTGCACTGCACGGTGATCGAGTCCGGCACGGTGATGTCGGCGGTGCCGCCACCGGGTAACGTGACCTTCAGCGCGCTCGCGCTATGGTCGTATTCGAAGACCGCCCCATCGGGATAAGTGGTGCGCTCCACGTCGCCGCTGTCACCGTTCGGGGGCACGCTGTCGCTGAAGAGGCCCACGAGCACGAAGCCGGAGGCCATGTCGCCGCCCGGCGAGAGCACCATGCATTGCTCACCCACGAAAGGGGGAGACCAGTGCCGCACATCGCCGGCGCGGCGGGCGAACCATGGCAGCCAGTTGGTCTCAAGCTTGCCGGACTTCACGCGGCATCTGTAGCCTGCTGGGTCCACCGCCATGATGGTGCCGGCCCGCACGAGGTTCTCGATCAGGCGCTGCAGTTCGAACGGGGACGGGGCCTTTCCAGACATGCCGTCGATGGTGCCGACCGTGCGCGCGCGACGCACTTCTTATCGGTTGTGCGAGCGTGATCTACAACCGAAAGATCAGGGGGCGAGGTGCTGCAGGAGCATGTCTTTCACCAGCTCGCGCTCTTCGTCGTTCATCGCGAGAAGGCCACGCGCCGGATACTTGTAGCTGGGCCCGCCGGGCTGCACGAGATCGCGCAGGCCTTCGTGGTGCACGCGGGCAATGCGAGCGGTGCGACCGAAGAAGCCGACCGCTACGCCATCATCTTCGGCCTCGACGCGCAGGTGGCGCGCGGCGCGCAGCTTCTCGAACATGGTGCGTCGGATGGTGCCTTTCTGCAAGCGGGCGTTCGTGGTCTTGCGCGGCTCGTAGGCGGTGCCGTCCGGATTGCGCTGCGACGCGATGCGCTGTGCCTGCTTGCGCCGCAGAGCGAGGCCGATCTTGCGGGCCAGCGCGCGGCGCTTCGGCGAGGTGAGCTGCGACAGCAGCGGCGTCACCCAGTCTTCAAGGGCATGAAGATCGTCGGCCACGTCAGAACTCGGTGGCCGGGAAGTCCCATGAGGCCAGCTGCTGGCCTTCGAAGTAGACCTCGACGTGCTGGGCTTCCTGCACGATGCCGACGTGCGGCGGCTCGGCCGCGTGCGTCACGTCGTAGCGCTTGGCGGTTTCCTTCGAAGTCGGGTCCGGGCCCGGCTTGACGATCACCCGCTCGGTCAGGTCCAGCTCGATCGAGAGATCCATCGTTTCCTTGTTGAGGTACTCAGCCTCGAAGCGGATGCTCTTCTCCCGGAGGTCGGGGTTCTCGAAGATCTCGACCTGATTGGTGCGCAGCCAAGCCAGCATTGGCACGAAGATCGCGTCCGCGTGGCTGCTGTAGTCCAGCACCACGAGCTTCAGGGTGTAGCGGTAGACGAACGACAACGACGCCGCCGCGGCGGCGACGATCCGCCCGTTGGTGATGAAGATGGTGAGCTTGTCCGGATCGCGCTTCAGCTCAGGCGTCGCGTCAGTCAGGTGCGCGCGCAGGCTATGGGGTTTGAGCATCGGTGCTCCCGGATCTGGTCAGGGCGTTGATCCTGCCGCGGACTTCGTTGTACCGGTCGATGCAGGCGTTGAGGTCGTGGATGGCGATGTCTCCCTCGCCGGTGATTCCTGCCAGAGCTGCCGCAAACGCTGGCTCAAGTTCGGCTCGCGCTTCTGCAGGCTGGCCGGCAACGGCGGCACCTGAAGGCCCGGCTGCAGGACAGGCGGTGACACGGGCTGGGACTGACACCCGGACAGCGCCAGTGCGAAGCTGGTGCTCCAGAAAAGCTTTTTCACCTTGAACACGTTTGATCTCCTCTGCATGTGCGGCATCGCGCTTGGCAAGGCTGTCTGTCATCTGCCATTGCGCATCGAGCGTGCGCGTGAAGGCGTCGACGGCCGCGCGGGCGTTGTTGACGCGATCGGTCTGCCACTCCAGGCGCACCGCATCGCCGGTTGACCGGCCGCCCAGGTGCCAGACCAGCCCTGTCCAAGCGCCGAAGAGCGCCACCGCGATGACATAGGGCAGGGCCTTGAGCAGCCAGCTCATGGGAACTTCGCCAGGGCGGCGGCGATGGCCGGCTTCGGATCTGTGCCCAGGAACAGCAGCCGCTCGGCCTCGCGGCGGCGATCGAGGCCCTTGAGCACCTTGCCGCCGGACATGTTCCAGCGCGGGAACTGCGCGGCGGCGCCGGCCGTGTCGCCTGCGTTGAGCAGGCGCACGAGCGTGGACTTCGAGAGAGCCTCGACCCCGCCGTTGTAGAAGATCGAAACGAGCGCGTCGAACTGCCGCTGGGTGACGTTCACGGTGACTGCGCGGCGCACCGCCGGCTCGAACTCGCCGGACATGCGACGCGCATAGCGCTCATCGGCATCGGCCCGAGTGATGGTGAGGCCGGGCACCACGTCGGGCCCGGTGTCGCCCCATCCGATCGTCCAGGGCTTGCCGCTGAGCCGGGCGAACGCCGCAGGCACCGAGGTGATGCGATAGGGATCGATGCCCGCTGCGCTCAGCGCCTTGAACAGGGGCGAACCCGGGTCGGGGTAGGCCAGCAGCTTGCACTGCTCGAAGTAGTGGGCGACCTCGTGGCCATCCGCGCCCATGCGCAGCTGCTCATTCATGGCGGACCTCCCGGCCAACTTCCCGCCCATGGAGACGGTTGTTTTGCCCCGGGAACAGGCGGTTGATGGCGAAGCCCAGTTCCGAGATCGCGGAGAGGGTCACGGCCAGCAGCAGCCACGGGTGCTCCCGCTGGCCGAGGAAGGCGGCCCAGCCGAAGTAGCCGCACAGCAGCGACAGCGCGGCGATCTTGACCCGGCGGGCCTTGCCGCGCAGCGGGGCGTCGTGGATGTCGGGCGCCGTGTGCACAGCGAACTGCAGCAGCGCGGCCAGGCCGAGCAGCACGGCGAGTAGCCACATCATGGTTTGCTCCTTTCATCGGTGGGTGGCGCGAAGTCGGTGCCGCCGGACGTTCGGGCCGAGTGATCGCGCCCGCGAATGGCATCGAGCAGGCGCACCGCGAAGCCGAGCGGGTCGTTGCGCATGGCGCCGCCCACGGACCGCAGACCCATCCAGATGTCCTCGCTGACCACGGCGCAGGCGCCGACGATGGCCAGGCGCAGCGTCTCGGACGCCACGAAGCCCTCGATGCCCAGGCCGACGAAGACCGCGACCGAGACGCCGGTGAGCAGGGCGCGCAGGAAGCCGCCCCAGCCGCCGTGGCGCTTTTCAACGACACCCTGCGCGAGGCCGGCGAAGAGGCCGACGAGGGCGCTGGAAACGATGATCCCCAGCGTCTGGGGTTCGGTGAAGAGCTTCTTGAGCCAGTCTTGCATGTCTTCAGTCCCAGAGCTGCACGGTGCGCCGCGTGGTGGTGCTGGCGGGTTCGGCCAGCTCGACCAGCAGGCCCGCCGGCAGGATGGGCCCGCGATCAGCGAGCCCGGGGTTGAGGAGGAGGGTGGCTTCCACCACGCCCTGCGTGCGCTGCAGGTAGCGCCAGCACAGCAGGTCGACGGTGTCGTTCTGTTGGGTGCGGATCTGCATCAGATGAGCTCGACAGTGGTCCGGCGGATGCCGAGGAAGTCGGAGATCGCCCAGCGCACGTCGCGGCGCAGATCGCAGTCGCGCATTTCGAGCTTCTCGGCCTTCTTGTCGCCGGCGCCCGTGGTGTCGAAGTCGCGGTAGCGCTCGACCAGGTCGGCCTGCGTGTAGCTGTAGACCGCGCGCAGGTAGCGAGCGACCTGCACGCTCTTGCCGTCGACCTCGGGCGCGGGCACGTCTTCGAGCTTCGCGTGGCCGAGCACGAGCTGCGCGGCCTTGTACAGCGACAGCTCGGTGTTGACGCTGAGCACGGCCTGTATGGCGCTGTGGCGCAGTCGCTCGGGCGTCACGGTGCCGTCCAGACGCGCGGTGGCGCGCAGCTTCGCCAGATCGATATCGGGAAACCATCCGTCGTTCGCCAGCGGTGTCTCTTCGGCGGCGGTCGGGGTGGGCGGGTTTCCGAGGAAGTTCATGGCGAAGGGGAAAAGGTCGGCGGTGGTCGGGCGTCTTCCGTGGGCAGGCCTGTCAAGGTGCTTCAGGAGCCAGCCCGAGCCGCCGGGGTCCGGGGTCGGACTCGGTTACGGCGCGGGGGGCGTCTCCGGCTTGTTGAGCCGGCGCTCCAGGCGCTCGATGTCTTTCTTCACGCCCACCTGTTCGAACAGGGCGAGGGCGCGTTGCAGGTGGTCCAGCGCAAGGCGGGCATCGTCGGCGGACACCTTGTCGTAGTCCACGTCGGCAGAGCCAGCCCTGCCGATCACGGCATAGCCGAAGGCCTTGTGCAGCTTGGCCCGGGCCTGATCCGGTGCGTCGAGGTCTCGGGTGCCGTGCAGGACGATCGGCAGCAGGTCGCGCGCGGTGGCGCGATCCATCTTGCCGGTCAGTGCCGCCGTGGCGAATTCGTCGATCAGGATCGTGGCCAGGTTGCGGTCGTACTGGTCAGGCGGCGCCAGCTTGTGCGTCACGGCGTATTCCGCGATCTCGATCGCACGCTGGTAGTTGCCCGCGTCGATGTGCCACACGAGCACGGTGGTCACCACCTGATCCTGCGCGCCGCCGTTGCTGGCCAGGACGCCATCGATCCATGCGTCGTAGACAGGCAGGAAGGCGCGCTTCGCTTCGATCTTGCGTTCGACGGACTGGATGTCCTTGAGCGCACGGCGGTGCTCGGCCAACTGGGCCAGCATGAGCTGGTAGGCGCTGCCCTGCAGCTCGCCGCCCACGCCCGCCGCAGCGGAGGCGATCTTGGCGAGCTTGGCCTGCAGGTGGCGCTGTGCGGGGGTCTGGCGCATGGCGATCAGGGCTGGATCGTGATGTTCTCGACCAGCGCGCACAGGCCGTAGTCCTCGACCACGAACGCGTCGTTGCTCGACTCGTAGTTCTCGATGCGGTCGCGCTTGGCGTTGTCCTCGACCTTGCGTCGACGCGCCGAGTTCTGGAAGTAGATCGACAGGTTGTCCAGGCGCGTGATCAGCACCTTGTTGGTCGGGAAGTAGGGCAGAGACAGACCGGGCAGGCTGCCCAGGCGGCGCTGGCTGCGCACGATGTCGGCCGCGAGGATCTCGGTGGGGGCCTCGGGGTCGCTCACCAGCGGGAAGAGCTTGTCGTGCATCAGGGGACGCCCGACGATCGCCACGAGGCCACCGTCTTCGCGATACCACGGGTCCAGCAGCGTCTGGTACGCGTCGTACACCAGCGCGTCGAGGTTCTTGTAGTCGCCGGTCGGGCCCACGGTGATCACGCCCGGGGCCGCGCCATCGTCCAGCACGCGCGCCGGTGCGTCGGTGCGGATGTGCTGCAGCCAGCCGATGTTCACGTCTTGCAGCAGCGGGTTCGCGACGAGGTCGGTGTTTGCCGCAGCGCTGATGCCGTTGAAGCCGATCATGATCCGGTCCAGCGCCTGTCGCTTGACGATCACATCACGCACCCGGGTCTGGAAGTCCGGGAACTTGGCCCACGCGTCCAGGGTGGCGTATTTGATCGCGGTGTCGTAGTTGGTCTTCTTGCACTCGTAGGTGTGCTGATCGAGCGTCTCGACCGAACGCGGCACGCGGTCGGCGTTGTCGGTGTTGGTGCGGCTCGCGATCGGACCGCTGACGCCGAGGCCCAGCTTCTCGCCCTTCATCTCGTCGACGCCGATGATGTTGATCTTGCCGAGGAACTCGCTCGACTCCTGGATCTTCGTTTCCAGCGTCTGCTGCACGGTCGGCTCGACGGCGAACTGCTCGCGCGCCGAAGGCACGCCGTTGAGCTCGCCCAGGCGATCCATGAGCTTGTTGAAGAGAAGACGGGTTGCGTTTTGCATGGTGGCTCCGGTGATGCGGGTAAGTGGCTGTGGCTGGTGGCGGTTGTGGCGAGGGCGGGCGATCAGCAGTCGGTGGTCTGCATCTTCGGATCGGTGCCGGTGGCCGGCGGGCGCCGCGAGTGCTTGTTCGCATCGGTGGTGTCGATGGTTTCGAACTTCGCCTTCAGGCCCTTGTGCTCGGCTTCGAGCGTGTTGAACTTCTTCTGCAAGGCGGCGAGATCCTTGGAGGTCGTGCTGCCTTGCTCGACCGACGCCTGCAGCGTCTCGCCGAGGTCATCGAGGGCGCCCATCAGCTCGGTGGCCGTGGCGTCGTTGCGCTTCGACTGGGAGGCGAATTTCTTCGAGAACGAATCGCGCCAGCTCTTCACCTTCGCGAGCACGCCCTTGTCTTCGTCCTCTTCTTCCTCGAATTCGAGGGTGACCTCGACGGCCTCGGAGAAGAGGTTCTCGGGCGCCTGCTTCTTCCCCGCGAAGGGGTTGCTGTCGGGGTGCTTGGCCGCGAAGCTAAGGATCTCGGTGCCCAGGCTCGCGGGGCTATCGGTGATGCCCAGGCCGACCAGATAGGCCTGGCCGGTGTCGCCGAACTTCGGGTTGACCTCCATGCTGGTGTAGATCTTCTGGCGTTCCTTCGCCAGCTTGACCAGATCGGGGGTGGGGTCGAGTTGGGCGAACAGCGCGAGCTTCTTCTGCCCGTCGAGAGTGATCTCCTCGGACTTCAGCGCGGTCACGTCGCCGTAGGCCTTGAAGGGGCTGTCGGGCAGCGTGCCGCGAATGTGTTCGAGCCAGATGCGCGCGCCGTACTTCGCGGGGTCGAAGTTGGCGGCCATCTGTTGCAGCCAGGAGCGCTCGATGGTGCGACCGTCGGTGGTAGCGCCTTCGACGGCGACACGAAAGAACTTGGACTTCTGGGCCATGGTGGTGTGCGGGTAGGTTGACGAGTGATGGCGCTGATGGTCGGCCGAGCATGCGCGAGGCTCAATGCAATTCGGTTGTGAATGCGCGATCTACAACCGAAACAGGTCTGAGAGGCGTCGCGAAGAGACGCGAGCGCCCATAGCCTCACCCGCATGGATTCATGCAGCGATGTCGTCGAAGCGCCCGAGGCCCTTGGTGCGCCGGTGGTGGATCAGCGCCGCGCGGCGCGTCATCTCTACTGGCAAGGCTGGCGCATTTCCTCGATCGCGGAACATCTTGGAATTCCGCGCACGACAGTGCACGGATGGAAGGATGCCGAGGAGTGGGACAAGGCGCAACCGATCCAACGCGTGGAGGGCGCGCTCGAAGCCCGGCTCGTGCAGTTGATCGGCAAGGAATCGAAGACCGGCGGCGACTTCAAAGAGATCGACCTGCTGGGCCGGCAGCTGGAGCGCACCGCGCGCATCACGCGCTACGAGAAGACCGGCAAGGAAGCGGACCTCAATCCCGAGATCGAGAAGCGCAATGCTGGACCGAAGAAGAAGCCGCAGCGCAACCACTTCACCGATGAGCAGGCCGACGAGCTGTACGAGGCGTTTCAGGACTCGCTCTTCGGCCATCAGAAGGTATGGTTCCGCAACGGGCACGAGCGCACGCGCATGGTGCTCAAGAGCCGGCAGATCGGCGCGACCTGGTACTTCGCGCGCGAAGCCCTCGTCGACGCGCTGAAGACCGGGCGCAATCAGATCTTCCTGTCGGCCAGCAAGGCGCAGGCGTACATCTTCCGCCAGTACATCGTGCAGTTCGCGCAGGAAGCCTGCGGCGTGACGCTGACCGGCGATCCGATGATCCTGCCCAACGGCGCTCACATCTACTTCCTCGGCACCAACGCGCGCACCGCCCAGGGCTACCACGGGAATTTCTATTTCGATGAGTTCTTCTGGACGCACCGCTTCGAAGAGCTCAACAAGGTCGCGAGCGCCATGGCGATGCACAAGCGCTGGCGCAAGACCTACTTCAGCTCGCCCAGCTCGATCCAGCATGAGGCCTACGCACGCTGGAGCGGCGCCCACTTCAACAAGAACCGGCCGAAGGATCAACGCGTCGCCATCGACCTCTCGCACGACCGCCTGGCCGGTGGCTTCACGGGCGAAGACAAGGTGTGGCGCAACATCGTCAACATCATCGACGCCGAGGCCGCAGGCTGCGATCTCTTCGACATCGACGAACTGCGGCTCGAGTACAACCCGCAGGAGTTCGCCAACCTGCTGATGTGCGAGTTCATCGACGACACGCAATCGGTGTTCCCGATGTCGGAGCTGCAGGCGTGCATGGTCGACTCGTGGGTGGACTGGGCCGACGTGTACAAGCCGCTGGCGCCCCGTCCCTACGGCTACCGGCCGGTGTGGGTGGGCTACGACCCCTCGCACACCGGTGATACCGCCGGCTGCGTGGTGCTCGCGCCGCCCGATCGCCCCGGCGGAAAGTTCCGCGTGCTGGAGAAGCACCAGTTCCGAGGCCTCGACTTCGAGGCGCAGGCCGAGGCCATTCGCAAGATCACAGAGCGCTACAACGTGGCGTACATCGGCATCGACACCACGGGCCTTGGCCAGGGCGTCTACCAGCTGGTGAGCAAGTTCTTCCCCGCCGCCAGGGCGATCAACTACTCGCTCGAGGTGAAGACGCGCCTTGTGCTGAAGGCCAAGAGCGTGATCAGCAAGGGAAGACTCGAGTTCGATGCTGGCTGGGTCGATCTCGCGCACGCGTTCCTCGCCATCCGCAAGACGCTCACGGCCAGCGGCCGGAATGTCACGTTCGAAGCGGGGCGCACCGAAGACACCGGCCATGCCGACCTCGCGTGGGCCTGCATGCACGCCCTCGACAACGAGCCGCTCGAAGGCACCACTGCCGCGAACAGCGGCTTCATGGAGATTTCCTGATGGATACACAAACGACTGCCGCAAAGCCGGCGGGCATGGAAGCGTTCACCTTCGGTGACCCGGTGCCGGTGATGGACCGACGCGAGATCCTCGACTACATCGAGTGCTGGATGAACGGCCGCTGGTACGAGCCGCCGGTCAGCTGGGACGGTCTGGCGAAGTCGTTCCGCGCCAGCACGCACCACAGCAGCTCGATCTACTTCAAGCGCAACATCCTGCTGAGTACCTTCATTCCGCACAGGCTGATGGACCGCACGACCTTCAGCGCCTTTGCATTGGACTTCCTGACTTTCGGCAACGCGTACGTGGAGCGGCGGGACTCGCTCACGCGGCGACCTGTGGAACTGAAGCACGCGCTCGCGAAGTACGTGCGGCGCGGTGCAGACCTCGAAAGCTACTTCTTTGTGCGCGGCTGGAAGGATGAACACGAGTTCAAGGCCGGCAGCGTCTTCCACCTGCGCGAGGCCGACATCAATCAGGAGGTGTACGGACTGCCCGAGTATCTGAGCGCGCTGCAGTCGGCCTGGCTCAACGAGTCGGCCACGCTGTTCCGCCGCCGCTACTACAACAACGGCAGCCACGCGGGCTTCATCCTGTATGTCAGCGACCCGGCGCAGCAGCAGGGGGACATCGATGCGATGCGCACGGCGCTGAAGGAAAGCAAGGGCCCGGGCAATTTCCGCAACCTGTTTCTTTACTCGCCCGGCGGCAAGAAAGACGGCGTGCAGCTGATCCCGGTCAGCGAGGTGGCCGCGAAAGACGACTTCTTCAACATCAAGAACGTGAGTCGCGATGACGTGCTGGCTGCGCATCGCATCCCGCCGCAGCTGCTGGGCATCGTGCCAAGCAACACCGGCGGCTTCGGCGCCGTGGTACCGGCCGCCCAGGTCTTCGCGCTCAACGAGATCAAGCCGCTGCAGGACCGGTTCAAGGAGATCAACGCGTGGATCGGCGACGAAGTCGTGCGGTTCAACGTCTACGAGGTGCCCACGGGCGCGGCGACGGCCGCGCCCTGAATCACAAAAAAGACGGGCGACCTGTTCAGGTGTTGGAGCACCTGTTCAAGCCCCGAAATGCAGATCGAGCCTGCAAGCCGGCGAGGCCCGCCACCCTGTACAGAGTGGGCCAAGCCTATCAAAAAATGTGGAATAAAGGCTTGCACAATGGAAATTTCAGCGAAACCTCTGGTGCCGTGGATCGGCGGCAAGCGCCGCCTCGCGAAGCACATCCTTCCCCTGTTCCCGGAGCACACCTGCTACGTCGAGCCCTTCGCGGGCGCGGCGGCGCTCTTCTTCCTGAAGGAACCGGCGAAGGTCGAGGTGTTGAACGATGTCAACAGCGACCTCGTGAACCTGTACCGCGTGGTGCAGCACCACCTCGACGAGTTCGTGCGGCAGTTCAGGTGGGCGCTCACGAGCCGCGAGATCTTCGGCTGGCTCAACGAGACGCCGCCGGCCACGCTGACCGACATTCAGCGCGCGGCGCGGTTCTTCTACCTGCAGAAGCACTCGTTCGGCGGCAAGATCGAAGGCCGCACGTTCGGCACTGCGACCTCATCGCCCGGTCGCATGAATCTGCTGCGCATGGAGGAGGATCTGAGCGCCGTGCACCTGCGGCTTCACCAGGTCACCATCGAGCGGCTCGACTGGGCCGCGTGCGTCCAGCGCTATGACCGCAGCCACACACTGTTCTACCTCGACCCTCCCTACTGGGGCACCGAGGGCTATGACGTGCCGTTCGGCCTCGACCAGTACGGCCGCATGGCCGAGCTGCTGAAGTCGATGAAAGGGAAGGCCGTCGTCAGCGTCAACGACATTCCCGAGATGCGCCAGACCTTCGCCGGCCTGATGCTGCGCCCGCTGTCCATCACCTACTCGGTCGGCTCAGCCGAGAACCGCTCGCCGTCGCGCGAGCTGCTCATCACCAACTTCTGAACTACATCATGAGCAGCCGCCCTTGAGACCCGGTGAAGCTGCGCGTCGCTTGGGGCGATGTGCCGGGCCCGGGGGATGTGCTGAAGATGAACTCCGGGCGGCTGTATCAGGTGCTGCGCGTCGGTGGCACAAAGACGCTGCACTGCATCGTGCTGCCGGGCCCGGATCACATTGAGCTATAGGCCCGCGTCTTGACTTGGTGCTGGGCGCCGCGGCGGCGCAGGGTCTTGGCCTAATCGGTAGGCTTTCTGTATACGTCAGGCCAAACCAAGTTCTGTCGCCGTGAAATCTGGGGCATGAGTCTTGGCTGCCTTGGCACATTCTTCGATGGCGATTTGCAGAGTGACAGCCGTGGTGTCTGCTCTTGCCGACCACTTATCGAGCCAAGCCGCTCGCATCGGTGCGTTCATGCCTCGCCATACCTCTTGCTGACCTTTCATTTCTTCCACGATCGCGATGAGGTCACCCATGGCTTTTCCGATCCGACTTGCGCAGTAATTCGGCAGTGGAAGTAGTTGCGACAGCACATCTAAATCGATTGATCTCGTGTTCTCCAACCATGACTTGGAAAGGGGGATTGGGAGCTCAGGGCTGGTTGACATTCCCTCCCGAAAGGTGCGTGTCGCGGTTCCGAGTGTTTTCATGCCGGAGTAGAGACTCTGGAGGTGGGCGAGGTGTCGAGCGGCGACCAGGCCCGCTCTAGCTTCCGCTTCGCGCGCGGCTTTCTTCGTCGCTGCGCGCGACAGATGCAGTGCGACAACTATCGCGCCCCATGTGCCCACGACTGCCAAGGTGTCGAGGCCGTATTTGAATTTTTCCCAGTTGTTCATCCGCCGCTCCTGTTGTTGACGAGAGGAAGTATGGACGGCGTGCCCGCGTCCTGTGCAAAGAGCCGGAGACGCGCGTTCGGCTCAAGGCGCCCCTCACCCCTTCCACGATCTCTTTCGTGTTGCCCACGGCCCTGTCATGGCCCGGCGCGCGCCTTCCCGCGCGCCCGGGAGGCGAGCTGCGGGGGGCGGAGGCGACCCTGCCCCCCCGGCGCGCGGTCTTGACCCCGCCACGCCTGCCCGCTAAATGGGTCCCTTTCGACGAGCCCGTCGAACCGGGCCGGCGCCAGCAGCGGCGCGGGCCGCGCGCGCCCGGACGGGGGGTATTTCGCGACGCGAAATGACGTCCTTTGGCACCCAACGCTGGGGGTGTCGGCCTCGGGGGCGGCTTGGCGGGGCGGCCCAGAAATCCGGGAAGGGTTCGGGAAAAGCCTGATATCCCTAATCGAGCCTCAAAACCGCCCGCAAACCCGCATGGCGCCTAGCGCTGGCATATCAGGGTGCAACCCTGATACGACCTAACAAGAACCCTGATATTTCGCTAAGTTGTTGATTTATATAGGGTTTGCTTACAAAAAGAATCAGGGTCCAGAAGCCTAATATTGTTAGGTTCATATTAGATAAATATCAGGTTTGTAGGACAGGCCGGGAACCCGCATGGATACTGGCTTTTCTCTGCTTTTAGGAGTGTCTGTTAGGAATATCAGGCTTTTCCCGACCCCCCGCCGATTTTCTGGAGCCTCTCCGCAGGCACTTTGCCGGCCGGCAGGATCTGGAGCGAATCGTCCAGGCGAAAAAAAACCCGCTGACGCGGGCCGCGGGTCGATCGGCGGGGGCGCTATCTGACGCGCGCGCTGCTCATTGCAAGGATGTTTCCGTGCCGTCGACGGCCAGCATCACGCCTGGCGAGGCCTCGTCGATCTCGATGGGGACGCCCATGTGCTTGGTGGCACTCATGTCGCGGTCACCCGGGATGGTCATGAGGTTCAGGCAGCGCACGTATTCGTCGCGCAGTGCCGGTGACAGAACGAACTTTTGCGGGTAGGCGTTGCCGTTGCCCTTCCAGTGGGCAATCAGCTTGTCGGTCATCTGCAAGTAGAGGGTGGTCATCGTCTTAAGGTAGTCATTGGTTTTCGTGTCAAGCCTTTGGCGGTTGTCAAAAGACCCCAGAGCCGTCATTTTTCACAACTTCCCTCAGAGACGCGCGTAAGGTAGTGTCGCTGCTGCGCGTGCCAATCATCAATAGGGGTGTCGCGCGTGCAAGGGCTCGGAGTTGCGCATGGACCGTGCGGCCTACGTTCCAGCAGGGAAGACCGGTGACTGGGCTTTCTCAATTTCTCACACGGCTGCGCCGGAGGGTGGCTACTCCGGTGCAGCCAACATCAGCTTTCAGGGAAGGCATCAATGTAAGCTGGTGCTGGCCAGTCCCTGTCTCTCTCGGCAAGAGGGAGATGAGATGCTGAAGAAAAAGTGCGTGGACTGGATTGAGCAGCGAGAAGGTCTTCGCGGCAATCTGGGTCGGTCTGCCGAGCCCGAGGAAGCATGAGGGCCTAGGCTGCACGTCCTGGCAGTGGCGAGCGCCCATGAAAAAGCCGCCTCAAGGGCGGCTTTTGATCGAATGACTGAGGACCTCTGACGATCCTCCTGTCGGCGTGGCCGACAGCGCCTAGAGGGATAGGACTTACTTCTTGTCCTTGACCCAGAAGCGGAAGAACTGACCCTTCTTCGGATAGATCACCTTGCCATTCTTTCGAATGGACCGGCAAAACACCCAGCGGCCGCCTTCCTCTTTTTCGGGAGTGCTCATGTCGAGCTCCTTTGTAAAGAGAGGTTGCCGGGATCATCGGAGTGCTCAAAACCTGAAAGAGTTGTACACTTTCAGGCCTCTGAAAAGAGCTATCGATACCTCACCCGTACTCGGTATCGGACGTTTCGGGACTGGAACTCCCTGACGCCCTCCTTAAGGCCCATGAATAGAGCTTCTGTTCATGGGCCTTTCATTTGATCGCTCCGAACTTGCGCAGCTGATTCACGCGAGTGATTGCTGCCGGGAGCGACGTCTGGAAGAACTGAGCCACTTTTGTGGGCGTGAGCAGGTCCAGACGCAGCATGACCTCCAGCGGCATCGTCATCTCAGCTGAAAACTGATCAGCTTGCCATTCGGAGTCGATGAACGGCTTGGCAACATAGTTGTGCCGGGCCAAGGCTTTGCTGTGCTGCAGCACGAAGTGGCCGAGCTCATGGAAGATGGTGAAGCGAGTGCGCGGGTCATTGCGACGGGCGGCCTCGTAGGTCGCCGGAGTCAGGTTGATCGTGGCGGATTCCGGGACGCAGACAGCCTCCACACCCGCCATCATCAGCATCAAATCCTCGTCCTCAATGACATCGACAGTAACGCCGAAGAGCGAGAGCGAGTCCAGGAAATGCGGCATCGATACCGGCGCATCGCCAAGGTCGAGAACTTGGCGAGCATCAACCGCAATCTCACGAATGGCAGCGATGCCGCGCGGTGCGACGATGTGGCCGCGAAGCTGATAGGGCGGGTATGAAGACTGGCTGGCCATGATCATTTCACCTTGTGTGACGCGGCCAGCAGGGCGGCCATCTTTTCCAGAGTTTCCGCGTCGAGAGTGGAGCGAGCGAAGCCCGCCACCAGCATCTGATGCTGCGGCGACAGACCGTCCAGGGGGACGGACTTATTGGCAACCGCCGCCAGCTCGGCCAGTTGCCTGATCTTCATGTTGTGCTTGGCGAAAAAAGCTTCGACTTGCGCGACGAGCCCGTCCGGAACTTTCTTGCGGCCGGTCTCGATACTGCTCAGGAACGAAGGCGTGACGCCGATAGCGTCCGCCATCGAACCGAGTGTCTCGCCGGTATCGATTCGCGCCTTGCGAATCGCCTTTCCAAAATCAGTGAGCGCCATGGTTAGTCCTCTTTCGGTTGGTTGCGGGGTGGTGCGGAGTAAAAAATTTTCTTGCTTTCCAATTATTGTACCAAATCGGTTAATTACTGTCAAGGTTTGTGATGGTCGCGTCTCCAAAAAAGAAAAGCCGCCTGAAGGCGGCTTGGCTTGGCAGGGCGGTAGTTCAACCCCCAGTGGTCACGCGCCGAACCTCGGCCGGCCCGATGCCGTTGTAAACGGTGGTGCCATCCTTCAGCGATGTCACCGTCCAGCGCTCGGCGCCGTGCCCGGGCGTGACCTTGTAGTCGCCCGGTGCCAGCGGAAGGGGGCGTTCCTCTCGGGCCGTGCTGCTGTACCAGGCTGGTGTGTAGAGGGTGGTCGATTCGGTGGGGAAGATGTCAGCTTGGCTCATGGTCTGATTGTCGCGGCGTCGGAAGGAGGCCAGGGAGGTCGTACAGCTCGGCGCGGATGTGATCTCCTGCGTTCCGATCCCAGTCGCCGTACTGGTCTCCGATCCGAGCGCATCGCGCGGTGACGAGCTCGGCAAACTCGACCAGTGATTCTCGGATGGGTTCGTTTGGTTCGAGCTCGCCGACGCTTCGAGCCATCTGCTCGAACTCGTCCCGCATGCTCATGGCAGCTCGCCCTGTTCCTTCATCCGCTGGTTGCCGGCCTGAATGCGTCGGCCGATGGCCTCTTCTGTGCTGTCGAAGCCGCTGTACCCGGGTTGGGTTACCAACATCGCGGCACGGATCTCTTCTTCAGTATCTGGAAGCGTTCGAATCTCGCGCGTGTCGAGAATTGGAGTTGCGCCAGGGTAGGCCTTGGCGGCGTGCTCAGCGTCCATCTTGAACGATGACCTGTGGGGCTTCTTCTTCCAGATGCTTGGCGGCAGCATGAAGTAGAAGTACTCGACGTCTTTCATGGCGACCAGCCGCGCTCAAAACGGCGCCGGGCCGTACAGCCCACGGATGTGATCGCCGGCGCTGCCTTCACGGGGATCACGGAAGCGATCCGCAGCACAAGCGCAGAGCGTGGCCACGCCGTAGGCAAAGTTCAGCATCTCCTTCGACAGCCGCTGGTTGTCTTTCGTGAGCCCGACCCTGGCGGCGAGCGCCTGGAACTTCTCCTCCGCGCGGATGAATTCGGTGTCGTCGCCAATACAGGCGCTGTAGTGCTGGCGAGCCACCTCTTCGGGCAGCCGATGACCGACCACGCGCTGAAGTGCGTCGCCCTCTATCGACGTGATTTCTATGTCAATTTCGCCGTGCGTGATGGCATGCGATTCCTCGATGTAGCGGGCGATCCACTCCTTCCTCCCGGATCGCTTGAGGGTAGGTGGAACAAGGGAGACTTCTGGGGCAGGTTTGGCGACGGGGAGGTGAGTCGAGGCGAGTGAGGATTCCATGATGGGCTCCGAAATAACTGTATGAAAATACAGTATCTGCCTCGGGTAACTGGCCCGTCAACAGGTTGTTGAGCGCAGAATCCGGACACCATGTGCACCCGTTACATCTCTCCCGAAGCCCGCGAGATTGAGGCGGCCTGGTACATCGGCGCCCGCACCGCAGAGCGCTGGCTGCGCAGCATGCGGCCGATGTACACAGGGCCGTTCATGCGCCGCGCCGTCGACAAGGCGGAGTACGAGCGCGAGATCGCGGTGGGGCAGTGGTCGCTGATCCCTTCCTGGTCGAGCAGCCATGTCCCGACGGCGCCGCCGAGCAAGGGCGAGACGAAGGGCAAGGAGCTGGCCACGCACAACGCCCGCTTCGCCGGCATCGAGAAGAAGCCGGCATTCAAGGATGCATGGAAGCTGAGCAGGCGCTGCATCATTCCGGCCTGGAGCTTCGACGAGCCGAATTGGGAGTCCGGCAAGAACGAGTGGTGGCGCTTCCGGCGTGCCGATGGTCGCCCCTGGGGCCTGGCCGGCCTGTGGCACACCTGGAAGGATCTGGAGACGGAGAAGGTGTGGGAGAGCTACACCATGCTCACGATCAATGCGAACCTGCACCCGATCATGTCTCGCATGCACAAGCCCGAGATCGACCGCACGACGAAGAAGCCGCTCGAGGTGCAGGACAAGCGCTCCGTGGTCGCGATCGAGGAGCACGACTTCGACCGGTGGCTGACGTGCACGCCGGAGGAGGCGCGGGAAATGGTGCAGTTGATCCCCGTCGACCTGATCGATGCGGGGCCCGCGGCGGCCCAGGAACCACGAGAGGAAACAGCGGCGGCGGTGTCGAACGCCGATACCGAAGATCTGCCGTTCTGAGGGAGTGTTACCGGGGACGCCGGCGGCCAGTGCACCGCGCCATCCAAGCGCCCACCGCCTTTAGGCGTAGCTCGCGCGCACGAGCGGCATGCTCCGCCTCCACGAACTGAGGCATCTCGAACATCAGCGCGGTGTAGATCAGCTCCGCGGCGGCTCGGGGATCCTGCTCACGCGCCAGTGGCGCGATGGTGTGGCACAGCGCGGCCAGCCATTCGGTGTCAACCTCGCCGCGGGCGAGCTCGTGGAACTCGCGGCAAAAGGTGTGCGACCACGGCTCAGACTTCGGGCGGGCGCCCGTGGCCTCGTGGTGCTGTTCTGGCTCTGCCATGGCCGCATGCTACTGCTGTGCCCCATGTCTTTGCACTAAAGTCAGCCTTTATTGCATGCCATTTAAAAGTTTGAGCTTGGAGGAAGAATGAAAATTGATGAGCGCCTGCAGAAAAAGATGGAGGGGCTTCTTCGCTCGGAACTTCCGAAGATTCGCCTTAGTGAGGGAAAGAAGACCTTGCAGTTGGGAGACTTGTTTGCTCTTGATGAAAAATTTTCAGAGCTAATACAAAAAGCGGGCAAAGGAATCGCTGAGCAATACGAAGGCTATATAGGTGAGCGTTCTCTTGTTCCTGTGGTTGGCGGCTATTTGTACGATGCTGTTCAGAAAATTCCGATAGAGGAAAAGATTGGAAAGAGCTTTCTTTGCGAATGCGCCGAATTTGTTGATGTTGAAGCGCTCGCGAAGAGAATTGTAGAAATGTTCGTGGCCCTTCCAATTGAATATGTTGCTGCAATTAAATTGCCGAAAAGCTTTTCGGAGGCTCTGCGTGAAAGCAAGGTGCCTGCAGTATTTGGGCGCCAGTTGGCAATAGTTGGGGACTGGCACGAAGAACGCCAGGGATTGCCCATTCCCGAGGAAAAAACTCAGCCCAAGCAACTAAATCAATTGGCTCGCTCGTTTCTCGGTACTCCGATGCAGGAGCGAGACGTGGTGACACCTAGTGCCTACTTGTTCTTGCGCGTCAAGGGTTACATAGACGAAGACGTAGTTTTTTCTCGTCGCCCTGTTGAAAGAGCATTTACTCTGCTGAAAGCGTTTTTTGGCTTGGCAATGGGATTGGAGATTCTGAATGTTGGAGTACCTGGACTCGATTCTGCCTCGGTCGAAGTAGAGGTTTACGATCGGCGTAATGAAGAATGGATTAAGCTTGGTGAAGAAGGGCTGGATCACGGGGGCAGTCAATTAATCAGTCGTCTCAAATCCAAGTTGCATGTGGGTCCAGATATATCCGAGAAATTGCGTTACCTTTTTAGTATTTTGGACAGAGAAGACCAATTGCCTCAACTCGTTCTCGCAGGTCGTTGGTTCTTTGATAGCCACGCCAACGAGGATCCTGTAATGGGATTCATGCAGCTGGCTATTTGCGCCGAAACACTTTTGGGCACGGAAGATGGATCCGATGGCATCACCGGGGTTCTCGCCTCCCGCTGCGCCTATCTTATTGCAGCAAGTATGAAAGAGAGGGAGAAGCTTGTTCGAGAATTTAAGGAGATTTACAAGGTTAGATCCAAAATTGTCCATCGAGGGTTAGGTGCTTTTAGGAAAAGCGAACGCCAACAATTCTCCAGCTTGCGAAAGATTTGCAGCCGCATAATTCAGAAAGAAGTTGGACTGGCCATGGCTGACGAGCCTGAGCAACAGGAGTCAGCGAACCTCATTCAGGCCCTGCGCTCGGCCCATATCCCCGTCCCGGTTCATCAAGCTGCCTCCGAATCCATCTGA